GAACACTCTCACAGTTACTAATGTTTCGGCATCTGGGAACGTGTCGGCTCTTCGTTTCATAGGGGACGGTTCGGCACTTTCGGGAATTCAGAGCGCCAACATCTCCCAGCCGTTTGCGAACCTCGTGGTCTCAAATTCACTTACAACAACTAACATCTTTACTACTGGATATGTAGGTATTGGGACGAGAACACCGGCTGCGATGCTCGATGTTAAGGGAACCACGGCGGATACTGGGTCTGTTATTGCACAATTTGGTTCGAACTACTACCCTGGAAGAATAAAGTTTTATGATCAAACTTATCCATCCCCGCCTTTACCTCCATATATATATGGAGAGGCCGGATATGGTCTCGGTCTGGCCTCCCAGGGGCCTATTAAATTTTATCCAGACGGAAATCCAGGACCTCTTAGCCTTCTAGTATCTAGTGGAGGGACACAGTCATTTTTTCAACTTTCCGCACAACAGTACGGAGCCGGTGCTGTATTTGCCCGTCTTATAGAAACATACGATTATCACAATTATATATACGCGAGCGACGGTTCACTTTATCAGAATTATACATTAACAGTCAACGACAATGATGAGAATTTTGGACCAAGTTTTGCGCCGAGCTGCATGGTCAACTTTTCACGAGTGGAAAACAATAATGAAAATAATTTTCATTTAGAATTAGTAAATAAAAGTCAGACCCCCCTGCGCGGAGATTATGGTGTTGGTATGGGTTTTCTTGATAATGGGCTAATGGGCGAGAGTACCGGCCAGAGTCCTTTTATAATAAGTGCACATAATCTCGACGACAACGCTACTGCATTTTCAAACGCAATGGATACGTCGAACGTAGCAATTTCAATAGCAATGAATGGAACACGTTATGTAGGTATAGGAACAACCGCACCGGCCGCGATGCTCGATGTTGTAACTTCTACAACGAGTGAAATAGGTTCTTTAATAGCACAGTTAGGAACATCTGTTTATCCAAGAATAAAGTTTTATGATGAAAATATAAATACCTATATACCACCTTATATACATGGCGAATCTGGTTTAGGACTCGGACTGACCGGAGGGGGGCCTATTAAATTTTATCCAGACGGAAATCCAGGACCTCTTAGCCTTCTGGTATCTAGTGGAGGCACACAGTCATTTTTTCAACTTTCAGCACAACAATACGGAGCCGGTGCTGAATTTGCCCGTCTTATAGAAACATACGATTATCACAACTATATATACTCAAGTGATGGTTCAATTTCTCAGACTTATACATTACTCGTCCACGATAATAATGAGAATTTTGGACCAAGTTATGCACCGAGCTGCATGGTGAACTTTTCACGAGTAGAAAATAATAATGAAAATAATTTTCATTTAGAATTCGTAAACTCAAGTCAGCATCTTGAAGATCACGGAGACTATGGAGTTGGCATGGGGTTTATAGATAATGGGCTAATGGGCGCGAGTACCGGCCAGAGCCCTTTTATAATAAGTACCCATACTTCCGCGAGGGGGGCTGCATTTTCAAACGCAATGGATACGTCGAACGTAGCAATTTCAATAGCAATGAATGGTTCTAAGAATATAGGCCTAAACTCATTGCCTAAATCAGATGTTCCTCTTTTCCTGTCGGCCCCTCTTCCTATATCTACTGGATATACATACACAACTTTACATAGTTTGGAAATGTCCGAGAATGTTGTCGCAACTTCGGGTGACGGTTCAGTCGTCGCGTTTTCTAATCAAACTGACCCTTTAGTGGTGCTCAATTCTAGTAACGCATGGTATCCTGTTCCTATTGGAGATGGAGGCCCGACTCCTATAGCAATTTCGGCAAACGGAACACGGTTACTATACTCGGATACTTTCACCGGCTTTGCACTGACTATCGATTATAATCTAGGAAGTTGGGATACAGCAACCCTGAAAAACGTCGACGAAATTTCCGCACCAATTGATCTAGCCTTATCATCTGATGGGAATTGGGCCTGTTTATTGGGGTCTTACGGCGCTTTTTTTTATAACTATCACAATGGCTCGTGGAATTTTTCAACTTCTTTGAGTATTATTGAACCTTATAGCGTGTCTTTTACGACAGGTGCCCTCCAGGTTGCTATAGGCACCGGTATGGGTGTACAGATTTATGACCACTTTACATTAGATTCAACGTGGGCATCTAATTCTTTTTCTATTACTACATATCTACAGACTACAGCAACTATCTCGGGGGATGGTACACTTATTGCAACGGGAATAGATGAGGTTGGTTCAAACGTTTATAGATTCAATGGAACTTCTTGGAATAGCGAATTATTTGTAGAAACTCCCTTTAACAAATCTACTTTATCAGTAGATGGTACAACTTTTGCTGTCGGAACTGGTGACTTCGCGAGAGTATTCAAATACACTAGCGGAACCTGGTCAAACATTTTTACACCAGATATTGGAACAAATAAGCTTAAAAAGTTTTCATTAAGTTCAACCGGAAGTGTACTAGCTATAGCTGATAATACTTCTCACATATATGCAATCTCAGATTCTCAGACAGCCGGAAACGCCTTCCAAATCAATGATACATTTGCGGTCTCTTCAAATGGTCAACTCGTCATCTCGACACCTCAAGTTCTCGCAAGTTACTCACTTTTAAATAGTTTAGGAAAATCCTTATACCGTGTTACTTCTTCGAGTGATGGGTCGGTCTTCGCGTTTTGTTCTGGGGTCGGTGGGGCAACCGTTGTAAATTCTAGCAATAATTGGGGGCAGGTTAGTATTGGAGAAGATGTGAATTTCGTATCACTTTCAGATAGTGGAACTCGCTTAATATACTATGATGGTGGAAGTTCAGCTACAGTTTCTATTGATTATTCGGGGGGAGTTTGGGACACAGGAACTATACTTAGTGTTAATACGGAAATACGTCCGGCCTCTATAGCCTTATCATCAGATGGCCAGTGGGCAGGTATAGTAGACGGATTATCTTCTACAATTTCATTTTTTAACTATTATGTGGATACATGGATCGGCGCGGGTTCTATTACTATCATCAGTGCGCATTCGATATCTTTCACAGCAGGTGCAAACCAGGTCGCCATAGGTAATGATGGGGGTGTTGCGATTTACGACCACGTAGGGGAATCATGGATTAGTACATCATCAATTATTTCTTCAAAATGCACAGCAGTTATATCATCGGATGGAAAAGTTATTGAAACCAACTATGATTTAGGTGGTACAAATGTGTATAGATTCAATGGGACTTCTTGGATCAATGAGTTGGTCATAGATACTCCGTTTGATTATGCCTCGCTATCAAGAGATGGATCTGTGGTTGTTTCGAGTGATAAGAGTTCGACAGTAAATATATACAAATATACTAATGGAACCTGGACAAATATTTTTGTACCGGGCATAGGGGTGAATAATGCTTTTGGGTTTGCATTAAGTGCATCTGGCACTGTACTCGCGGTGCCCGACACTACTTCAAGCATATACTCAGTTGTTTACCCGACTAGGCAAACTGGAAATGCCATCAAAGTCGACAATACATTCACGGTCTCTAGAGATGGTTTCATCTTCAGTGCAAACTCCCTCATGACTACTAATGTTTTTGCTTCAAACATATCAGCCTCAGGAAGCTTTGGAAGTTCTGGGCAGGTCCTAAGCCAGACCGGTACAGGTATCGCATGGGCAAGCCCTTCGGCTCTTGTTATAGCTGTAACCCCGGTAACTTCTGGAACATACCAGATCCTAGCTTCAGACTATTACATAGGATGTGATGGTTCTGGAATAACTATAGTACTCCCACTCGGGTCAACAATTTCGACGGGTAAGCAATATATCATAAAAGATGAGTCCGGAAATGCTCTTCTAAATAATGTAACCATTTCAGGAAACGGGAGCTTGATAGATGGTAATTCAACGATTAAACTTTATACAAATTACATGTCCCTGACTCTTCTATGGACTGGATCACGCTGGTCCATCATTTAAAAGTTCTCCGATGATAGTATGACTTTTATTCCAACAGTCACTGCAAATATCTCGGTCGGTAATTCAACTACAAGTAGTCTCGCGCCAAATGGTACATTCCCAGGGTCAGCTGAAGATGTCTCTCAATACTCATCGGTAAGTATTTCTTACTATGTTCAGCCTCCTACAGCAACCGGAAACATATTTGTCCAGTTTTCAAATGTCGCATCTCCATTTTATCCAGTTTCAAACACAGTCACCCCGGTTACATCACTAACTGCGAATGGGTTCACTCTTGATACGACATTGACCTCTCAGTTCTGCAAGGTCAGTTACGTCAATGATTCGACAAACCAGACAAATTTTATGATTCAAACAATTTACCACCCACAGTCCCGAATCGCCGTCAAGTCCGATCGTCTTGCGGTTCCAATGAACAATTACTCTGACCTGATAAATACTCGTTCGATAATGGGGGCGCAGACCCAGGGGAACAATCCGACCGTGGAGATTCTCGGGTCGAACGGTAATCAGTCGCTCAACGTCTGTATTAACGATCCCCGGACAGCCTACAACGAGATTTCGGTCGCGCAGACCTATCCTCTGGCCCAAATTGATTTTGTATATGGAATTCCGACCACTATCACGTCGAGTAATACCTTCTCTAACGCAACCGTGACGGTCTCTTCGGGCCTCTTGAAAGTCATGTCGAATGCGGCCGTCGCGCCCTCGGCGAGTATTTTCAACGCAAAAAAGTTTGTAAAGTACCGCCCGGGCCAGGGTGCCCAGGGTCGTATGACGGCTATGTTTTCACAACCTGCGCGGGTAAACGGAAGTATTGCGGTCGCCGGTCTTGGCTTTGCGATCGCAAATACTACATATCCTATTGATTTCTGTGGTTTTGGATACGGAAATGTATCAAGTTGCGGCCAGTTTGGAATCTTGTGGAGGAGAAATGGGAGTGATAGTTTTATACCCCAGACTTCTTGGAATTTGGACGCTGTGGATGGAACGACCAAGTCTGGCTTGAAACTGAATCCACAGTCACTCAACTCGTGGCAAATTCAGTTTCAGTACTGCGGGAACATCCTCTTTTACCTGGAGAACCCGTACACGGGGCGATTCATTCTCGTTCACTCGATTCCGACCAATTTGTTAGCGGCTACAGTTCCAAACTTTCAGAACCCGACCCTCCAACTCATGTGGTACTCCAATAGCGTATCGACATCATCCAATACCCTTTCGGTATTTGGAGCATCCGGTGGGCACTTTCTCGAAGGTATTCGGAACCTCACGGGGCCTCGTGGATCTATCGTGAGCGCACCTTCTTCCAATTTGGTTATAAACACAGAGACTATGATTTTTGCTCTAAAAAACTCGAAATACTATGGGGTGACTCAACCTCTCGTCATACCAAATAGGTCCCAGATTCACTTGAGGGCCCTCACAGTTTCGGCAGCAGGTGATGCTTATACGTCCAAGGGCTCTACTGACACTTATTTTAGCCCAGCACCGGCCATTGTCGTCTTCAAGCAAATCCGGGCTCCTACTAACGCTCCGTCAGTTTGGACTCCTTACGCGGGTGGGACGAATCTATCAGGAACTGACGGTTCAAATGTCTATGGAGTTTCTACGTTGAGTAGTAATGTATCACAACTTACAAATTTAACAGGGGGGAGCACAGGGTTCACAATTACTATTCCATGCAGCTCAGGCACAAGCATCATAGACCTCGAGCCCTACGAAGCAGTTCTTTACCCAGAGGACGTGATATGCTGGACTGCAAATGTTATAACTCAATTTAGTACTTCAAATGTGATCGTGGCCGCTTCACTTACCTGGCAGGAGGATCTCTAATTCAGGACATTCACTCGCGTATTATTCGTCACCATTCCCCGACCACCCCTCTTAATCTTACAGACCGCTAGGTTATCTTCTACATACAGTGCAACCTCCTGGTCACTCGTTAGAACGTGCCTATTGAAGTGCGACCGAAACGTGTTAACGACCGATGGAAGCTCCTTGCTCGTATCACGAATACGCCACTCCACTTCAATATTCAAATCTGCAATTTCAAAATTATACAAAGGCGGAGACCAGCTGCTCACCGGGACGGTCGGGCCGTTCACAAGACGACGCTGAACCGCATTCATTGCAATTGTACGGGGACGAACATATCGACTCTGGAGGCACCGATAGATGTAATCGCCAACCTCGATGTACTCGCTGTGAATGTCGTCAGAATTGAGGTAGACGAATCCGGTCGTTGTCTCGTAAGTTGAGGGCATGGACACCACAAGGAAATCCATTTTGTCTTGTTGATAATGAGCCCTGTTTTTTTAAGTCATCTTCTACTGAGTAGGAGTATAATCAGCCCGGCGACCAAAACTGCCCATATGTAATAATATTGTGGAATTCCTAAATCAAACTTTACCGGTTCAGGAAGTGCATCAAAATCCTTTATTCTCTCTCCTTTATCAATGTGTAACCTAAGAATAAATGAGTTTGAATTTAATCCATGAAAATCTAGAATATTTCCAAGCTTGTCCCTCCAACGAATTGTAAGACGATCAAGGGATGCAATCGGCTCCGGGTAGTAGGCCGTAAGCAAAATATCTTTCGTCTCCATAAAGTTTGTAACTGCGCTCAAGTGAGGATTCTTAATCATTATCGGGGCAAACATGGTATTCACATTCGTCCCATTGATTGTATTTGCATAGAGAGGACCCGCCGCGAGGTTATGCGGGGTTCTCAATTCCTCAATATCAAGAAACATGTAATCATTCATCGTCATATTAGCAATAAATTCGGAACGAATAATGTTTGATGTCGCGTAGGACGGATCTTGATTAGGATCTGCCTGTGTAAGTGTATATGTTTTACCTTGTGTGAACCCCATGAGATTTGCAATTTCAGAATTATTAATTACAAAATTATAGGATGCTGCATTAGAAATGATAAAATGTCCTTCGGGTCTAATGTACGAGACATTCATTCCATTTGTAGTGAGAGTATTGGCGAGTGACATTTGATCATACCTTCCCGAATGAATGAAAATATTTGAATTTCCATTAATGGAAATTACATTTGATGATTTAGTAATATTGTACATTGAGTTTGGGAAATGTGCACTCACCAGATCAACTTTTGAAATATTTTTTACGGGAAGAGTCATGTGAAGTACGTAAGAATTTCCATTTGGATAAATGTTTGAATCTCTCAGGTCTGATGAGACAAATACAAGACGGGCATTTGCCATCTTATTAGTACATGCGTAGAATTTCTTTGATGACCTCACTCCGCATCACATCATCCTCCGTAAATTCAACATGACTGATATTCGTGGAAAGTAGTAAAATTCGGGACGTTAGGTCGGAAAGGCCATTCTGCTCAAACCCACGGTCGTGCTGGTCACAGTCGCCCGTCACGACCATCTTCGAGTCCTTGCCGATACGCGTCAGAAGCATCTTCATCTGTGAAGGTGTCGAGTTTTGCATCTCGTCGCCAATGATCCAAGCGTTATCAAAAGTGCGGCCGCGCATATAAGCCAAAGGGCACACCTCAATCTTACCTTCCTTTACCATATTCTTCAAACGAAGAGGACCGAAGTGACTCCCGAGCGCATCAAACATTGGACGGGTCCACGGGTCCATTTTCTTTTCAAGACTTCCGGGAAGAAATCCGTGCTGCTCGTCGACAGAAACTGCCGGACGAGTCATAACAATGCGGGTCACGCGGCCATCAATGAGAGCCTTTGCACCCGCGTGACATGCGAGCATGGTCTTGCCTGTTCCCGCGGGACCAGAACCAATTACAATAGGAATTTTAGAAGCGAGAAGTTCGAAATAACGGCGCTGAACGGGTGTGAGCATTTTATTATTTAGGGGTCGTAGTCTCTAACTTCAATTAGGTTGAATTGAAGCTGAAGATCGTTGTAAATACGCCGAGCCTTCGGGTGACGGATGACCTCCATTGCACCGTTATGGTAAAATAAGCTCAGGTCAGAGTACTGCTCATTGTACTCGAACCAGCGAACCTGCGAGGGATCGACAACATAGACAGTAGTACCAATCTTAAATGCAAAAGGAGGCATTTTTTCTAATTATTACACGACACACGTCTCTATCTAGTATCTTGGTAGAGAGCTCGGCCCTTGGAATCGTTTCCAATGTGGCGGATCTGGCCCGCTGCGAGCTGCCTGATAAATTCATCGACTGCGTGACTGTGCACAAACTCACGATGCGAATTGATCCGGTCCTGGCACTTCTGGCACTTGCATGGGTCTGACATTTCGAATCTCTATGAGTTTCGCAGACAAATATATGGATAGGTCTAACGCCTCTTCTAGAGCTTCCTTGACCCAATCATAACCCGAATTTTGCAGGAGACCGTGACCATATTCTTTACGGCCCTTGGCCATACGGGACTCGATAAGTTCAATAATTTCCTGATTACAATCTGCCATCTAGTATATTCTAGTCCTGTGCCTCTAACTTGTACTGCGTAAAATTCTTTACAGATTCGTACATTATTGCAAAGGGCGTGGTGAATCCATCACATGTCAGCGTCCATAGGTTCTTGTTACGGCAGATACTTGGATTAACTGGGATCGGAACAAGTGAGCACACGACAAATTTAATAATTGACCAAAACATTTCTACATACTATACTTAACTAAACTTTATGCAGGTGGTGCTCCGTTGTTATATTGGGTAGGTGCGCACATGCCCGTCTTTTTTCCGGCGGAATTTGTTAATGTTGGTTGGGGATTGTAGTAGTTTGCCGGGCACGATATACTATTTACACTCAGATTTTGAGGAATGCAAGAATTTGTGTTGTTGTCCGGGGTATAACCGGCCGGGCATACTAGACTTCCCGGTGACATGATCAAAGGAACGCACGTATTATGAGGTGCGTCGGGTGAATATCCCACGGGACATTTAACATTTGTAGGGGCCACTGAACTATTTGCGGGCTGAATACAAGTTGCGGTCACAACTGGCCTAGACTGCATAGAAATGCAAAAATTTACCGAGCTATCACAGACAGCAACAGGTCCGGTCCATGACCCACACCTACCAGTACCTCTTGTTACATCTGCAGATGAACAGCCATCAACTTTGCGAGCATAATTATAGGCCGGTGCAGTTGATGTTGAAGCAGTATATCCGGCCGGACAAGAAACTGTAGCAGTTGATGGACTCCTAGCACTGTCTAATATCTTCCAATATGAATTAGAAGTCGACCCATGAACTGATGCCGGGCTTGTTGCAAACGGATCAGTTGAAGGTTTGACTATTCTTGGAGCGTTCGTCCAGCATGCTGCTCCGGGGTTTCCTGGATCTCCTGTATTCCAGTTGGGAAATGCTGTCGGACATGTCGCCGAAATAGGATTGACATTTACGTTAGGAACTTTACATGCGTTTGGCCCGGCTGTCCAGTAATAGCTTGTGGATGTGGTTGATCCATATAGATTGCAAGTTCCATTTGAAGGCTGGATGTTTCCGTAAGGAACAGAGCAACCATTTTCTTGAGTCCATTGATAACCAGATAAGATTGTTCCATTTTTGCAGCTCCCAGATGTCGGAAGTATAGATGAATTACAAAATGCCGATGTAGATGTCGTGGCGGTTGTGGAAATAGTGCATCCCGCCGCCGAGGCACCGGGAACGGCCGCAAAATTTATATTTCGAACCCAGTTCTGGCTAGGTATTGACCCATCGGCCGGACAGCTTGCTGGCCCATTTCTTGTCCAACCAGTTACAAGCCCGGGCATGGTGCAACAGCTCGAAGAATTACATGCGATGGTTTTAGTGGCCGCCGGTAATAATGTGTTATTGGCATCTGTAAGGGGTGTTCCATCGGAATCGATACATACGGCACCTACTGTACCATCTTGTCCGGTTGTTGCTTGTTGCTCGATTACATATTGTTTTTTCTGAGTTCCTCCACCACAAGATACAGGGGACCCGCTCGCATTTACGCATGAGCCATATGTATCGGGCCAGTATCCTGAACAGTTTTTAGCCGTAGTGCATGATGTAGATGCGTTACATGTCCGTGTTTCTTTGGCGCCATCTCCAGTCGCTCCTCGACCTCCTATAGATGGGTCATTACACTGAACACCGCCATTTCCAGGCTCTACGGTTGTCGTCCATGTTCGTCTCTGAGATCCAGTGCCACAATCTGCCGAACAGCTCGACCACTCTGACCAAGATCCTGAACAATTTACAGTGCACGGAGGGCCGCTACAGCTGACCGTGGCCGCAGGAGTCAAGTTGCCATTCGAATCCGTCATGGCGACACCGCCGACCGAGCATACCTGCCCTCCATTTTGAGCCGGGCGAGTGACATTATATACCTGTGTACCACCATCGCCACATGTCTTTGAACAAGAACCCCAGTTACCTTGGCAATCAATCGAACATGGTGGCTGGGCCGGACAAGAGACTGAAGATGTAGATATAGAACCAGTCGGGCACGAACCGGTTCCAATTGCCGGAACCCTAGTCACCCATGTGTAAGATTCGGTTGAATATGAACTCGATGCTCCACATGCCGTCGGGCAGGATGCCGATGTAGTGAGATTTGAGTAATCACCTATACATGGCGCTGGACACGCGGGAGTCGCCGGGCACTGTATCGTATCAGAAGTTGATGTCGTACCGGTCGAACAGGACCCCGCGCCAGTTGCTGGTGTAGTAGTTATCCATCCATAAACATTTGATCGGGTTGTGGCAGGACTACCACATGCAGTCGGGCAAGCTGACGATGTTATTAAAGATGTGTAACCACCTACACACGGAGTATCAGCTACTGTACTATCGCTGCTGGTGCTGGTCGAACAACTCTTTCCAACTCCTAGACCACATGCTGCGTTTGAAAAATACAGTCCTACGCATAAAGAAATTAATCCTATGATGACAACTATGATGATTAAGCCAGGGCTTGGCATATAATTATACTACATATATTATTTCATTCGCCTCCCTAATGAGCCGCTGCTTGCAGACCATGTAGTTCGGATCGGCCACACATCGCCGCCAGTTGCGCTGGATAACCTCCGCGCGATGGGCGGCCCGTAACATGACCTCACGAATCTGGCTCGTGTTGCTCGCGAGAATCTGTATATTGGTGAATACCCGATCCATGTGCCTGTATGGGTCACGAGGAAAAGGCACATTCACCGCGGCCCAAGTCGCGTTCTGTATGAAGTTTCTGTGGTTGTCAAGAGCATTCCAGACCTCAGAGACGCTCTCGTGACGCTCCATTATAGGCTCGAATGCATCATCTATCGCGTCACCGATATCGAGAATAGTATCGGTGCTGTGCTCATTTGTCTCTTCCCAATATGTAAAGTCCATGTGCACATTCAGATACATACCTAAATACGTATTGAGAAGATCCACAAAGTCATCGAGCTGCTTCTCGACTTCGGTACGGCGAGACATTTTTTAGACTTTGCGCCTTTTGGGAGTCCTGGCCGTTGAAAGACTCGAATTTTTAGAGAGCTGTCGTATCAAATTCTCGGCACTGTTTGTGGTCAAACCGGCCTTTTTCAAATTTGCCGCAAGTTTAGCCCGTGTTTTGTTAGTTGCCGAATTCCAGTGAAAGCTCACGTTCCCTCGGCCTCCTAAGAGATTCTGAAGAGACCCGGGTAAATTAGGGACAAGAATTGTATTCGTGGCCACGAGGTTTGTGCCTAGTGCATTCTTGACTAGATCTATATAGTTTGACTTTGTCATGTAGTTCTTGGTCCGGGTCATGAGATTTCTGGTAAACGTCCCACTTTCGAGATTGAATTCTATTACAGGACCTTTTTTGGACAACTCACCGGCCGCTATGATGACCCGTCCCTGGTTTCGAATAGGAAGCTGGAAGTGGCGCGAACCCGACTCGAGCTTGTTCAAAACTTGGACAAAACTTTTGTGATATCTATTTGTCGCAGGATTGTATTCTATCAGGTACAGGTACGCACCGTCTGGGAGCGTGTGTGCGTTCACGTTTCTATACGTCCGGTTGAGAGCCAGATTTGAACGAGTTTGACCATAGTAAATCTTAGGCCAGTGGCTTGGAATTCCTGTGACGTGGTTTGCTTTAAGTATTTTTTGGACGCGGTTTATAGCGTTTCCGCGGTTTACTACGGGCCAGGGGCGATTAGGTACACCAAAGAGACGTTTAACGTTAATACGCGGTTCCATTACACTATATCTATATTATTCTTCCATCGGGTCGTCGATCCAAGACGACTCCTCCTCGAACTCACAGTTCAGGTTGTAGTACGACCGGTCGCAAATCTCCTTTTGAGTCCGGAGCCACCTGTTGTAATCTGTGTAGATGGGGCTGGACACGTCAAACTGACACTTCTCGTCAAGGATCGCATCAATGTATGCACTCAGCTTCGCATCAGCCAGGTCCCGCTCAGCTTCTAGGTTCTTCATCATTTGGGTGTGCAGCTCCGTGCGCTCAGCCAAGGGCAGGTCATAGTATGACTCGACCGCATCCTTTTCAAGGTCTCCAAAGTAGTAGTCATCGGCCTGAATTTCGTAGAGCTGGTCTTTGGTGATATTCCGAGACACGTAATCGGCCATTACCTCATACATCGAGGGAGTGACTCGCTCACCGGCTGTCTCCTCGAAGACTGAATATGTCCATTTGAACTTTGGCTCTGAAGACTCACCGTCGTATCCGCAGAGGAGGCGAGAGTTGTCGCACCAGGATACGTAAGCGTTCGGAGACATGTTTTTGGTTTTGGGATTACACGTAATCCCTGTTTTTTGACGTCTTCACGACTCGAATTTTTAGTCCTCAGACTCCTCCTTTTTGTTATATACCGCAAGGGTCACCTTCAGAGCCTGTGCGGCCGCGGCCTTCTCGGGAACCTTGTTGCGCTCGGTAGACTGGTCAAGGGTTGCGGCCAGAATCGCCTGGTACAGCTTGGTCGCCTCGAGCTCAACCTTCAGATCAAGGTTCGCATCCTTGAGGTCAGCCTTCAGGGTGTTCACACGGTCAAGAGCCTTCTGCAGAGATGCCATTTTTCTAATTAGCAAGAGGCTTGTTTTTTTATCTGTCATTCAATCATAGAATGCCGAAGGCTGAAAATTCTAAGACAAAGAAAGAGAAACCATATGTCCCACCTTCACGAGTCTCATCACGGGTGGCTGCACAGCCAAAAAAAGCCAATCCGCTGAACCAACTTACTAAAGAACAGTTAGTAAATACATTTTATAATTTAGATCCTAAAGCAAACAAAAATAATAGAAATAAAATTAAAGCTTATCTGAAAGAAGTACACAACGTGAATGTGGGACCTCATAGACGATTTGCGGGAGAAGTTCCGGCTTGGGTCGGCAACCTGGGTAAGGGAGTTGTCAAGCGGTATGGCCGTGAAAACACAGGGGCTGTCCCTTTCATACCTGTCCCCGGAAACAAGCCAACGCCCGTCACAGTTCTGGCTTCCCGAATTGCCGCGACACCTCTTTTTTCAATCGGTCAGTTTGCGGCAAAGGCTGGGGGTGTTCTCGAAACGACAGCGATAGAAATTGCGGCCAGGCATGCCGGAGATGGTGTCATCGATCTCAAGCGAAACTTGGCCGATTCTATTAGCGTCCTGTTCAACACGAACTCCCCAAGGACATGGTTTTTCAAGTCTCGGTTTTCGCTCAGACCATTTAAGCTGTATGCAATTGGCCCGCGTGCAAGAAACAACGCTGAGGCGGCGTTTTATTCCGAAACTCGTGGCGCAATTGAATCTCTCAAGGCTCTCCAGGGAATTCTAAACGAGAACTGGACCCTAGATCTCGCAGCAGGTGATCCCAAGAACAATAATAACAACAATAATTCAAATAATCTCAATTCTGCTGGCAAAGGAAGGTACTTTGTGGAGGCTGATGTGACTGCCCGTATCAAGGGTGGGGCGACTCGGATAATCAACGGGCGAAGCGTGACCGTCGACAAATACATTGGAATAGAATGTAAAATTACAAAGGGAAAGAGGGAGTCAACTCCGGCAGAGGCTATACAGCTACTCAAGTGGAAAATTACAGTCCTTCTTCACTGGCGCAAAAATCAAATGCGTAACCGGGGAAGAATCGTAGATTACCCACCAGTCATTGAACTTTATTTTCTTGGATGGTTTTTTGGAGTATTTACGACAAACACGCGAGAGAAATTGTGGCAGCGGGTTGACTTTACACCTCTCGATGAATTTACGGCCGCTCGTATAGACACGGAAATGGCAACCGAGTGGGGCGTCGAGCCACCCGGTAAAAAGTTTACAACCATCGTTACTCTCAACCCTAAATCTTTTAGTGAAGTGACTGGTCTTAATAAAGAGCTTGTCGAAGGAGCTCTCGCAAGCGAGCGAATGGTGCTCCTTCAAACTCTGGCCAAGGATATCCTCAAGTACAAGCGTCGGGGAATAAACGTAATGGGAATTGATGTCTCCAAGCACCCGTCCGGTGTTAACACGAACGTGTTATATGCTCAAGCGGGCATCAAGCGCCGTATCACCCTACCGACCGGAAATACGACGGCTCGAGCCGAGGGGCGCTGGGGAAACTACGTGGCATCTGTTCGGGCCAAGAATCCTGCAACCGTCAACTCGCGTGAGAAACAGAATGCTATCAACATCATTCGTGACAAGTATCCAAAGGCTTTTTCGGTTATGATGACACGCTACGGTATGAATGCCCTGAACTCTAACGGGACATCTGCAAATATACCAGTTCCGGCACGCGAAAATAAGCCTCCATCGGTAGATGATTTCATAAAACATTTTGGTATAGTTCATAACGCAATTCGACACAAGGAAAACTTTAAAGCGAAGGGGTTCGGGGCTTTTTATAAATGGCTGAAAAATACTCGGGTAGGTTTCCAGAATACAGCGAGAATACCACCGGCAGCTCTAAATCGTCTGCGAGCGGATCCTCGATATGCTGACACGCTCGTAGAGGTTGGTCTCGGATCTAACCAGTCATCTTCTATAAATAGGGCAGTGGCTTCGGCGGTTGCATCATATAACGCGAGTCTCAAAAACAATTCTTCCAAAATTCTGGATCTCTATAAGACCTTTTTGAGAGACCATGCCCCCAATAAGAATAGCATCAGGGCTGCCCTCACGCGTCTCAACCAGTCCCGTGCAATGAATTCTAAGATTATTCCTAAAGCAAATTTCAATACTATGTGGAATGTGGCCAGTGAAAATAATATGTCATAATTATATGGCTCTTACGAATAATGTAAAAGCACTCGTAGTCAAGAAAAGGGCTCGAAAGGCTAAGAAGAAGGAGAATGCTCGAGCGCGTGTTGCGGCTCTCCCGGCCGTTCCCAAGGTGCTACTGGATGCAAATTACATCAACCCAATCACCCTTGAGTTTCCCAAGGGCATGGTGGTTTATGAGATTAAGAACCGAACGACCGGTCGCAAGAATTATTACGATAAATTCACATTTAGGAAACTCGTTACAGCATTCAAGAATGACTATAACCTCCTCATGGCTAACCCAAAGTCACCAATTAAGGGCGTCCGAAACCCAGTGACCCGTGGGAATATATATCCCCGTAACGTTCGCCGGGTCACGGTAAAACCCAAGATGACCAAGTCTGTAGCGGCCAAAAAGATTCAGAACGCCGTGCGGAAACATCTTAAAAAGAAGAACTCCTCTAAAAAGTAATGGACCCATACGCTTCTCTAGGGATACAGAAGGGGGCCAGTGATGGTGATGTCAAAAAAGCCTATCGTAAACTTGCTATGCAGCACCACCCAGACAAAGGCGGTGATCCAGAGCAATTTAAGAAAATTCAGGGGGCCTATGATATTCTCTCAGATCCTCAGAAGCGCCAGAATTTCGACCAGTTTGGGAATGCGGATGGGCCACCCCAGAACCCATTCGGAGGGGGCGGAGGCATGCCCGACATCTTTGCCCAGATGTTCGGCGGAGGCTTCGGAGGTCCACGCGGGCCAGTCCGGCGGGCCAACCATGACCACGAAATGAAGATTAGCCTCGAAGATTCTTATAGGGGTCTTTCCAAGAATCTCAAGATTTCACTCGGTAAGTGGTGCACCCAGTGCGTGTCAAAGTGTGGTCAGTGCCGGGGTCAAGGACAGGTTCACATGCAAATGGGTCCTATGGTCATCCAGCAGCCGTGCCCTTCGTGCCAAGGTCAAGGGAACGTTCGGCCCGGGTGCAAGTCGTGTAATGGGAAGAAGAAGACGATCGAACAGGTCAACCTCGAACTCAAGATTCCGGCCGGGGTCGAAAACGGATCAACGATCATTGGCCACGGACTTGGAGAGCAGGTCCACGGGGTCAATGAAGAGGCCGGAGACATCGTGTTTCACATCAAGGTCATGCCCCACCCAGAACTCATGCGTCAGGGAAATGACCTGATATGGCAGACGAAAATTTCATTCGAAGATTCTGTAAATGGTAAAAATATTGTGATTCCTCATTTTGACGGTGAAATACCAATTTCCACGGCAGACTGGGGAGTTCTGGACCCTCGTGAAGATTATATAATTCCCGGAAAGGGGTTTGTACCGGGTGGTAAGCTTCGTGTCCAGTTCAATGTGATTTATCCAAAGGGTAAATTTCATTTGACAAAATTGTAAATTAAAATTCCTAAAATTGAAATTGCAAATGTATCTTCGGTCACATGGATGACTTCGTCCATGTTTAATTGGGCGTGATGAAAGACGACCTCATTCATCACTCCCGGAATTGTGTTTCGTACGAGGCGCTTACTATGTCTCATGGCTTTTTGAGAAATAGGATGCCTCTGAACGCGCCTGATAAATACCTGGGTCTTGACACATGGTTTCATAATCTTAGGTCAGGATTTAATATAATAGTATCTATAACCTCTAATACAAAAAAGAAGCTTGTCGTAATTGGCCATCTAGAAACAGCCGTATAAACTATCGGAAATAGTGTAACAACACCTACCGCGTAAATCTTAATCATCGTCCGTGAGAACATCTATAATAGGACTGTCCCGATAATCTTTATCGCGCGCTACAAAAAGCTTGCCTTTTTCGCCACATTTACTCTCTTTAAAGCGAGCCGTCTCTGCCCACTCGTAAAGAAGCTTCCCACGACCTCTATAGATTACAAAACGTGAGCACGTGTCAGTACGTGCATATCGACCAGGGACAAAGAAACGGCATTTAGAACAATCGGGTATCATATTAAACTACTATTGTGATTCCGAGAAAAACGGATTAGACATCTTGCGCGGCGGCTCGGGGCACTCTGGAGATGATACTTCGGGCTCGCCGTCTTCTTCAAACTCGATAATGATCGCCTCCTGTGGTGCGAATGCCTCCTCGCGGGAGTACATGGCACAAAGGACCCGAGTTCCTGTTCCCCTGCCACCCTCTGGAGGGTTTGGATCGGATCCCACAAACCGGACATGACACGGCTGGGGTTTGAAACCCATCTGAGTCACCCGGAATCCCCATGTGTCATTCTCCTCGAGGAGCTCCCATCCTATGGGCTTTTCGGGTTCATAGACCGACTGGACCGTTAGATCTTTGCAGATGATGTAGACCTCATTCGACTTGGGCCAGAGCTCGAGCTTATCGCCGTACTGGTACGTTGACGCGGTTCGCTGGAGGGTCGCGACTGGAGGCGGGCGCGGCGACACCTCGAACTTGAGGCCCGGTCGAATGAGTTGCGCGCACATGCTTATTGGAATAGACGGAGTAGTCTTTAGACTTTTTGGCCGAGTCGCGCTTTTTCTCACGATCACTTTGCATGTGTACAGACCCAATGGTAATTCATGCCTGACGATGACATGACACGAATTTTCTTAGGTCATGGTAGGATGATGCAATACCTCAAAAAACATACAAGGTCCCATAAATTTCGGGAAGTCCTCACGACTCATGATATCGAAACAATTTTACAATTGTACATTCCTAAAATTTCAAAATTACCCAATGTAAATTTTAAAAATTATCCAGAGATTCATGATGAATATTATGAAATTATAGATCGTATAATTATTTCTGCACGCGAAGAATTAAAATTACAATTTACATTAAAAATAATTAAGAAATTTAAAAATTCTTATCATGATGAATTAGTTCTCAAAGAATATCTCAAGACTATATAAATGAAAAGATTGATCCTGAGTCCTATAATTAATTTATTATTTTATGGATTTGCATTTGCATGGATCAGGAATATGGAAAAGAATCATTGTTCATGTTCTCAGGATTGGCGTCGTGAGTACATGAAATATTTTTTCCTCTCGGTGATGGCTCTTCAATTTGTGATAATGGCCAAGGGGGTCGAGGTCCTCCACAATTATCGCATTCCCCTGGGTATCGCATCTATAATGTACTTGATGGTTTCCCTTTCGTATATAATGGATCTAAAGACGCATTCATGCCAATGCTCAAAGAGCCTCGAGCGTTCTATTCTATTCTGGTATTCGGTAATTCAGGTATTCACAATGATTATTCTGACATGGATTATGGCAAAGGCTTAACCCGAGCACCAAGTACCATCATAGCTCGATGTCAGTGTCCATGTATTACCAGAACCTGCGGTAGTATTAGTTCCTGGTGTTGCCCCTGTTGACTGCCAAAGATAAGTTGTACCTCCACATGGACTACACGATGGACAACTTGGAGGATCTGGAGTGGTCCACGTTGCTGGGGCTGGAGATCCTGTGAAATTTCCAGTACTACACCCACTATCAGAACTCCAGTATTGATTTGCCGCTAGTGCAGGACACGCGACACATGTCCCATTAGACAACCTATATCTTCCGACACATCCATTCGCTACACAACTTCCTGCATTTCCGGCACTTGTAGCTGTTCCTGCACTATTTCCAGTAACTGTGTAGGTTGTAGTAGCACTCGCGGGACATGCCGTGAATGATGCAGACGTACAATCGCTCGCGTTGGACCAATATTTTCCACTTGGTAGTGTAGGGCACGCAGTGCACACGCCATTGACCAACTGATTACGACCTAGGCATGAAGATACTACACAACTTCCAGCACTTCCGGCCGCTACGTTACTTCCGATACTACTTCCAGATAAACTATAAACCGATGTTGCTGTATTTCCTGGACATGTAAGAAAATTAGATGTGGCTAAACCAGATGTACTTGACCAATACTGCCCGCCTGGAGGAGCTACACACGTTGTCCCATTCGGTCTCGTACTTCCACTGCAATAGTTGTAAGAAGTCGAATCACATCCATTAGGTGTTGTCCAATAGTAACTAGTATTTGGAAGAGAACAAGATGCACATAACCCTCCTACAAGTTTATTATGTCCGATGCATGAAGATGGGGCACACGTGCCGGCCGAACCGGCCGTGGTCTGAGTTCCGGGAGTTGCCCCGCTAACTGAATAGACCGTGGTAGATGTTGAAGAACACGATGCGAGCATAGGAGACTGGGAGACCCCTGTAGCATAATTCCAATAATTACCTGATATAAGAGTTGTACAATAACCACTTGCAGAACTCCAACGTTGATAAGATTGACAAGAAGTTGAACCACCCGAACTGGAACTTGTCGATGTTGATGATGCGGACGTTCCCGGGGCTAGACACGACCCACCCGAGAGGGTATATCCGGTATCACATATAAACCCACAGACCTTGTCAGTCCCGGCAACAACATCACTTCCAGTTGTTCCAGCGGTTAATGTCACAGTAGAGTTTGCGGGTGTGGGGCATGTTGATATATCCCTAAATATTTCTTCATTACACGTTTTACTATCAGACCAAAATTCACCCGATGTCAAAACTGAACAACGCTGACAAACGCCATCGACAATTGTTCCGCGACCGGCTGAACATGTAGCGCTGCATGAACCGGCATTTGTCGATGTGTTTCCTACAAGTGCATAGGTCGTTGTATCATTGTTAGCCGGGCATTTAGTCCATGACGCGCTCGTACAGTCTACATTTGGTTTAAGCCAATAACTACCCGATGTAAGAACACATGCTTGACATACCCCTCCTACAAGTTGACTTTGTCCCGAACACGATGTCACCGATGCGCTCGGGCTTGAGAGGGACGGGCTTGAGAGGGACGGGCTCGAGCTCGAACTACTTTTTTTCTTGGATTTATAAACTAGGTATGCGACCACCACGCATATACAAATGACCATGGCCATTCCTCCAAGAAGCAATGTGCTACTCATTAATATGCATAAAGTTAAAAACACGAGATGCTCTAAAATAAAATGACACGTATCGTGATTAAAGCAAGTGACGTGGCGGCAATCGTCGGAAGAAATCCGTATAAACCTTCCGACGAGGTCCGAGATGAAATGTGGAAAAAATACTGGCCTGAAACATTTAATGGGCAGACCAAGAGTGACAGGGCATGGGGTGCTATTCGGGCTTCTGATGATGCGATGAAGGTCCTGAGCGAGGCGACCGCCGTGAAGACTAGAAACTCTGATGATGCCGAGGCGACCTTTTTAATCGCAAAGGAAAAGGTCATTGCTGATAATAAGTTGACAACCGAACAAAAATCTGATGTAATCGAACACATTCGTTCGCAAGTCTATACTGGTCACGGGACGCGTTCGGAGGACAAAACTTCCTACAAGGTTTCCAATGACGAAGGTGCAAAACTTGTCAAGGATAATTCATTTTATAGAATTTCTGTTTGTGAAATTGGAGAATTTGATTTTGAAATTGTAGGAAAGATTGATCGTATTCAGGAAATGCCCGATGGAAGTCGAGTACTGGTCGAAATTAAGAACCGGACCAAACGGCTTTTCAAAAAGGTACCGGACTACGAGTACACTCAGGTCCAGACGTATCTACAGATGCTGAAACTTGAAAATGCTCGACTTGTGGAGCAATTCAACAGTCAGATTATGAGTCACGATATTGTTCGTGACGATGTTTTTTGGAAAGATGTGATTAATTCACTCGAAAGCTTTTGTCAGCAACTTTACTGTTCGGCCGTATAGATGGATTCCATAATGTCATTCCATGTAATAAGAAACTCTCGGCCGTTCGCATCATGTCCGGTCCAACCATCGGGGTCAAACGAAACAATCTCAAGTTCTAGAAACTTCTTATGCCGGCGTGAGCCTTTCGTGACGGTGATTGTCTTGCCAATTAGGTCCGAAAACCACTCCTCATAGCGATCGACCGTCTCCTCGAGATCATCACGCTCCTTGCAAAGATCAACGACCGACGAGATAACATCCATTGTAACAATTTAATGTTCGTATCTTTTATATGAGTCTTCTCGATATTTCTCTCATGAGCCTGACTGAAATTATAGGCGACTTTGGATTTAAGAATGTTGCCCGTACAGGAAGCCTGACTGGCTGGGGTTCAGGACTGATAGGATATGTAGGTGTTATATTCTACCTGATAAAGAGTCTCAAGGTCGGTAATGTCACGTATGTCAATGGAATGTGGGATGGTGTATCGGCCATTCTAGAAACGGCTGTTGCATTTTTCCTGTTCGGTGAGAGGTTAAATTCAATGAATCAATATTTGGGACTAGGACTCATTATAGCGGGACTATTTATTCTAAAAAGTGGGGGTATTCCATATTAAAACACAATAACAAAGTTCAGGGTCGCCCATTCGTCCTCGAGTGCTCTGCACCGGGCCGCCCCCCGCGCGCTTGCTTTTCTTGTGGGATACCGAGTCACAAAATCCTTTGCCGGCTCGTCTATCCACTCGCACTTGTTCGCATGCCGGTCGCTGAAGTAGTCGTCGGTCTCTGTCAGCACGTACTCGATATCATCGCTCGCAATTTCCCGAATCTTGAGGAAATTGTATGTTCGCTCGAGCTCGCGAATCTCTGTGATAAGGTCCCGCATTATCCTCTTCTGACCTTTGGGCCCGAAGTGGCTCGCAAATTCGAAACCCTCCTCGAGGGTCTCATCAATCACCGAGCTGAATACTTCAGCACACCGATCCTCCCACGCATCCTCGTCCCACTGGTCCCGGACCTGGTGGAAGCCCCTGAAGTACATTGCGCGACGGCACATGGGGCACGAAGAGTTGGCGCCCGAAGTGCTCGCTCCCTTGAGGTACCAGGTTTTTATGCACCCTGTGCAGAACGAATGACCGCAGGTCAGCTTGCAGGAGACGCCAGTCTCACAGTAGCAGATTGCACACTCGGAAGAAGCCATTTTGTTTGAAGGTTGGTCCTTACCCTATGCAAAGGTATTTTGGCGTGCTCAGGACGCGAATTTTTTGTGTCGGACGATCGTAATGTCATCCGCCATCGTCCCTCCGCCCGTCCGCCCCCGCCCCAAAGGTTTTGGCCGTAAACCGAACAACTATTGGACACTTCATTCAGCTGGGAATAACGCGTTTACTCTCCAGCTGAAGGAAGAAATGCGCATGTCGGTCGTTGGATTCAAATCCAAGACTGATGCAACACTTATCGCAAAAATGATTGAAACTTATTATGTGACCCACCAGATGGAATGGCCCGAGCTCAGGGGAGAGTTTGAACTTCCCAGACCATTGAATCTTTTAGACAGTCTGACTTATATACATATTGTTAACTGGGATTTTGAAGACCTAAAGATGACATGCGTTAGAAATGTCCTGGATTTAGTTTCGGTCGATGGTTTGGTAACTACTAAAAATGGATATTCTTTTGAAGGGAATCTATACAGTTTCGAGGGGGACCTTGAATTTTATAAATCACGATTCGAAGAATTTATGGAGTAGGAACAAAAGCAATGCCCCGAAGGACCGCCTTGGCGTAAGAGGCACAAAGTACAAAATGGATGTGGGGCCAATCGAGCGCATCCATCTTATCAAGAGTTATACCGAGAGGATTCTTGTTAATATCATTAATCATATTTATGCTCTTGGATGGATCACCCATCGATTCGGCCAAGTCCATCATTTGCCGAAGCCAATCAACATGGACCGCATTGTCGGGCTCAAAGGCTTTTAGGAATTTAGATGTAGTCGACATTTGTTTTAGAGCGGTTAGAATGTTTAAGTAACAGTTATTACGACTTGTCCATTTCCAGGAGAATATGCACCCTGTGCAACTATACCCCAACCACCAACTCCAATTCCTGGTGTGCTTGTTTTTGACCGAGCTGTTGCTACAACAGTGGCCGAACTAGATATCCATGTCCCATGAGTTCCAGAACCACCTCCGGTCGCTGCAGCATATGATCCTGAATAAACACCTGCAAGACCTCCGCCATAGCCACCTCCACCTCCACCTCCTCTACATACTGTCTGATTGCTAGTATTAGCATAAACACCGCCACCTCCTCCATATCCTCCGCCCATATTTCCACCATAAAATGTAGACGAGCTTGATACTCCCGTGTATCCTCCTCCGGGACCACTGTAACGAAGTGTTAAAGCACCAGATACTGTTGTTGTATATGAACCACCTATACCACCCGAAAGATTAGTAGATAAAATACTCGTTTGTCCATCTCCTCCTTCATACGTGGTAAAATCATTAATACCGTTACCTTTATAAACCATTTGTCCTCCGCCGCCGCCACCGGCAATAGCAAAAATACCTGAATCAGAAATAGAACTTATATATACAAATGTTCCTCCGCCTCCAGCTGCCGCGGCGGATCCAGTTCCTCCATATGATGTACCTGCACCACCTACTATAATATATACAGTTGTTCCGCCTGCAATACTTATACTTGCTGTTAGTTGACATCCATTACCACCGTGAGCAGCATAATGGCCACTACCACCATCAAATGAACCCCCTCCCGCGCCAGTAAGAACAAAACTACAAGTTCTATTAACACCTGCAGGCCCTGGAACTACCCATGTCTGTACAGAACCTGTATTATATGACTGACTTGTTTGAGTTGTACCATTATAATCAAACGTATAAGGACTGCACCAACCAGCATCTCCGGCCGAAGCCAATGAACCTGCAGTGTACCCAATAAGTGTTTGCGATGATTGTCCAGCTACAGGACAAGATGTCTGCGGTGCGTAACCACACCCAGAATTACCGGTCCAGTAGTTGTTTGACGGTAGTGAACATGTGGGACATGTAGAAGTTGTACCGACCGCACTGTAACGTGCCGTTGCCCCCCCATTCGTACACGTGGTACATGATGAAGCACCCGCAAGTGAATAGAAACCAGTTCCACATGCGTGACATGTATCCGTTCCTCCGGCCGAATATTGACCTGCCGGGCACTGTGAACACGTCCCGATAGTTCCGGAAGTACTTGTGGTTCCTTGAGTTCCTGCGGTATATCCATAACCAACCGGGCAAGACGTAACCTGAAGTGTCGTCGCACAACCCGTGGCATTTGTCCAGAAATAGGCAGATGTAATTGCCGGACACGCCGATCCACAAGTAATTGTAGATGTCGTTGTGTTTGTGCCGGTAGATGCGTTGTATCTTCCCGTGGGACACGGAGAAGTCCAGGGTGAACATGTCGAAGCGCCCGCGGCAGCTGCGTAATATCCAGATGCGCAAACGGAACATGGATTGGTCCCTCCGGTCGAACTGGAACCTGCATTACATGTAGCACATGATGCATTCGTGGCGGGCGGTCCAAAACTATAAGGAGTAAACCCACTTCCGGCCGGGCATGAACATACAATGCTCGATGTAGAAACATATGGACTTGTTGGAATCGCGACACCACTTGGAGTATTACAGGTCCCTCCGGCTTTTGCGGGGGTCGTAATAGTGTATGTATCTACATTTACTCCGCCCGTGCATGTAGTTGCGCGAGTAAATACACAATTTTGATCTAAAAGTGGATTTGCTACAGAGTTAAGATAAATAATATTCGAAGGAATTGAAATACCGAGACCAGATCCGACGACAGGTGATGTTTGGGAAAAATCGCTATTTGTTGGCGCTCTTTTAAGAAAATAAACCTGTCCTCCGCCACCGGGTTTCAATGTTTTCCTAAAGCCATAATAATTATTTTGCCACGAATATCTATTTAGGTCTCCGGGATTAAGATTATATGTCGCGGCTCCTCCATCAATAACATTTGTCCCCCATGATACTATATCTATATCAGTTGTAAATCCAGTTATTTGTGGTTGTAAATCTGATTGTGTAGTTACGGCATTATAATTTTCTCTTTTACTAAACATAAAAAGTATTAATAAGAAAATAACGAGAAATAATATTTCTATCATTTTCTTCCTAATAAGGGGCCATAAAAAAGTTCAAGGGTGTATATATACATATGAAGATACACTGGGGCTTATACCATTAATAGTCCCGTATCCCTTACAGGTCGCTGGAGGTCCTGGCGTGTACTGAATGATTTTACACCCATTCTGTTTAGTACATTCAGCTTGACAATCTAGGACGGATGTAGCCGTGAGGCTCCAACCGGGACTCGGAGTTGTTGGAGTCGTGACTGTTCCTGGAATTCCATCATTATACCCACTTGCACATAATGGAGTACTACACTGAGATCCGGAAACCGTCTGAGTTCCTGCTACGAGTGCTTGACCCTCTGTTCCAAAGCACGCACCTGCCGTATAATTCGTAACGTTATATGTATCCATCCATACTCCGGGTGTATTACATTGCCCGGGAGTCGCTGTAGAACATGAACGAGCCGTTTTGAGCCATACACAATTTGTATTTACAGGAGAATTTGTTGATTTATAAGCTACAACAAACTGAGGAATATTGAAATTATTTACAACCGTGAGCACACTTGCCAAAGTGGCTTGTTCCTGACCAGCGGCGATTGATGAAAACTTTCCATCGTTAGTATACAAGTACCACAATTGCCCACCTCCTCCGGGTTGGAGCTGTTTTCTAAAACCAGCACATTTTCCAGTTTGATCTGACCAGCATAGACGATTCAAGTCACCAATTTGTAATTTAAAATGATTACTTGGAGCGAGTTGAGCATCTTTATTTGAGGATCCAAGCCCTGCACCGGCCGCAAGACCCGCATTTGTAGCCGATGACCATGCGCTTAAGTTTATATCGAAACCTATATTCATTATAACAGCCCTCTGGTTTTCACCAACCTCAATTTGACCATAAAAATTTTCTTTATTTTTTAAAATTAAAACTAAAAATACAGTGATTGCCAAGACTACTAAAAGTGTCCTCATGTAATAATTCGTATACTATTATTTCCAGTGTCGGCAACGAAGAACGTGAGGCCATCTGGTGCCAGTGTAAGACCCAGTGGTGCATTGAATTTCGCACCTCCGCCTGGGTAGGCCGCGCCCGCAGACCCTCCGGTATCGGCCGACCCTGACTGGCCTGTAGTTCCGGGGGCTACATTGCCTCCTACAAATGGGAAGATATTGCCACCAGTATCCAACTTGTTAATGGTGTTATTATCCTTGACCGGAACATACAAGTTTCCGTTACTGTCTATCGTAAGCTGTCCAGGAGTGGGCAAACTTCCAGTGCCAACGCCGCCGGTCGTTGCATAGGATGAGCCACCGGTGTTGCCGCCGCCGCCGTACTGGGTCACGGTCGGGGCCGTTGCAGTCCCTAGTACGTATGCTGGAATTGTAAACTTGTAAACAAGGGCATTCCCAGGCGTTCCTACGTCTGTATAGTAGCATGTTGAACTAACACCACTTACTGACGTCATTTGTCCTGGAGTTCCTGTTAGAGTTGGGACGACCATCATGTTTCCCGTGGTTAGGGCGGCAGAAGATGCGAAAGTTCCAGTTGGTATAACTAGGAGATTGTTCTTGCCGATTCCCCTTGTAAGTGCATAAAGATATGAACCGGTCGTATACACTGTAGTCGCATCAATCCACAAACCAGCAAGACTTCCATAAGTCGCCGAAGCTAAAGTCATTACCACAACAGTTGGGGAGCTGCTATTGAAATTGGTAATCTTGTAAATAATATTGTTACCCGTTCCACCCCCGACGTTGGTATCAGCTACGTAAACTACCGGGCAAGCCGCCGTATTATCTACGGCAAGTCCTGAGATAACTGGAGCATTTGTCTGGTTAGGAATTGTAATCGTACGTGTCTTAGTCTGCCACAGGGGAGGCTTATCGGTGAATTCCTTGAACATATCGCGAAGTACGATAGTTGTGAGGGTATGGCCAGTGGATACTGATGCGATAACCACGTTAGAAACTGTCGACGCGGTACCTGATGCACATATAAATGTTGGAGATGTGAAAGTTGCGGCAGAGTCATTCGTGACTAGAGATCCAAGTGTTCCAACGCCATCAGCAGTTCCAGAAGTTCCAGGAGTTCCAGCAATGGTAAATACAGTTCCGGTATTCTGCAAGAAACCCGATGTGCCTCCAGAGCAACCTGGGGGATAGCATTTAGATGCGAAGAAACACTGTGTGTTTACTGCGGCCGATGCGGTAAATGCTCCGGCATTTGTAAGAGAATTGGGCGTGGTCCCGGACCCTCCCGCACCAGTTGCCGTGAGGCTTTGAGCTGTGCCATAGGTTGAGACCGCTGCTCCTCCTCCTGAAGTAGTAATTGCGGTAAGGTCGGTCGTTCCATCGGCACCGAGACAAGGCGCCGTAGATACTGTTGCCTGTTTCACAAGCTTCAGGGTCTGAATTGCAGTTCCTCCCGTGTTCGTGCATTGTGTTGCTGAGCATGCTCCCGTGCCTGTCACGACGTACACACAACCACTGTCCGGGAATGGACTCAGCGTAGACTTCAAATAAATCACAAACTGGGGAATGGTCAAAGTTCCAACTGTGAGCAGAGCTTTGGTATCCACAGACTGAAGATAATTGGCGCCCGATGGCATACTTCCCGAATATGAGAAAAGATACCATACCGCTCCGCCGCCGCCGGGCTGCAGCTGCTTCCTGAACCCCACAAACTGAAAAGTTGAAGTATTCACATCGACCGATGCCCCCGACGAATTGAAATTGGATTGATCACCTGCACTCATGCCGGTCGTCGGAAAAGCAGTTGATGCTGCCCATCCCTGGCGATTAAGATCACCCGGGCCTAGCTTGTTATCTGTTGCGGTGGGAGTTGGAATCGCAACACCCAAAGTTGTATTAGTATCTGCAATAATTGCGGCCTTTGTAACTGTAGCATAAGCAGTCCAGTTGGCGATATTTATGTCTTTTCCCGGAATACTAATCATTGGCATGGTCTGGGCCGTTCCTCCCTGACCAATTCCATATCCACTGGATAGAGTGAATTTTGACCATAGGACAAATATGATCAAAATTACAAGTACTGCAATTATGTGGTCCTCACTTATTTTCATTATATTATAGCTAATCTTTTTTTTTTAGAAATATGATTCGATGAGTTTCTGCTGGTCTGCGGTTAGCGTCGTTGCTGAAGCTACTGGCGCCTGGACTGGTTTACACGATCGCCCAAATGATGGGCACGCTACATTGGTAGCCCATGCACCAATTAGGAGCACAAGAATAGCGACGATGACCCAGACCCATGGAGGCATATTGGAAGGCATTTTAATACATGTCGATATTATTTTCATCATCGCTCAACTCATCTTCTTCCTTGATAAATCCATCCCCGACCGGTCTGAATCCAATGTCGGTCTCGAGGGTCGTACAGAGGTCGTCCTGGATAGACTCCTCATCAATTTCATATACATCATCTTCGTAGCGCCAAATTTTATCATCAGATTCTTGTAGATATCTTATGATAAAAACTGGTCCTTTTTGTTCTACAATTTTGGCCAGAAGAGGAACTGGTTTCCTAGCTCCAATATCTGTCCATACTTTTATCATTATTTTTTAACTCTTTTAAAGTTTTTAAGTCAATTTACGCGGACGACCCCGACCACGTTTGGGTTTTGGTCCATTGAAAAGAACATTCATATATGGAGCCCGTTTCTCTGGAAGAACTCGAACACCCCGCTTCCTGGGAACATAGGGCTTGCGGGCCACTCCTACATTCTTGCGCTCGACGCGATTAAACTTTGGACGAATTCCGTTAGGAATCAAGTTTTTTACATACTGCGTAGAAACTGTAGAACCGGCGGGATTTTTGTAGAATTTAGCCTTTGGATTATAAGAAACTCCTTTCTCGGTCTTCACTATGAATTTACCCGATTTTGTTTTGAAAATTACACGCTTCTTAAAATTCATAAAATTTGTTGCCTTGGGAGAACTCATTTAATGTGAGCATCTAATTTAATTAAGTGCTGGCATGAGACGGGCAAACATTGCCTTCTGCTTACGGGAAACTCCCTTGTTGGAACGAACCTTGCGCAGGCCCTCCTTGCGGACATACTTCTTGGGCCCTGCGCGCATCTTCGGGCTTGCGAAAAGGCGAGCCAGGTTCCCGGCATGGACACCGGCACGGGCACCACGCTTCATGCCCTTGTTCACGCGCATGCGGCGCTCACCCTTGGGGCGAATGGCGCGGGGTGGGCGAGCCCGGGTGTTGGTCAGAAGACGCTCCGAGCCGCCTGGGCTTTTCACGTAACGCACCTTGGGGCCGTACACCATTGTACCCTTCTCAGTCTTTGCGACGTACTTGTTCGTGCCCGACACGTGCCAGATGGTCCGGCGCTTGGAGTTTAGGTAACGCGTGGGAGACTTGGCGGCAGCTGGGCGTCCGGCAGGCATTGGTATTATTTCCAGATATTTTATTTATGCCTGCGCCTCTGTCCAGAACAAATTGACTGAATAGGATGAAAGCGCCGGAAAACCGGTCGGAACGGTCAGTTGTACCAGAAGGGTATCTGGGCCATCTGGGAACATCTGATTTCCGCCAATTACCCCATTACAAACCTCCTTGAGGTTAGAAAGATCGATCGAGTTTTGGCCGTTGTTGCTGATTGTTGAGAAAATACGCTCCCCAGAACCCGCGATGTAATATCCAGAGAATGATGTAGAGACCTGAGTGAAGCTCGGCTGAGACCCGTTCGCCGCAGAGTTGATGGCTGACCATGAACTGACCGAAAGACCAGATGGGTTGAGGATTCCAGAGATGACGATACTTCCGGACGAGCCGTTCCCGGCTGTCCCAGATCCGCCAAAGACGTCCAGACGCTGAAGCAAAAGCTGTGCCCGGTTGAGAAGGTCGCGCGTGCCTATATCTCCTATTATACCGTTTGATACGGCCGGTGAAAGACGCAGCATAAACAGGTTAATGGTCGTTCCTGCAGAAACTGACGCTACCGAATTCACCTGATAGTTGAAGAAATATCCTCGGTCCGAATCAAAATTTCCATCCATGAGGAGTGCAGAACCCCAGTGCGTGAGACTGGGGCTGCATGTACAGCTGACGAGATTCACCGAGGTGGGCATTGTGTGCGTTGCCGCTACCGCGCCCGTAAATGTGTAGGGAGTGTCGGCTATATTATAGGCGAGTGATGCGGCTCGGCCTATACCGGTCAGAGTATTCCCAGACTTTCCAGTGTATGAAAGGAGCTCCTGTTCAATGAGGACCGTCCCGGATGTCGGCCAGTAAGTTGTAGAATCGCTCAGAGTTATAGAATTCAGAGCACCTGTAGTGCTTATATCAGCCCCGAGGGTCGTTGAGGCCGCGACACTCTCGTTGCAAATTTCGTAACGCACGGGCATATTTCCAGTTCGCATATAGGCTTCGTCATTTACATTATTATTGCGAAACCTATGGGCGTAGACCCAGTTTCCATCCGACCCACGAATCATAAAGTCTATAAAACCCGCCCCATACCAGGTATATTGCAGGCCAATCATTTGCATCTTGGTCAGGTCAACCTTATAGCCGCTCGGTCCCAAACCGTCGATAGTGTCGCGGTTAAACTGGTTCTGGGGTATGCGAGTCTCTTTGACCTTGCACATTATCACGCCGAGAGAATCGGCACTTCCTCGATATGGAGGATTGATGTATAAATTAGTATCGACGGTGCACCTGGTCACTTGATAGGTCATTCCGCGAATAACCACTCGGTCGTTTACTTTGAGCTGACTTGTAAACCGGGTACCAGTTCCGGAAATATTGCTAGAGTTTTGAGCTACACTGATTGTTCCGGCAAGCTGGAATGTAGACGAGCGACGGACAACCCAAAGTGTCTGGCCGTCGTACTCCCAGAACATCCCGTTCTGATCATCGAAACACCCGGCCCGAACCGAAGAGCCGTGCCAATTAGGAATGGTGAACCGTGGCTGATCGCCAAGGATCGCGGTCGAATCTGTGATTGGTGACGTATTGGCTACTCTCAGGACAGTGTCTCCGACGATAGATGCGATGGTATAAGTTCCGTTATATCCACTCGAAGTCACGCCCTTGACCTGAATACTAGCACCAGATTGCGGTGCACCGTGTGGAATAGATGTCGTTATGGTGATGAGTCCCGACGAGTAGGTCAGGCTCACAATGTCATTATTCGGACAAAAGAGCGTCCCGGATGACCACAGGAGACCCTTTCCAGATTGATACCGGAAAACCTTCTTGGACTGCCGGATAATTGTTGCGCCATGTGTAGGGATATTTGGGGAAATGATAACACCTCCATCAAAAGGCCGATGAATACTGTAGGCATAGGGCTGTATATAAATAGACCCTCCCGAGCGCGCCCCCGTGGTTGTCCCGGACGGTGTAGCATACGTAAAAGTGACATTGTTTGTAATACTTTGAACTATATAATTTCCATTGATATTTGTCCCATCATAACCAAAAACAGTTATTGGGGTTCCGGCGACGAGACCATGGTCTTTATTAGACAACATCGTCACAGTAACATAAGTATCGGATCCTACAACAGATCCTATATTCTGAATCTTACAAGCTCCATTATTAAATACTCCACCACGCCGAATGGTCGTATAGGATGTTGAGATGGTCCCATTAGTTACCGTTCCACCCTTGGTACCGTATTGAAAAGCCGCGGGGTTTGGCGCGCTCACAGCCGTGACTATGAAAAACCCTTCGGCCCGGTTTGCATCATTTGCAGAGTTGGCCAGGCCCGACACATTCACGATCGAACCAACGTTCGGAACGACCGAACTATAGAAACTAATCGTCACCCCGTTTCCAATGGTCGGAGCGGTCTGTGTGGGGTAGGTCACAGTAATATTGGTCGTTCCATTTACATTGGTCACTACGGCAAGACCATTAATTCCGGTCACTATTACAATCTGCCCGACCGCGACCGATGTATAGGCCGACAACACAAGAGTTATAGAGGTTGTCGAACCGGTAGCTGAACCAGATGTGGTGGTTGCGACCACGGGGGTAATATTGGTCACGACAGTGATTGTACTACTCGATGCGGTCACTGACGTTATGGCGGACACATCCGATCCGGGAATTTCATAAAAAGATGGCGTTTTGCGGAAATCGGCATAAGTCTGCCATTTGGTAGCCTGTAGACCATACTCAAAATCGGCGTCGATGAGGGAAACACCCAGGGAGACACGCTGGCGTTCGATAGCGTCCGTCCCAAAGTCGTATGGACGAGTCGTAATTGGAAGCTGATATTTACTTCCAATGGACCCGTCAATATTCATTTAACTTTAATACATATTTTAATTATCACTTTCGACATCGAGAGTAAATGACCAATCAAGGCCGTTATTATTCAGGATATTACCGAACCGATCAAGCACAGTAATGTTGAGGCGATCGACCCGAGCGTTCCGGTCAGTCACTGCGATACTTTGCGAGTTTTGAGAGTTGTCTGCCCAATGCATAATAGAACCTCCCGGAACATTGATGGGGATCTTAAAGGTAATTTGAGAGGGCTCAAGCGAAGAAGTTCCCAGATTCTCTATGAAAATAGAAATGTACGTATCAAAATTAATAATATATGAATTCTGGGAAACGAGGGTCGTTCCTGTAAGAGTCTGCGTCGAGACGAACCCGAGAAGGCTCGCGAGGCTCGGATAACTCAGACCTGTAGGAATCACGAGTGTGACGGATCCGCTCGATGACGTGAACTGTATCTGATTCGTCGCCGGTATGTAGCTCCATGATCCTATGGCGGTCGTCGCGGAAGTCAGGGCTGAAAGAAAAGTGGTCGAACTGTAGTTTCCGGGGCTAATGGTGTAGGTCGTTGACCCAAAAGTTATGGTATTGTAAGGGGCCCTAATGTTGTAGTATCCTATAGGAATTTGCGCATTTTTAAGAGTCAAATTACGAAATGCGCGGTGACGATTTCCGAACAATACTGTGCACTGGAAAGGATTCGTGTTGGTTTTAGAAACTATGGGTTGAGTGTTCGTCCCACCGACGCTGAGAGTCGTTCCGGTATCTACGTGAATTTGATAGGTATTCATACTACACTTTCACTATATTTTAATTCTAGCACTTCCACCTGTTCCCGCATTTCTTGCACGTAGCATACGTGGTCATGGGCTCATCGGCCGATCTTGTCTGTAGCTGGTAGTACTCAGTCTTCTTAGATTTGCACTTGCCACACTGGAGAATTCCATCGTAATCGCGATCCTTCGCTGCATTTTCCTCCATGCGCATGTAATTTGCCTTGTTTTTGGCCATAGTTGTCGCCATAGGGCCATTCGTCCACAGAATATCTGAAGAGTACCATGCGAGCTTCTTTGCATCGAGCTGCTTGAGCTGAACCTTTCGTACAAGCTGAGGGACAAATTTGTAATCAAACTTGACATGATCACCTTCGACCTGAATATTAGGAACTATGGTCGATGCATCACGCTCGAACTCTTTGATGAGTGCCATCGCCTTGAACTTGTATATACCCCGAAACGCCTTATTTTCCCAAGATGCACTCTCGGGAGGAACATTCTCACGGGCCCAGTTTAGAACAGAAATCTCAGAGTTTCTGGCGACCGGCCCGGCGCCAAGAATCTTGGCGAAAGCACCCTGGACGTATAGGCGGTAAGGATGGTTCATCTTTTAGATGAGACTGCCATTCTTATTTGTGACTTGTACGGGACCTGAATTTTCAGGTAAGGACCTTGGCCCCATTGTTCTTAAGAATGAGGCCCTATGTGGTCTGCTACACAAGCCGCACGGTCCATCCAAATGATTACGTAATGTGTGCCGAACGGCTATTTTTTAAACATGTGAATCTTGAGGCGAATCGGGCCGGAGTCAAGCCGCATCAATTGTCGAATTGGATCCATAGGAAGTATGGTGATGTTATAATAGAGAGAATGCGGGGGACCGGTGAGCTCGGTACTTCTATACCGTGTGTCATGTGCCGAAAGACACTCGACCGCTGGGCTATACAATGGAAAGCTCATTCGGGAAATCAATGGCACAAGAGCACGGATCTGGATGTTCCCGACTCTCACCCGACCCACCGCCAGAGACAGCTCGTCTTCAATCACTAGTTTCTCTTATCGAGATGTAAAAGCCATGGACCTTGCATTATCGCCTTGTGTCGACTCGGGCATTCAAATTCTACAAATACATCTTTTGAAAATTCACATACCCACACGTAATCACTAATCTCTTCTATAGTGAAGTTTTTTCCATCAGTCTTGTGCAGTTTAACAAGTGCCGATGGGTAATCTTGGGCCGTTACAATTGTTCCATGCTCGAATTCAAATTGAGACGTGGATCCTCCCATCATTTAGCCTTACGTATAATTCCGAGCGCACTCTCTAACTTTGATGAAGTGCGGGCCAGTGGTTTCTCGCGTTTGAGCTTGAAAGTTTCTCCAGTTTCTACAGAGTCTTCAATTGCCTTGAGCTTTGACTGACCCGATGTTGATGGTCTTGAAACCTCGACCTTTTGTTCGTGTCCTATAGTCGGTACGTATCTGTGTTCAAATGGCCAGTGAACTACGGGTGGTTCATTCCTTCCCCCAAAATTTCTAAATTCTTCAATTGTTAATTTTCCTCCAAAACATTTGAGCGTCTCGCGTTTAGGAGATGGCCACAGGGGTTCGTAACGGCCACATGCTTTCATGCGCATAAGGGCCAGTATAGAAAGAATCTCACCCTTTCGAGCTGACTCCATTGCTATCGCATAGGCCTTAGTACACTGCCATGAACAAAAACTACCAAGGGTGCTGAATCTCTCTCGGAGACTATCATATTTAATTGGAAGATGAAAGGGAAGTCCATTTTCATGAGGATGGACACACCACCAACAAATTAGATCCATTTAAAGTTAAAAACTTAATTATCTTTATATGATACTCTCAATTGACTGTGGTATCAAGAATTTAGCAATGTGTCTAATTGACGGAAAGACGAAGAAGATTTCACAGTGGGATGTTTCGGGCGTCCCTATGAATCACGCGGACGGCGTCTTCCCATGTCTCGTTCGGCATTTAAATGATAAACCGTGGGTTCTCAACGCAAAAACTGTAGTAATTGAAAAACAGCCCGATAAAAATCGTAGTATGAAAGGGGTCGAGAATCTGCTGCACACCTATTTTCTTGTCAAGGAGAAGGATGTTGTGATATGGGATGCACGTCACAAAATACCCGATGTCGCCGGTCCTGGAAAGGCTCGGTACGCCGCGCGCAAAAAAGCATCCGTTGAAAGATCCCGGGCGTTTATTCAGGACACCAACCCAGAATGGATTCAGTTTTTTGATTCTCACAAAAAAAAGGATGATCTCGCGGATACTGTTATGCAGGCCCTAAGTTTTATAGACAAAATTCCGGCAAAGGCAAAAGTTCCAGCGCCCCGGCGCCCTACAGATAATCAGGTCCGCACAAAGTACAGTAAATCGAATCTTGCATGGCTCTACAAAACGGGAGCCAAGCAGGATGCGCGGTTCAAAAAAGACATGGCCCGGTACTATCAGAACATGGAAGAATTAAAAAATGAGTTTAAGATATAGATGATTTCTCAGGGAGTTTTCTTGATAATTGTAATTGTTTTGATTATATCTTTAGAAGTTTATTTTTACTTTACACAAATGCGTAATACCATAGTTAAAACAACTGATATTACGACGGGGACAACTTCGCAATCTATTCCTATGTGTGGGGCGCCCGGAGGGACCCTTGGGTTTGATGGAATAAATTGGACATGCACATGCTTACCCGGTTGGTCAGGTTCGAACTGTTCAGTATTTACGAGTTCGAGCGCGACTACTCCTAAGTTTGTAACTACTGGACTCACGTTGAAATCTATACCCCAATGTGTAGCTCCGGGAGGATCTCTAGGTTATGATGGTAAAAACTGGAGCTGTAAATGTGGAGCGGGGTGGAGTGGATCCGACTGTTCTACATATATAGGAACAGATGTAATACCAATGAATCTCAGTGTTCCTAAATGTTACTCACCCGGAGGAATGCTAAGTTATGATGGGAAGAATTGGACGTGTAACTGTGCGACCGGGTGGTCGGGCGTAGGTTGTGGTACATACACATCCCAATCGACAAGTGCTTCACAATCGGCAAAGGACATCCTACTCAATAATATACCGATATGTACGGCACCTGGTGGTTCTCTTGGTTATAATGGTGATAGATTGATATGTTCGTGTAACACTGGGTATTTTGGACCCAGCTGTGATCAGACAACAACTGGAAATTCGGGTCCAAATTGTCATTTCGGGGTTGCCGTATATGATAGTGTCAGTGCAATGTGGTCGTGTAATTGTAACCACGGATATACAGGTTGCAATTGTTCTTTACCTACAGATCCTCCCCCAGATATTGGATCTCTTATATCTACGTGTTTCTAACCCAGGCGATCAAAAAGGGTACCACCGATGCCACTGCTTATCGTCCAGTCGCGCATCTGGTTCCTGACGAAATCCTGGTCTCCGCAGAGGCCGCCCGCAGTCAGGTCTTCAGTATAGTAGGCAGACTCGCTGCCCGGACCTGGAACACATTTGGCATCACTCTTAATGGCAAATATGTCCCCTGGGCCAGCCTTGGCCGCAGCGCCCATTACCGTCTGCAGGGGAGCTCCACTATAGTTGCTCTTGCGACCCTTGACCAGCATGTAAAGAATTGCAATCATAAGTCCGAAAATAATCAGCCGGCTGAAAACTTTACCAACTTTCTTCATTTGTATTTGCTCTACATTATTTTTGAAATGCGTTAAAGGGAGCAACCTTCTTTCTTTAAAGGTTTTAGAATGGATATATCTTTTGACACTCACGATGGACCAAATATGAATTTGAATGATGATGAGACGGCTCTGCTGGATGAAATATCTATCCAGGTACCTTCCCGTAAGGTTCCCTTGAAGCCAAAACCAGCACGCCCCAGCCCGTTTTCTAAACAGGCTCCTGGACCCACAAGTTATGGGGGCGCACCACAGGATGATGGTATGGACATGTTTATGAATCCTGACAAGCGGACCGCTCAGGCGCCACCCCCAGCTGAAGAGTATGACGGGGGTGAAGATCCTGAAGAGTACGAAGAACAGCAGGGTGGTGGCGGAGGTGACCAGGTACCATCAGAGGGATACAAATCCATCGAGGACGAGAAAGCCGATCTGCTGAACAAGATTGCTCGCCTGAATAAGAAGGGTGTCCAGTCGAGCCAGCGTATGAGCATCTTCTCAGACATTGAGGAGATTCGGACAGAGTACAAGCGCATGACGTACTCTATCGAGGTTGAGCGTTCTATCAAATTCCAGCGCCGTATGCTCGTGGCATGCGTGACTGGTCTCGAGTTCCTCAATGACAAGTTTGACCCATTCGATGTTGAGCTGAATGGATGGTCCCAGAACACTATGGAGAATATTGACGACTATGATGGCGTGTTTGAGGAACTCTATGCAAAGTACCGCACCAAGGTCAACGTGGCTCCAGAGGTCAAGCTGATTATGATGGTTGGTGGCTCGGCAATGATGTTCCACCTGACAAACTCCATGTTCAAGGCGGCCGTCCCGAACCCGACACAGGTCATGAAACAGAACCCGGACCTAATGCGCAATATGATGGATGCGGTCCAGCGTTCTCAGGGTCCCGGTGCGGGTCCTGGGTCTAATGAGCGTCCAGCACCTGGACTTCGGCCGGGTGAGATGCGGGGCCCCGGAATGGACTTTGGCTCTCTGATGAATATGATGGGCCCACCACCCGCAACAAATTCCAGGCCACAACGCCAGGACGAGGATGATGTCTCGGACATTGTATCGATAGATGCCGGGGGTGACACACGCGAGGTGGCGGTCGGTGGCAAAACACCACGTGGCCGCAAGTCTAAGAAGAAGGAGGTTTCTTTGTAGACTTGCTTTTTTTCCTCATATAAAATAAGATGGGAGTTCCCATGGCACCTTATGGACCTCCAGTAACTATACCTCCAATTTACACTCCACCAACTCCTGAGCAGAAACAGCTTTTTATGCCTGAACTTCCAGGCTCGGACAACACCGAGTGTAATTACCTCGTGATGTTCTTCGTGGCTGGGGTGTTCCTCCTTGGCCTGGGTGATTCTATGAGAGGCAAGGCTTAATAGTCGCGACCTTTAGAAGGTCCGCAATGCTCTTCTCGTACATTGCTACTTGTTTATCGTACCAGTCGTCTGTAAGATTTCCGGGCTTCTGCTGCATTTAATCAATACTAAGAATTTAAAATAGGCACTTGCCTTTTACAAGAATTGATTTAGAGGGTTCAAATACAAACCCACCTTCTTCATAGATCACGCATCTCTTCCTGTACATTGAATTCAGGACAGACCAGTGATCTACGATGTCGTATATGAGGGGGTCATTCTTCTTTCCGGGAGTCTCTCGCATAATTCTCCCAATTGATTGTTTAATGTCCGACTTGGGTGTCGCGAGTATGACCGTGTCTAGTGCCGGAATGTCCAGGCCTTCGTGGGCGAGCTGAAATGTTGCTATCACAACGGGCTTTTCGCTCGATATTGTCAAATCTGTTTCTTTCATGCCTCCGACATACAAGCCCGAGATAGAGCCTATTTTCTTATGTAATTCAAAACAATGCTCACGCCTATCGCTAAGGACAAGTACACGCCTCTTAAGAGCGACAGCGGCGCTCACGGTCTTGATTATGATGGCGTTCCTTTCCTCGAGTTCAGTGATGGCTGTGACCATTCCGGCCATGTTAATCTTCCCAAAGCGCGTTACCGGTGGGGACTCTTTGAAGGCATCACACGTGTAATGAATTGTAGTAACATTGGTCGAGGCTTGGTTTTTTCGTTCAACCCTGAAAAACTCGGGCCCAAGGAACCAGTACAAAATCCGTGTCAGCCCATCTTTCCTTTCTGGAGTCGCAGTCAGTCCGAGCGTAAACCGAGGACAGACCTTGAACATGAACTGCGAAAAAGCCGGAGCGCCAATGTGATGCGCCTCATCGACAATGACGAGGCCTATTGAGTCGAATGCGTCTCGGGCAAACATCTTCGGGCCGTCGCCCTCTGGCCTTAGGCACAGTGTCTGAATGAGAGCTATGACAAAGTCTTTTTCGACATCAAATGTATCACCCTGAACTCGTCCAATTGTTGCGGTCGGGCAAAATTCCCGTATCTTTTCGGCCCATTGATTCGCAAGGAACTCCTTGTGGACCACAATCATTGTTCGGACCTTTAGATGTGACGAAAGAGCCAAGGCGACCGTAGTTTTCCCAAACCCACAAGGGAGCGAGAGTACGCCGCCGCCCTTTTCTTTGAAGGCTTTGACCCCTGCATCGAAAGCTTCATTTTGCATTGTTTCTTTTCTGAGTTTTCCAGTAAAATTAATGCCGGGAGCATCAACAGGAGCTCTTCTGGAATCTTTGGTGACGGGGGAGTCACGGCAATACCTGGGCACGAGTATACGGTTGGACCCATGGACCTGCCTCCAAACTTTGAATGAAGGTGCTTGCATACCCAAAGCATTCTCTACTGGTCTAACAGTAAGTTCCTTTTTTAACTCTGGGGTAGAATCCACAAGGAGCCCGTTCCTTGTCAGGGACATTTTTCCTTGTATATATAAGATGTCAGGCTTTAACCCTTCGAATGGATGTGTCGGAAGTCTATGCCCTCCCTTCACTAGTCCATCTCAAATTGATAGTTATAAAACGGCCCTAAATTCCGAAAAAACGAATGGAAAATTGAAGGGCGTTAGTTTTTTACAACTGAAAGTTGCCGCTGTTCCGGGTAATAATTTAAAATCAATTAATAGTGGTGCCGATAATCTTCCCGGGGTGATCGTATGGAGTTGGCCGGGTACATTTACGGTCGTATATGTAGATGGGAACGGAACATCCTCATTTGCATATAATAATGATGCGACCGGTCAAGTTCAGCTCACCACGGGCGGAGTTATTTATAATCCTCCAACGGTTATCACACCGCCATCTTCTGAAGGAGCCGTGAATTGGTGGGCGTGGATAGCGGGTGGTGTATCATGTATTTGCATGTTTTTCATTCTGTTATTTGTATTGATGAAATCAAGAAAAAAGTAGATCCATTCCAGACTTTCTTACTAAAATCAATATCGACAATTTCCCCTTTTTTTAATTCCTGGATTGTCTTCAGGCCATTTACTTTACACATTACTCTCCCGTACCTGAATGGAATTTTCAATTTTATAATTTCAGAATTGAAAATTACATCAATATACTTACGACCATCTATGTCATAATAGGGGGAATGTATAGTCGCGCTTACCATTATTTTTCTTATGATAATAATAGGATGCCATATAACGCATTAACAGGGCGGTGGACGGCACCACCTCCGGAGGTACATAATTATACTTTAGTTCCTAATACAAATGTTGCGGGATGGGCATCTTTAGCAAACACATATTGGGATGATGTCGAAACTATGGCATGGCATTGCAACCAGAATCCAATATGTACTGGTTATATTTATTGGAAAGGTAGTAACACTGGGCTAGGAGGATGGTTCACCCAAGGGAATGAAATGGATGTTAGTCATAGATCTGCAAATTCTGGTGTTGATCTTTATATTAAAATTTCCAATAGTTATCCAAGTTCTCAGAACCCTGATACTACCGATCCTAGCATTCTTCCAACTTCAGAAACGGCTACTCAAATTAAGCTGGGTACTGTATCACCACAAGGACCATGGACAGGTTCTATTTCAGCTCCAGGGGGGTGGGGCAGTGCAGGAAGTCGTAATTTCAACTGGAATTATGGAGCGGGTATATCATATTATCAAATACCACTTGGATGGAAATGGGCATTTTATACAAATAGGTGGGAAGGTCCATGGGGTGCTAAAAATAGAGAATATTATAGAGATAATCCAAATCCTGGACAATATGGTATTAATAATCCAGTTAATCACGGAATGGAACAATATGAAGGTATTGGGCATGCGACGGTTCAGAATATAGGGTTTGATGTTCTTACAAACTGGACAACAATGTCTAATCAATATATTGATCCAACAGATGAACTAAAAATTAAAAAAAGATGGTGTCAGTTGCAAAGTCCTTCTGTACTTGTGGCTAATAGTGATAAATGTCAAGGTACTACGAGTACTGGGTCTGTTATATTTACTCCAGTTGATTATGATACTGTTCTGGTTGCGGCCCTTCAGAGAGATACCGCAAATAGTTGGGCGAGCCAACCGGCCGTAATTGCCGAAATGAAGAGAATTATTCAAGGGAACCTAAATGGTGCTAATACACAGGCTCTTTTGGCAATGTTCACGACGTGGTGCACTGCGCACCCTACAGATGCTAAATGTGCGTGTATAAATGCTTCTAAATATGGATTTACGGGCACAAGTAATTGTTTTACGACAGGTAATTCATTATATCCCGGTTGTGCTACATACTCTGTTACTACTGCTGCTCAAGGAACTTTGAACGAAATTGGTATCGTACCCCTACTTAAACCTATTTTTGACTTGCCCAAAAATCTTACGGGTGAGGCGATCAATTCTCTGGGCGCGTCAAGGCCCGGGTGTCTTGTTGGTGCATGTACCTTGGCGGCCGGTTCGGGAGATGATTATACGTTTCCTTATACTACAGTCGCATGTCAGCCCGCACCCGTACAAATCTGCGGAATAACCATCGACGTTGGAGCGGCCCAGAATAGCCCTATAGCCGCAACCTGTAATCAAACTCAAGTTATTAATACGCCCGGTTCTTCTCCTTCGTCATCTCCTTCGGCTTCACCGTCGGGTTCGTCAGCATCATCGTCATCGACTTCTTCATCAACATCCTCAACCAATAAAAAGGTGGTTATTGGTGGAGGTATCGCGTGCGTGATTTGTGTTTTTATGATACTTATTATTGTTGTTCTGTTAATTAGCGATTAGGGCATCTTTCCAAGAGAGTTCGCCCCGGCTTGTGCGCCTATGACGGTTGCTTGCTGGCCCGCAGGGCTTAGTGCGAATGCGAGAACACCTATGCATAAGCAACACACTATGGCCGCAACTATCCCCCAGATACCGGTCAGTCCCTTGAATATCGAGTCTACAAGATCATTGAGACCCTGATTCTTCATGGTACTGGTCTGATCCGAAGAGTTTGCAGCGGTAGAAATTACAGTACTATTTGCGATATCAGTTGAAATTTGGGTAAGTATATTCTGGGCAATTACATTTGATATAATTCCCTGATTTGCCTGTATTGGCGAATACTGGCATGCTGCTATGTTAAGGGTCATTGTCTGCATATTAACAGAAGATGCTGCGACCGTATTTATATTTGTAGATGATATACGGTTACTAATTGACTGTTTAATAGTGTTACTAATGTTGGTCGAAACATCGCTGCTATTTCCACCGGTCAATGATGCGACACCATTGACCATATCCGTAGATTGTTTTAGGGCATCTTGAAGTTTTGAATCGAGGGTTGTGGCGAGATTTTTAGTCTGAGTATCTGAAACGGTCGCGACCGTAACGGTAGATGCCTGTATCGTTTGATTAAGTGACAGTGGGCAGTGATCTATTACTCCTATATTTAGGGTAAAAGTCTGAGTATTATTATTAATGGCACTGGTCTGTGCGATATTCTGTGAAACGAAATCATTTACCACGGACATTGAAGAATTATTCACAATATTTGCAACTTGAGATTGAGAATTACCCATTAACTTATACTTATAAAATTATATTGTAAGTCCCTGGCCATGAGTAACCGGTGTTAGGGCCCATGAGTTTGACCCGTTATCAGGTATGATAGTGCTGGTATCGGCAAAAAGACTACACCCGCCTGAACTAATTGTCATTCCTACACACGTCTGTGAATTTGAAAAACAGTAAGGAATGCATGCGTCAATTGTTGATACGCCGACAATTGGCCCTTTCTTTTTTGAAGGGTCCGCACTGTATCCCTGGGCGGCCATTGTCGGCCCAACGGCTTTAATGGGTGGGTCACCCGGCACGAAAATGTTCCAGTTCTGGTCGGATGAAAAGAATGTGTTCGCAACGTTACTCAAAAGTTCGCATTTGTTTGTGACCGAATTGAATTGAAAACCTTTGCATTCGGGCGTTCCATTACATACCTGATTACATTGGGTTATATTCAGTGAATTTGGTGGAATTCCCGGAGAGAGCACATGTCCTACGTGACCTATGCTATAGTTGAGAATATTTGAATATGCGACCGGTGTTCCTGTTGCTGATGTATATTTTGCCATAAGTGCACTCACTTGGGCGTCTGATAAAAGGGGCGCCTCCTTCTTGACTGGTTTGTTTACCTGCATGTATGCTACATAAACCAGGGCTACTAATGCTGCACATATTACACAAACCACAACTATTAATATAATTGGATTCATCCTTTTATTGTAATGGAAAATTGTTAGTCATCCAAATGGTCGTCGATGCCGGGTCAGCAACCTTATTCGTTGGTTTTGTACTGTACGTGTTACAGTTTCCACTCGTACTATTGTACCAAGATACTAGACAGTCTGTATCATTTTGACATTGTTGAGCACAAAATTGTACGAGCGGAGGATTTAGTTTTACGTACGTATCAGTATTACCGTTTGATGTTCCGCTATGAGCGTGTATAATATTGTTATTGCAATTAAAGTTGTTATTCTGATCAACTCCACATGGGCATGTACCTCCACCTAAGTTTGTGGCCGGCTGACATCTCTGTTTTGATGATCCATCAATGTTAAAATTGGGCCACGCGACTTGGGTATGTCGCTGATTGCATTTATTATTTACTTTATCATAAACAAAAGACTGGCACCATGAATTTGATACACATGCATTTTGACATTGTGCGAGACTTGTTACGGAAATTGTATTCGAAGTTCCATAGGAATCTACACCCGCATCCCACCCTGTTTGCCATGCCGTGAAAAAATCTGAATCATGCGTTGGATTGAACGGTCTTTGTTGGGCCCATGCTGGATTATAGGCCGATGTACTCGTGGGGGTATCACTGTATGATGTTCCGGGGACTAATACAAACTTTGGTTGTTTATCAAGTGTTGTATAGACTGTTCCAGATGCGGACGCATCTACTCCTATAATTGATGGATACATTACGGCCGATGTTCCGTCCCATGTGAATCCATTGCACTTGGAATCATTGGTCTGACAGTTTGACACGGAGTCGGCAAGAGAACCGTGAAAATTCCACAGGCTCTTTACAAGTCCATCGTCAAACTTGCCATGCGGAAAAGATTCATAGAGCGTTCTATTATAGTCGCGCGAGCTGTACAGATTACTCGCGCCCGGCAAAAATTCAACAAGGGTCACGTTATTCTTCAATTGACAATTCATTCCATCAATAGTGTATCCGGCACATCCAACTGTTGTGTGACACAGTGCATCACAGTCATTCTGATTTTTCGAAACGGGTGCACCCAAGTTGTTCGCTTTTACAGTCGCGTTTTCGAGTAAAGCATAATTTATAGAACCTGGGTACCCATTTCCATATTGAAGTACATTTGGAACGGTCGATTGTGTAAAATTTACATTATTTAGTGCATTCGAAAGCTGTTCTGGCGTGAGTCCTGAAGAAGACGTCGGAGTATTATTTATTTTTAATACGGCTACTATGCAGGATAATATAATACAAACTACAACGACCAAAATTATTAATCCAGAGCTGTCATCACTCATATCAATATATCAAGAATTTTTTATAAAAACTTTTGAATTATTTCTATTTAAAATCCAAGCAGGAATCGTGTTCCATGGATCGGTCACGGTAGTCTGTTTTATACATGACGTCCGTATAAATCCAAACGCATCTTTCGTATCCCATGTCGTAAAACCCTTGCATGTGAAATCAAGACTACAATCTTTGGAACATAGTGTGACATCTTCGGTTTGGGGTGGTGATTTATCATAAATAGTACGACCTGATACGAGTTGCTTGAAACCATCTGGGGGCGCCGTAGAATCAGCCGCGGGTAAAGGTACGGCATATAAGGCCGCTGCTAGAGATGAACAACAACATAAAACTCCGCATATTGCGATCATGGCTTGGGCCATCTAAAGAATACAGTCATTTTATTTCTAAAATGGTCAAAGTAGTATTTTGCATCCCTGGTAAATCGTATTCTCGTGAGTTTCTTCTGTCATGGACTGATCTTATGATGCAGACCGTAACACGGGGTCATCAGGTTGCCGTAAGTCAGAACTTGAGCCGGGACCTATGCGTTGGGCCCATCTCAGGTACTGAGTATGATGCTGCTATGTTCATCGACTCGGACATTATATTCCGTCCAGATGACTTTTTTAATCTTCTCGAGAGCCCTCATGATATCACGGCCGGCCTGTACCTCAAGGAGCCGACGCTCTCTTCTCCGGAACCAGAATTTATGGGGACAAACCTTCGTCCCGAAGACATTGGCGACGAGCAGTACATCAAGTCTGAGCAGTCGGCATTTGGGTGGCTTCTCGTGCGCAAGGGTGTAATTGAGGCAAACCCGAGCCCGGAGTTCTGGAAGCAGAACACTTTTGTCGGAGATGTCCACTTGGATACCAAGGTTCGTGTCGGTCATCGTGTAGAGATTGTTATTTAGTAAGCAGATGTTGAAACTCCCGAAATTACGGAACTCGGAATAGTACCGACCGTAGAAATTTGATCGGTCGTAAGAGCCGATGGCCAAAAATAAGCATTAGCGACCTGAACCGAACCGTGAGCGACATCTGCATAATTCTTGCGAGCCCATGTCCATGGCTGTTCGGTTGAGAACCAATTGAAAGTTCCAGTTACATTAGATGTTGCAGTCGTGGTTGATGGGACAATTTTTTCGGTTCCATTGTAATAAATTGTCATTTTGCCATTATCGACAACGGTCGTCATGTTAAACCATTTCCCTATATCAATAGTTGGGGTAATTACGACTTTCTGAGTATTTCCAGACTCGGAATGACTATATGCTAAACAGTTATTGGAAGTGCCGTATGATCCGGCCGGATCTATATATAAGGTCGGGCGGCGATATAGAGTTCCCGGTGGCCAGTCATTGGTCGTATCGGTATCTCGTTTTCCATGTTCAAATACACATCTCCATGCCGTACTAACATTGGCAACATTCAGGTCCATTGTAAGAGTATAAGATACGGTCGTCTGAGATGCGTAACCGGTCGGGGCCGTAGTGAATGGTATATCTGATGCGGTACCAATCTCAAGAGGGGCGCTCTGGAGCAATTGTCCTGTCGTCCAGACAGATGATCGAGGATCGACCGCTGTACTCGTCGCAGACGAACTTACATTCGAACAACTTGCTCCAATTCCGAGAGAGCATGTCAGGTTTGTGTACCACGAACCGACTGCCACTAACAAGCAGCAACAGCAGAATGCGGCCATGAAAATCACAAATATCATCGCCGTTGAACCTGCCATTATATATTCATTACATTTATAAATGTTTGATTGGCTTGAGGGTGACCTGGTTCTATTCGATGAGAATGATGAGATTGTAAAAGTGTTCCATAGACCTTCCTCAATGTCCAGGGGGGAATACAGGTTCATTTGCCAACAAATCCTAGACAGCCAAGAAGATCTATGGGAATCTTCAATAATTAAATGGCAAAAATTACCATATGAAAAAAAGAAAAATTATGAATTAAAAGTCCAGATGGAGTTTCAGAATTTCGTTGACATCCGAGATGGACTTCTCGCGACCGTGAATGATTACCAGGGATTTATTCACATAAAGAGTCAATTTGTGGATGCGATCCGCTCGGCCGAATTCAAATAGTCACATGTACCAATGGAGCTACTCATAGTGGCTGATTCTACTAATAGGGACACCGCTATTTACCCGAGCGGTAATAGTTACGTAGTTCATTTGAATAGCCCACTCAGGAACGTTTCCAGGGTCGACCTCGTGAGCGCGCGCGTACCGAACACGGTCTATAATCTGAATACAACATCCAATGTATTTACTACGGGAACTTCAAATGTTTCATTGAACGCCGGGTTCTATAGTGCAACGGGCCTTGCGTCCGCCGTGACAAGTGCTGGAATCATAAACATGGCGTATCTTCAAAACGAGGGTCATTTTATTTTTTCAAATTCAGGAACATTTAATTTGCAAATTACATCTCAGGAATTTGCTACAATGTCCGGTCTTGATAATAATTTTCTGTACACATCAAGTCTAGCGACCGCGTCGGATCCTGGTTTTAATTACATTATTCGATCAAAAAATGTCATAAATTTATCGATGAATGAATTTGTATATCTTGATGTCGATGAATTGAAGACTCCGAACCATGTAGCGACCGGATCTATTTTTTCAAATACCGGAACAATATCCGGAGCAAATACGGGAAGATCCTTTGCCCCTATAGTTATGGATGTCGGTTCGGCATGCATTAAAAACTTTCACGAATCAAAAGATTACAAAATATCTGTTCATTATCCGGAACCTATAGGTATGCTTTCTCGTTTGACGATACGATGGTACGACAAAAATGGGTCTCTTTTAAACTTCCGTGGCCTGGAAACAAATGCTTTCATAATAAGAGCTTATATCGAGGATGATATGCGAAGACTTCCACCTCCACCACCTTTGCAAGATGTGGAGCTGAAACGAATAGTAGAGGCAATGTCCATGGTACCTGAGAAACCCCCTGAAAAGAAGAGGAAGATTCCGTGGGTCCTTATTACACTCGTACTGCTTTTAGGCCTATTTACTTATAAAACTTTTTTTAACCAGTCACCGCATACATTGTCGGGTTCTGCGTTATCTTCACATTCTTCGCAACCGCGCTGATAATCATATACACGAGTATAGCGAGTAGCGTGGTGAATAGAGCCGAGATGACATAGTACTGGCCACCACCCTTGTTCACGTGAACAATCTGGGCGATGGTCCACCGAACGACATCCATCCATGCAATTGCGCTGGCGAAGCTAAAACCCGCGACTATAGAATTGAGAGACATGGTCTCGAGCTGAGCACCAACACTTGAAACGAAACCCGCCATTTAATTATTGCACAGGAAAAAATTTGTCCTCGCGAAAGTCCCATCCCTCGGGCTGGTCCTCTTCTTCATCACTCTCGTATTCTTCTTCGAGAATTATGGTGGAATATTTCGGTCTCCTGGGATGGAACTCTTCGTCCTCGTCCTCGTCTTCATCTATCTCAAACACTTGGACCTGGCTCATCCTCTAGTTGTTTATCTATAGCTTTTTTGAGCATTCTTTCGGCGGGAGTCTGTGGCTCCCATGCTGCCCATGACTCCTCGCATTCGTTCATTTGACGAGCCACATCATCCTCCTGACCTTCGTAACGATTCCATGTACCCTCTTCATCCTCCTCTTCCTCTTCATCCTCTTCTTCTTCATCATCTTCATAAATCTCTGGATACAGAGACCCTAACTTTTTACCGAGTACGTTTCGGGCTGAGAACATGAGACCGAGTCGCATGTCCTGAGCCATGACCACGTCCCGGCCAGCAGCTTTGGCGTAATGACCCGCCAGAACTGTTGCCGATTCCAACACGGGTAGTATAATGTCCATTGCGGCCGATTCAAAGTCCATTATGATTCGTAGTTAGAAAACAATACCTGTGTATTTCCGCCATCAATCTTTACAAAATTGTAAGCGAGTGCATAAATACGTATATATAGATTCGTTGTGGACAAGAGATTAAATGTAAAATTTTGATTAAAAATTCTCGAAAAATTTACATGAGTCGTAGGAGTTTCTGATTGGGGATCTAGACTGAACGAGTACATGTAGAACAAACGGTCTGGTTTTCTCGTATGAAATTCAAGGGGCTGGATTATTCGAAGGAATGTAGGAGTTCCTATATAGTTTGGAATATGAGTTACGTTATTAAAGTCGAGTTCCATGTTTACGAGCTTATCTGTTGTGCCGTAGTCGTACCCCTGTGCTGAGTCTGCCTGAATTACTATAAATAACTCCTTCACAGGGTTTGCAAATTGCGTCTTGCACATTGCTGTCTTGACCCCTCTGGGTACAAAGAACTGCTCACGTTGACAATGTTCATTCAGGTAAATTTGGGGTGTATTTTTTATAAAGTTTCTTTCAGTCTCTTCGAGATATACATATTCGACATAGAGTGATGCGTTAAATTGGATCGCGTCTGTAATGTCCGGACAGAACACGCTTGCCTGGTTGAATCCGATCCTGACAATGACGGGGTCATTTATAGCACACACTGGAATTCCCTTTTTGAGCATGAAGAAAGGAATGTCTATCGTATATGTCATGAGACCACCATTGCTCACGTTCGAGAGGTTCTTCCCGGTGAGCTTTGATAGGGCCCCTTGTTTTGTCACTGGAATCTCAAAGTCATTCTTCATTTCTATAAACTCTCCCCATTGACGTTCGACTAACTGGGAACCTATGTACAGGTCCGCAAAGTTGACCATAAGGGTCCCGGCAGAATCTAGAATGTTGGAAGTTCCAAAAACTCCTGGGTTCTGAATTTTCAAATAAATTTTTGATATTATATCTCCAGAATTTGGGAGCTGTATAAATGTTTCTCCCCCGAAATACTGATTATCTGGTCCAAAAAGGACTTCATCTATCCTTGAAGTCCACCGGGTATGCTTTTTGTACTGTTCTATAAAGTACGTCACTTCGGCATCCTGGCTCAGAAATACATCCTCTTGACCAAGGGTCGCAAGGGCGGTACGACCTGCCATTCTGTAATCTACTGGGAAATAAACATGAGCCCGGCGAGCCCATCTGCGACCCGCATGACGTTCCTATTCACGGCAATAACCCTGAGCTTTTTAGATGGATAATATCCATCGGTCCTGAAGATGTTCAATTCGAGAATAACTTGCCTGAGACGGCTAAAATTGATTGGACTCTTGAAAGTTTTTATATAAAAATTCCTTGTCGGAAAATTTATAAAATTGTTAAAAGGTTCTATGATACCAAGTTGGGTCCCATCGGTTATGCGATTCGTGACGAGTTCCTCACCGTTTATAGTTATTCCTAGGTTCGCGAGACCGTCATTAGACCAGTCATATGGCAAAGAACCATCTATCTGTATCACAAATAATAATGTATTTACGGGATTTTCAAATATTAATTCAAAATTACCCTGAGTGAATGCTTGTGCTAGATCTATTTCATGGTACTGATACTGTTCTATGATGTAATCAAGATTCGTTTTAGATAGCCAGTTAACCTCGGGTTGTGCCAGGTACACATATTCAATAATTAGTGATGCCCCTACCGGGTTTGGCGCGGTTTTAATTGCCGTAAGTTCCTGAAGCGTTCTGAATGTTATCCATATTTCCACATCTTGCCTATTAATAACTGAGATTGGTAGATATGACCCAGATTTTCCATAAAAGTAAAATGGTAAATTTACATAGTATTCCCTTCCCGACGCGATTGTCGTGTCGTATTTACCAGTGAGAAGTTTGAGGCCCGGTTGATTCTCGTACGGGACATTCAGGTCATTCCATATTTCTATAGCCTCGCCCGTGAGAGTCTCTATGGTCTGTCCGCCAATTTTGAGATCGGCCGACTTTATAGCCCATGTTCCGACCGAGTCATAGTAATGGTACTGTGAGTAATCTGTTGGTAAAGCCGATGTTGTGAGAGGGGTAAATAACATGAAAGCGTTTGAGGATAGCTGAAAATTTGCCGGTGGATTGTCTAATTTCCTCAAGAGTCCTTGTTGCGTATAAGGGTCTACATCTCCTACATAAATTTCACCGCTTGGTAGTACGGTCAATGTTATAGGAAGATTAAATAATGCACCTGGGCCGAACCCATCGGCCGGGTTATTAGTACCCGGTACCGAAGGAACACCTGCAATTGTGAAAACAAGATTTCCTTGTTTTGTTATTTTCCTAATTAAACAATTGTAATTATCACACACATATAAATTATCGTATGCATCTATACTCAATTCTGGTGTAATCTGGAATAGAGAATTCCGCCCGAGGCCGTCGATATAACCAGATTCGTGATTTGGCTGACCAGCAATTAAAGATCTAAACCCTGTGACCGGATTTATACTCCATATCACGCCTATATAGTCTGACACATATAAAGTACCATTCGAACCTCGAGTTATACTATTCGTAGCTGTCATATCTGGGATTCCTGCCTGTACGGGTCCAGCTAATGTAGATACTACACCCGAGGGAGTTATTTTTCTTACTGCCGAGTTATTAGTATCGGTAACATAAACATTACCATTTGAATCTACACAGAGTTCCGTAGGTGAGTTAAATTGAGCAACTGAACCAGGCCCGTCCACAAACCCAGGATTACCCGTCCCTGCGAATACCGTCACGGTTCCGGCATGTATTCGTTTTATTTGATGCGCGGCTTGATCTGCCACGTATATAGTTCCATTAGATTCAATACATAGACCTGTAGCAAACGAAAATCCACTAGCTATTCCTGTAGAAACCATTGTAGAAACTGCTATTTTATAGACACCTATTGTGTCGGTCGTATAAATATTGCCCATTGAATCGTTTATTAGATTGTAAAAATACTCTGGAATATCACCACCCGTAATACTAATGGTACTTACATTTCTATAAGGAGACGGCATGTTTTTCGTTCCGGCCGTTACGGACATGGTAAAAGGAGCATTATCTATTCGTATTAAATTGTTATTTGTAGTATAATAGTCATATTGGGCATTTGAGAATGTTAGTATAGTATCTGAAGTGTCATTATTGAATTCTAGATGATTAAAACATTCATATGTTCCTACATTTGAAAATACAACATCTTGTCCAAAAGTAATGAAATTCTGAACACCATTCGATGTAAAATTTGTTGAAAAGTTTATAGGAAAATTCAATTGTGTTATAGTCGATCGTTCGAGAATTCCATTGAATGGCAAAATGAATCCCGGTCTAGGATACAATTCGGTCCCTCCGTTCGGAAGACCAAGATACGTAAAGTTTACGGTTGATATCGCCATGTCAACGTAACCTCCTCCGTATACATAAAACTCATACACATTTGATACATTGGAGACCGTTACGGGCAGGAAAATCTCACCATTCGAAATATTTCCCCATGAATATTCAATTTTATGACGTGAAGAATTGTATAGACTGATATTCGTAATGTATCCCGCAGGAGTAATAGGAATTAGATTAATTCCGACTAAATATTGTCCCACGTTTCCAAATGAGAATGTGGTCCGATCATTTCCGGCCGTCATACTGCCCGAAGTTGTCAGCTTACTATTACTAAAAATCAGAAAAGGTCCGTTATTAATTGGGGTCGGGGCAACTCCATTTATTTTTCCGTCTACAAATGCATCTACAGGTTCTATATAAATATAAGTATTTGATTGATTGTTATTTGCTGTAAAGTAAAAGTAAAAGTTCTGTGTCAAGTCGGGGGTGAAAATATTTAATGGGTAAGTTGAATTAATGAACTTTGTAAATGAAGGTGGGCCATCTGAAGTATCTGAACCTATATTAATTCCTGTAAAGTTTGAACGAACTATATATGTAGCATATGGCCGTGTAAACTTAATGCGCCCCCCGGGTGTTATTGTGTATACAGCCGGTATATCTTCATTTGTCCACACAAGGGATTTGGAGTTAAAATCTATGTAGCCCGTTTCAAATTGTGATGTAGTAGTTAGGACCATTGAAGAGAGCGTGTTTATGGGAGCACCGATCGTCCGCGCCCATCCAGCCTGTTCGAGTGTAAAATCTGGTACAACAACTCCATCGGTCGCAATGTAATATTGATATGTATCATCTTGGAGAGATGGGTTCTTTGGATCAAACCCCCAAAACACGCCAGAATTTGTATAATTTGTCGAATTAGATATATAAAAATATATATAAGGCTGATCTGTCAAAAATATAAACTTATTAAGATTCGGATCATAATAAACATTAGGTATGCTAGCGGACCATTCGTTAAAACTCGTTGTATTCGACGAGAAATATTGCTGACCTACCGGCAATGTTGCATAATATCTATCATTTAAAACGGGTATATTAGAAGGATAACTAGGTTGTATAGGCCAGAACCAGTCCTCGGCGTATTCTGCCAGTGGGGGCAGTGTTAATTTAAGGGTCGTCGCCCGGACGAGATCACCCTTGACAGGAATTCTGACGATATTATTCTGTCCCATGGTTATTCCGGAACCTTCGAATGGAACCTCAAACGCCTCGAGGACAAAGGGCGTGTGCCTCTTGTAGACGCTCGCAAAGTAGGTCACCGCTGGGGTTCCTGTTAGGTACACATCCTGTTGACCAAGTGCCGCCAACTGGATGAATCCAGATGACATATCTAATAGTTGCAAAGACTTTTGTCAGAGTGCGTCCCGCGCACCCGCAGTTTTTATTGGGAGAATATAGGAATGACCTTGAACCTCAGGAAGTTTGATCCGAGCACTATGGGTGACGATAAGGTCTGTATTTTCATCGGTAAGCGCGGAACGGGCAAGTCCACGCTCGTAACCGATATTCTATGGTACAAAAAACACATACCGGCTGGAATAGCAATGTCGGGCACCGAGGATGGCAACGGGTGGTACAAGCAATTTATTCCTGATATATTCGTCTATTCCGATTACAACTTGAGTGCTCTCGAGAAACTCATCGAGCGTCAAAAGAAGCTCACACAGCAGGGCCGGGCAAGTCCCGTGTTTGTCCTAATGGATGATTGCATGTACGACCGGTCATTTATGAGAGATGTGGCGGTCCGTCAGCTCTTTATGAACGGTCGGCACTGGAAGGTTTTCTTTATGATGACTACCCAGTACGTGATGGACATGACACCTATGATTCGTACAAACGTGGATTACGTTTTTGCCCTACGCGATAACGTACGGCAAAATCGTGAGAATCTATACAAGGCTTTCTTCGGAGTATTTCCGAATTATGATACGTTTTCACAGGTTATGGATTCTTGTACCGAAAATTACGAGTGTCTGGTGCTCGATAACACATCCAAATCGAACAAGATTACAGACTGTGTCTTTTGGTACAAAGCACCTATTCGCAAGAATTTTCGGGTCGGTTCACCATCGTTCTGGCAATATCATCAGACTCACTATAACCCCAGGCACGTGACTCAGCGTGGGGCCGAGCCGGTGATCAAACGCAAGGGAGGAACGGTCGTTGTGAAAAAGAAAAATGCGTAGAGGTTTGTTTTGAAATTTCCCCATGAATATTAATGGATACATATGACCCAAATAGTGAAACGACCCCTATAACTATAGTTGAAGAAGTGCCTCCAGAGGAAGTGAAGAAAACAGTGCCCACGGGGCTTTTGCGCCCAGAAAAAAAGGTTGAGGATGATCAAATGGCAGACTTTTCTAGTCCAATTGAGGAAGTAATGCCTGGTCCAGGCCAGATGATGCAAAACGAAGTAATGGGCCCACCCCCTTCGCTCATGTCAGGAAACGTATCGGTACCACGCTCATCAAAGAAGAAGGCCGCCGCGAGCCAGAACCCATTCGGTCTGACCGATGAGCAATTCATGGCCGCTATTGCCGGTGTGGCCGCTATTGCCGCGTATTCATCACCTGTGCAGGATAAGCTCAGTACTATGGTTCCCAAGTTTCTGAACGAGGCCGGAAAACAGACAATGACCGGTATGATTGTGACCGCACTCGTGGCGGCGATAATCTTTTATTTCGCAAAGCAATTCATCAAGGATCGGGTATAACGTCTCCACAATAATTCTTGGTTCCATTTTTTTTATAAATTCCATGCGTAATAGCAATTTCCTTAATCTTTTTAAAATTTTCCCAAAATGCATTTGAATGATCGTACTCACGGACTGTCATGTGGGCAAGCTCATGAAGAAGTACATATGTTGCGGAATTTACATCGTCCCCGTCAAGACAGATGTAAATTTCATACCCCTTATTCACATTCGATCCAATGACCCCATCGAGTTTACCATGCATTCCCGTGATGATTGCGGGCTTCAAAACAGGTTTCCACAATTCATCACCTGTTGCCCTGAGAACATCTAGAATTTTCCAATAATTAATTTTTAAATCATCCAGCATTTTATTTTGTGTGAATTTCATTAAAATAATTATCCAAATTATCATCAAGGGAATTATCCTCAACATTCCTATCATTACGAAAGACAAATTTTGTGTACATGTCTGAAATCATTCCATTCTGATTAATCATCATTGGTTCCCATGAAATAATTTTGAATTTTAAATTATTAAAATTGTAAATTATATTTTCCCCATCCATCAATGGTTCATTCTTAAATTCCCCTTCATAGAATGGTCCATCTACTAATTTTACCCTTGCGTGATGCGAAAAATTTTCAATTGTATTTCCGAGAGAATCAATGAAAACTCCTGACGGGTGACACATGGTTTCGATTCTGATCTTTTCGGGGGCGATCCCAATGAGGAGCCCTCCGGGCCGAACTGCTCTCGAGATTGCCCTAATAGATTCATCGAATGTTTTTTGGTCTGAACAAATGTAATGCATGGAAAAGTTATAGCAGACAACATCCCAAGGTTCGGTCATGTTCATGACCGCTTGTCGAATGTCACCGACCCCCATGAAATTTACATCTAGTCCCATTTCTTTTGATCTTTTTTGAGCTTCGATAATTGATTCGGCATCTGGATCTATGGCATCTACCCGCGCCCGGACAGCTCTCCATTTATGAAGATCACCCCCACGCCCACACCCACAATCAAGGACGCGCGAACCCAAAGGAACCCATCTTGTTATCAATTCTCTTTTACAATTATTATGTAATTTGCGGATATGTTCCATGACTTAAAAAGAAAGCGACCAATCCTTTTATATGGCTATGCTAGAGGCAGATTTGACGTGCATCCCCGGTCAGTACTTTGCGTGTATTTCCCTGGTCGGCCCAGATCTTCCCCAGAAGAATGACAAGTTTGGTCTTAAGATTCGTGGGTGCTTTTCAACGCGCGACGAGGCCTCAACTCACGCCAAGCGTCTTCAGCGCGAGGATGCTACGTTCGATATTTACGTAGTAGACATGTATAAATGGCTTCTGATTCCTCCGGACCGTGATCAAATCGATGATGTCCACTATCAGGATGCCAAGCTCGAGGAAATTATGATCAAGTACCGTGAGAACCAGTCTCAGGCCGCATCTATGTTTGAGAAACGCAAGCGTGACATGGTCGCCAAGCCGATTGATGGAGAGTTTCCATATATCGATCCTTCGGACGAGAACAGTAAATTTTACACCAAGCCAGACGTGCCCCCTATTCCTCACCCGGCCGATCTGCTCGAGGACCTCAAGAAGGAGTTTCCAGAGGATACGATCGAGGAGCTTGTTTCCAAGGCTGATATTCGGGTCGCTGCCGAGGTGATCCGCCGGCGCACGGCCCTTGAGGTCCTCCCTCCGACCGCCGAGGCCGAGGAGGAGGATGTTCCTTCGGTCCAGTAAATAATGATAAATAATAGAAAGAAATGATATTTGCGCTGATAGGCGTGATGATCGTAACAGTACTTTTGTACCTTGCGATTGTTCGGCTTGTTCCAGCGCCCTCTCAAATATCTCAACCTGTAAGTGCTTATGACAACCAGTTTGAGGTATTTAAAGACATGCAGCCTTCATCTCAGGTCAGAGAAGGTCAATGGGTCGGTTTTCTTCAAGAGGATGTCCATACCGGAAGGACTGGTCCAATTGGTGATTTTACAGGAAATGATTCAAAATCGGGAAATGCTCGACTTTACAACTTTTGAACAATTATAGGACGCATACTAACAAAAATCACCCCAATAACTATTCCAATAAGTAAAATTGTGATGGGATTTATATTTTTAAGGAAGTTGATTTCGGCCGGAACGGCGGACGTGAGCACCTGGGGTGGCCGCCACTCTTCCTCGGGCTCCTGGTTTTCCTCGGGGTGCGACGGGGGCTCGCTTCTTTGAAGAAAAGGAAGATTCTCCATCTGTAACATCTTCGTCACTTTCGTTTTTATCTGGAACTACGAAACCGTCCAAGTTTCCGTCTTCATCAGCATCTGATTCGTCATCTTCTTCGTCCGAATCGGTCTCGACTGCTGATGAAACGTCGGTCGGGTCATTACTATCATAATCGTCTGGCGCATAGTCATCCTCGACCTGTTCTACAGGTTCGTATCGAACAGGAGGTTTAGAAACACGCCCAGAACGAGTCCGGGGCTCACTGACCGTGGGATTTGACTGTGCTGGGGATGAAATATCCATCTTCTGGATAATCATCAAACGTTTCGTTTAAGTACTTTGGAAAGAAATGAAGTCCTTTGCGAATTGCAGTTTGATTAATCTTCAATTCGCCTTCAAGACCTAGTTCATTTGAAATACCCTGCAAAGTATCTTGAATTGAGCCGTCTGTAGATGTTCTGATACCGAGTCCTAGATCTCGTATATTTTCGATCGCATGATACAAAAAAGTACTTGATTTGTCTAGATCCGTCTCAAGAACCCTCTCGAACCCCCGAATATTTATCAAAAAACGCTGCCAGCTTTCCGGGTCCAGTCCCGAATACGGATGGACCTTCGTCTCGAACTTCTGAAAAGTTCGTGTGGGACCCATTGGGAAAAAAATCCATAAAAACGCTAGAAACAGGACTGCCCACAATATCAACATCTTTGAGCTGTTCTACTATAGATGGAGGGAGAATATGTTCCTGACCGTTAAACTTGCGACAGTCATCGTCAAAACACCGCTGAGATATACGGCCTGAACGAATAGAAAACCAAATATGATTCGATTGATGTTCCCGTTTGATATTTTCACAAAATTTAGCATCCGTCTGAACGTACCAGCCATCATGTTCATGCCTCTGGACCCGCTTGACCCGCGTGCGCCTCTGACCCATCATGTACCTCTGTATGAATTCCTCAAGGCCATCTATATCAACGGGCAAAGAATGGACCTTTTCATCTTCACCTTCGACCCTGACCGAAAAGAGCTCCAGAACTGCAGCATCTGGTTCCTTTGAAAACTCGTGACCATCAATACCGCGCCACGGAACGTATGGGTCACCCGAGGGCTTTTTGTGTGACCAGAGCATCCGAAGCCCCGAACCTCCATAGACCGACGCATCAATGATTGTCGCCCAAGGCCCCTCACCAAGGGCCAGAATGATCTTGGTCCGTAAATTCAAAGCCTGTGTGCGATCCACTACAAGATCGGGCCAGTGGATGTGAACTCCCGTCTTGATTCCTTCCTTGACTGGACGGGGCTTGGTTCGGGCAATTAAGCAACGAGACCTACTCTCGGTCGCGTCATGAATTATAGAACAAAACCTTAGAATATCTTCATCGCTCAATTTCTCTGGATCTTTGTAATCAAAATCAATGAAAAACTTGAAGCGCACCGTCTTTTGCTCTACGACATAGAGTTTCGTACCCGACTGAACGGTCCGAATGTACTCCCGGAAAAATTCATTACAATCTTCCGGAGGAACATTGAGATTCCCACCATCCATTAAAGCATGCGTCACATTCCCATTTGGGACTCGCCATTTATGGACCATTAGTTAAAATAGACTTGTTAACTCTAAGTGGTCTTTGCCCACATTGCAGAAAATGTTCCGATATTATTAGTAGCATTTTTAGATGTTTTATAAGCGCAACGACTAGTTCCATATGAACCCCCTAGAGGGTTTATACTATAAATAAACGACCCACAAGTATTAAGATTATCACATCCAGTTTTACAATCTTTTAAATTTAGATTTGTCCCTCCAGCACCAGTGTCATACCCGTCAATATTATTTGCTCCAATTACTTGGGTGTATCCAGTTATATTCTTTTTATACATACTATTTGTTCCTGCTGTATTTATGGGCACCTGAGAAGATTTATAAGCGCATTTACGCGTTAAATACGCACCACCAAGTCCGTCTGTATTAAAAATAAATGATGCACAGTTTGAATCGGCATTGCAACCTGCTGCGCAATCATTCAGAGTTTGATTAACACTGCCATTTCCAGTATCATATCCGTCAATGTTGTTTAGAGAACCTGTTACCAGTGTATAACTGTCTAGAATATTGGGCGCAGTCGTGCTCCCGCCTGTGCTCGTGCTCCCGCCCGTGCTCGTGCTGTCACTCGTGCTGGAACAGCTGTTTCCTATGCCAAGAGGACATGTCCAGTTCATGTACCATGAAAATCCCGAAGCGACCAAAGAGCAGACGATTGCAGCCATAATAATTATGATGAGTGACGAACTTCCTGCCATTAATACTTGCTGATATTATTCTTCATCTGAACTGCTATCATGAGTCAAAAAAGCCCAAAATGGCCGGTTTTTCTTTATTTTAGGGGGCTCGGTGACCACCTTCTCCTCAGCCTCTATTTCAATTTTCTCAATTTCAAAACAGAGTTTTCTGAGAGTCATCTCTTTGGCAAGCGTCTCTGGGTCTGAACCATCCTTGCGAAGTTCTACAAGAATCCTGGCGAGATCAAGTTTTGAACGGGTCATTTCTAAATATACACATCTTATTTTAGTCGGCTATCCCGCAGCATATTAAGACTTGCCAAGATTAAAGTTTGTTTTTAAATTATCGATAGCTTGGTGAAATTCTGGATTATCAAGGACATGGGTCCTTATCATGGGCCATATGTTGGGCCTGTTTGCGATAGTATCTAGAGTTTCGAAAGAGCAATCATCATTTTCATCATAATTGCGGCGGTACGGAACTCGACTCGATTCCATTTTATCCTTTTCAGTTGTGAATTGCCGAACAATTGAACCATGTTCAATTTCGGTCATTGGAAGATCGAAAATGTAAACATGATATGTATTGTGAGCGGTCACGCCGTCCTCAATATCCCGTGGTTCAGGAGTATCGGTGACAAATTTAAAATAGGAGTAAGACCCCTTCTTTAAATTTATGGTTCCCCGTGTTTCTTCTTCGAGTTCTCGGACCGCACATTGAAGTGGGTTGAAAATCTCGCGTCGGCGACACCCGCCTGTAACGAAAGTCCATTCCTTGTATCGTCGGTCCCGGACGAGAAGGAAATGTTTAACACCGTTAACTGTACTGACTGGTATCGCCATTGCTTTGTGACGCTCTCGGGTCGTCATTTACTATCATTTCTGGAGCAAAAAATTTCTGTAGATTTCCCCGTCTGGGGTCATAAGTGGCCAAAAATATCATACATGCCAAAAATACCCATACGACCCAGTGCATTTGTAATTGGTCCTGAATTTAACTTGCGTACAAAAGCCCACCCGTGCCGTTCTGTATCCGGAGCACGTTGTAGTTGACCGCGTATAGGTAAGTGGTCGGGTATTTGACTGGGCCGCAAAGACCGAGCACGCCGTTCGCGAGAACTGGGGGCGTGACGATACGGAAGGTATCAAGGCGGGAAAAGTTGAGCGTGCCGGTTGGCTGAAGCTTGGAGGTATCGAGGCAGTACGAGATGACTGCAACACCTGCCAGCCGGTTATTGTGCATGTAACCGTAGGGCGTGTTGTAGTAGTGGGGGACATCGACCCAGTGGGGGAGACCACGAGACTCGCCAACATCCACTCCGTTAATCTGGGTCTTGAACTGGTAGTTGGCTGCTACGCTTCCTCCCTGCAGTGAATATATGGAATCGTAATCCTTGGCTGGGAAGGCGATGAACTTCACTGGCTGAGCCAGAGCCAGCTCCTGGGTTGGGTTCACGCCAATGACTGCCCGCTGCACCTGGGTGATCAGCAGATCATGCGTGGACTTGGCGAACCAATCGCGCTCCATCTGGTCGAGGTACACAAAGTTGGTCCAGCACTGATACTGGAGAGATCCATACGTTGGGTTTCCGGTTGAAAGAGGGCTCGCGGTGACTCCAGGACCAAGTGCTAGGCTTGGGTCAATGAAATAGACCACGGTTCCTGCACCGGTTGTCGTTGAACCTGCGGAAGACTGGCGAGGGAAAGAAACCTCGAGCGTAGCTGTTCCAGTTCCAGATGTGAATGTACCTCCAGTGGCTATAATCCTGCTCACAACAACCGGTCCCGTGTATGAAAGACCAAAAATCTCCTGACCAACCGCAATTGCGGTTTGAGAAGCACCCACCAGTTTCTGAAGATTAATGGTGGTAATAGATGCGTCGTCAACAACAAGCTGTGAAGGAGAACCACACTGACCAACCGCCGTAAAATTCTGGGGAATGATCGCGAACTGGGAATATTGAGGAATTGCAGTCCCTGAATTGTTGGCGGCAGTATACTGTATGCCGAAAGACGTTGCCGCCGTTGAAACTGATACATATGGGCTGGTAAGAACAGTTCCAGCCGTTTTCTGCATAGCAGCTGTCTGGAACACGTATCCACCAAGCGTGGCTGCAGTTGAGAGAGTTCCATTGGCGTAGCTAAGTGCTCCAGTAGTACCGCCAGTCGTTGTGAGAGCACCAGTTCCGCCAGACTGAGTAATCACACCCGCCAGGTAAGTTGCAGGAAGGAAGGTGAGACCACCAACTGCCGTGAGACAACTTGCGAAATATGTATCAATATTCGCCGCAGTTGCGGTTACAAATGGTGTAGTGTAATTCACGGAAATGAGGGTCGAGCTGAATACTGTATTAACCGAAGGGATTGTCTGGGTCGCCAGAGTAGCGCCAGACCCAACGCCCAGAATATTCTGTCCTGCCGATATGGTTCCAGTAGCACTTCCAACAAGAAGATTGACTACTGGGTAATTTGGGGTGACAACCCCCGTGTTAGTTGAGGCTATTGTTACACCGTTAGTAATTGTACCACCGCCCAATGTGAGGGTCACTGTAGCAGATGTACCAGCTGCTGCATATGTTGTAACTGCAGAGATATAAGCAACTACAGACGTTCCAAGAGATGTGGTAAAAGTTGATACAATCGAGTTTACAATCACTCCATTAGCTGCGGTAAGGCCGGCAAGTGTAACACCTGGATATACAGTTTGACCAGTAGCCGTCACGACGGAGCCAGCAATAGCAAAAGAGCCGCCGGTCTGAGTTGCAGTCGCATAAGATGATGGACTCTTGGTGACCGCGGCGAAAGCTCCAGCTGTTGGTGCAGAAGCAAAAAACATAACACATGTACCCGAAGTCGAAGTTGTAGAAGTAACACTTGAGACAGTAGCTGTAATTGAAGCAGAAAAGCTAGTAAAAACCATGCCGGGTATAAGCTGAGCAGTCCCTGAAGTGTAAGTAAATGACTGAACAATGTCAGTTGTCAGGGTAGTTGCTCCGAAAAGGAAAGAAGTGTTATTTAAAACGGTTCCAGCACCGGTACCAGTAACAGGGTTAGTAGCAGTAACTGCACTCCCGGCGCCTGGAATGTTTGATACCGTCGGGGCAGCTACAGAATACGTGTCGTAGCTGATGGTATAGTTATTCAGGTATGTTGACCACGTGATACGAATCTCCACATCGTGGTACTGGAGGGCGATCAGGGGCAGGCAGACAGACCAATCCTTGCAGAAGAAAAACTTGAGTGGGAGGAATGTGGCCTTCTGGTTGTTTACAATTGTAGAATTAAGGTTAAGAAGGCGCTGGCTGTAGTTCTGGGCGCCGGTGACGGGCTCGATGTCGGTCATGTACTCAATGTCCTGGGTGTCGACAACCTGACCGCCAATCATGAGCTCGAACTTGTCGAACACCTGGGTCCAGTCTAGGTTGGTAATCATTGCACCGTTGTTGTCGGTAGCGGTAAAGTATACATAGCTGAGGAGATCACCCTTCTTCTCAAAACGAATCGTGGAAATACCGCCAGCTGAAGGAGCGCCCTGAATAATCTGGCGCTCGATTGAGTTTGCATAGTGGGTATACTTGCGATAACTAGACCGGTAAAATGAAATTTCGGGCTTGCCGGTCAGCCAAGCATCCTGATCACCAGTTGCGACGAGTTTAACAACACCTCCGCTCATTTATCATTGGTCTTATATTTTTTTATCATACAACCGCGAGTGGTGGTAATGCGATAGGGTTCCCCTCGAGGGCCTGGATGGCTACGTCGAGAGAATGTTTGCTTGCGTAAGGATTTTCCTGACCCTTGCGCTCATTCAAATTATAGAATCGAGAATCAACATATTGCTGCACACGTCCGCCTGTAGTAGCGTTTACTGGCCCGACTGGGAATTCTGTTGTCTCGGCCCGAAGTGATGATGGAAGGCCGACTATATTCACTGGGTCATTTCGTACATTCATACAACCGGCATTACCGGGACGATCTGGCTTTGAGCGAACATCGCTCGAACGTGTAAGAGCCTTATTTGTATAGGCAACCTCACCACCCTCTGCGTATGGCTGATATACATTGTACTGTCCGGGACCGTCACTTAGAGTATCCTTGCGCTCACCCGTTTGCTGACGAATAGTAGAACGAGCAGTTTTTGAGAATTCAGGGCGTTTCTCTGGTTTTGTAATTGCGCCACCCTGTCCTTCGGCCCGACTCTGAATTGGGGGCTGATAGGCAGTCTTTGTGTCCTTTGCCTCGTGACTCACAAGCCCCAGAGGCACTGGGCCACCTGAAGGAATGAAGTGCGCGGGGGGTCCATTACGCCCCTCGAGGGTAGTGAGCTTCTCTTCGTTAATATTTGTTGGAAGAGCACGGAAAAACTGATGGAAACCACCGGCCGCTGCAACATTAGAGCCGTATCCAAGACCTGGGCCTACGTTGATTCGTTCAATAGGCTGAACATTATTTAGCTTATTTGTAATGTATTCACGCTCATACATGTTATAAACGGGCTGACCATGGGGGAAAGTCTTGGTGTCCATCTTCGAGTCCTGGAGAGATGGAATCGCATCTTTTGGAGCAAGACGCCAATCACCTATCCGCCGACCAAGGCCGGGATTTGTATTGCGTAAATCAAAGCCGTCTTTATCGTGATCCCAGGCATTAGACATGAGATCAAGATCACGGCGAGTTATGGATCGAGTGGTTGGAGGTTTCGAAGTACATGCGGGCTTGGTATATGTGACGATAGAATCATCATTATCTTCGCTCAACTTTTTACCTGCAAACACAAGACCGACTATGGCTGCGATTGCCAGAGGGTCCATATATTATATGAAATTATTTGTTTTTAAAGTACCGCTGGTTAAAACGGTTATTCTGATCATCAACATACGTGCTGCGGGGATCCCATCGCATCCACTGGATGGGAACCTGGGCTGTATCACAGTAATTATTGGGGAAATCATAAGGTTGTTCCGTCATGTTCTTGCGCCACGAAGTTGTTGGTTCGGATATGAGGAAATTGCTGACCTGGGCAATGTCATCGAGAGTAATCTGAGCAGGACCCTGCCATACGCCCTGTTCAAGGACATTTTGACTCGTTGTTAGGGTCGGTGCCATTTACTATATATAAGGAAATTAACTAGAACCACCGGTACCGGCGCCACCACGACCGCCACGCATTTGTGTAACTTCTGGGAAGTGGAAATTGAAGTTGTCCGGGTCGCATGCGACACCTCCCTGGTCTTTGCACATTGGTGAAAACTTTTTACCAAAAGATGCCTCGGCAAAAGCAGTCTGGTCGCCTGGGATTGTTGTTACGGGCATTGTGTAGAAATTGCGCTCGGCATCTCTGATTCGCTCAAATGGATGAATTTTACTCCACTGTTGCTGAACCTCTGTGCGAACGCTCGGATACCAAGCAGCAGATGGACGGTCCGGGTCATCAACGTACTCACTCAGAAGTACGTTACCCATGGGGTTATCTTGGGTCGGAAGAGTGACCTCGGGCTGAAGAATATTCGGTTGCCGACCGTTTGCAATTGTTTTCTTTCCATCAACAATCATGTTGTTAGTCTGAAGATAGAACAAAACCGCAAGGACTAGAATTCCTAATGCGAAAATACGGGTATCCCGCTGAATAAGATAGACTATACACGTTGAATAAATAATAAAACGAGCGGTCGCAAGTGCCCGCTCTTTTGAAGACTGTTTCGAGTTGGGCCAAAATTTAAGGAGATCATCTGACTTGAATATTTCCTTAACATCCATCCTATAGTCTAACGAGATTTTTTGTTTCCCTTCTTCTTAGAATGAGGCTTCTGGGGGGGAGTCAAATTATTCATGATTCCGGCGAGTGGGCCATTACCGAGCATCATCGTACTGAGCATATTGTTCATTCCTGACATAAGAGCCGACTCATTCATCGGTCCATCTGACAGTTTCATATTCTTCGCACAACTCTCGGCAACGGCCTCAATCTGAGAGAGGGCGTCTGGAGGAAACATATTCAGCGTCATTGCAATCATGTACAACGATGAGAGCCACTGCCAAATCGCACTCTTATTCTGTTCCGTGCACGTATCCTCGTACCAGTGCTTATGAAGATACAACTTCTTGGCAAACTCATTTTCCTCACAAAAGAAGCCCGGGTCCTTTGCCATCAACTTCTGAGCAAATGGACCGACCTCCTTCATAAATTCCTGGTAATGTTCGGGTCCCTCACGAACGACCGCCTTGGCTATATGCAGTACGAGATCATCTGACCAGACCGATAGAATGTCATCGATAAACTGACTATACATGTCATTAAATGCCTTGACTGTTGTCATTGTATTTTAGAATCGTATATATTCCTTAACTGTATTAAAAAGGTTCAGTTAATCGAGATTCGTGTGAGCCCCGAGTTTTATCCATTAAAAAATAAACAAGAATTGCGACAAGAAATGCCGGTTTGAAATATTCAGAATTCTTAAGTTTTTCACCTCCATTCATTTTGTTCTTGAGGTATATGTAAGTGACAGTTATTGCGGCCGCTGCAATTGCAGCATTTAGTGGTTCCCTGAGCAGTTGATCCATTCTGTTACTAACCAATCTTATTTATACGCCCGGGTGTCCCGCGCGGGACACTTGGCGGGGCATCATCAAAAAGGTTTTCCTCTACGGGTTCGGGTGTTCCACCTGGCACATTTGGAGGAGTGAGTGTATTATTTACGGTAACCGTAGTATCTACACCCTCTGGGGTCTTGCCAAATTCCATTCCCGGAACAGATTCCTGAACAGGCTCTGGGGCCATTTCCTCGGGAGGCGGCTCGTCCTCCTCTTCGAGAGGGACATCCTCATCCTCATGTTCAAGATCAAGATCGCCAGATGTGGGAAGGGGCAGGTACGTATTTAGAATTTCGGCCGTAGGGACTAGGGCCTCAATTACATCGGCTATTTCAATAGTGAAACGGCGGAACAACTCACTCTTTCGGAACTCGTCCGTATTGTTCTCGGTAATTATGATTGGGTCATCGTACAAATTACGTGCACAATTCTCGTAGCACCTCTGAACGAATACATCATTGGCCGGAAGCTTGATACAAATCTTTTTGGTCTTTTTGTCGGTCCGAATTGCGCTCAATATCTTGACCTGAATTACAAATACAGCAGCCAACAAGCTCGGGAAAAGAGCATTTGACTTTATAATAGCTTCTGTATTCTTATTTGAAATTGAGGAATTCCACGTCTTGACATCACGTAGAAGTTCCTGAAAAACCCTGGTCATGTTCTTTCCCTGGGAAACCTTCTTGGCCTCGAGCCAAATTTCCCAGAACGCCTCGATCATGACCGGGATCATTGACTGACATAGCTTTTTGGTAAAGCGCCTCTCAGATTCGTTTAGAAGATCCATTGGTATTACTTGCCTTTTTTTTGTACACGAATTTTACCCGCAGTCTTGTGAAGATTTATAAGGCTCGGAAAATAGACATCCGGTGCTTCTTCCTCGGGTTCTTGGGTAATTTCTGGCTTTTTGTGCCACTCAACTTTAATGTCAAAAGGACTTACCAGGTTTACTGTGTAGCCCAGACGCTCGAGCTGGCGGCACATGTACAGTACGGCCTTGGCAATGTCATACTTTGGAAACCCGACAACAAATGGAGGAACCGTGAGTATCGCATCTCGTCTTCCCAAGTCCGAAGAAGTCTTGATTTTACGAGAAAACTGATCGAGCAGTGCTTTGTACGTCTCCTTTTTCACGTCATTTCTCTTCTTTTCTCGTTCTACAATTTCTCGAGCTTGCATACCTAAATTAGAAATTTATCTTTTCCACGTCGATAGAAGCGCGAGTCTGAAGATCGAGCTTGGATAGCTGACTATCAAAAGATGATGAGAATGACTCCGAAAGCTGAATTGGGAATGAATTACTCTTAGAATTCGCGAGGGCCGATTTAAGCTGACCGTCTATGGCCGTTTGGACAACGTCAAAAGACTGATAAGAGTCTGGCTGATAGGCACTTGTGTAAGAGACCGCATCAGATGTCGTCTCGGTATTGAGTATAGTTACAGCTCCATAATCATTTATACTGGCCTGAATATCAAATTGCTGTCCGAAAAAGTGACGCGTATTCAAAAACATGAGACGGGCCCGGTAAATTCCGTTACCGAGGGGCGTGAAATAGAGAGTCTCGAGAGGGACCATGTCTACCTGGGTAGACTGGAACTTTTCGATAACTGCCTGAACGACACCAAGTGGTACCGCAGACCCATCAGATTCGGTGGGTGCCGCAGCCTGCTGCATCGGAGATGCCACAGGGGGTCCCGATTTCTTTTGTGTCGAGTTCCAGACAAAAAAGAATATAAGTCCCAGGAGCAGGAGAAATACAAGCTCCTCTTCCATTAGTACTTGGTGCGAAAATATTTCTGACGAAAAAGGTTGTACTCGATTAATGGCACTTCTTGTGTTTTCTGATAAATGTCAATATTCTCATGAAATAATCAATTATATACGAACTCAGCCCGCTCTCATTAATGTTGTCCGGTTTCATAACGTGGCGACACACGGAGTACCTTCCAAGCAAATTACGCGGACCCCTACACTTGTAACGAATGAGGGCAAATTGTATGTAGGTCGCGAGGTTAAGAATTGGCTCGAATCTATGGTTCCGACGGAATTTGTTTCGTGGGACACAAGCCCGGACTTTTGTTCAAACCTGGACGGTTCAGAATGCAAATCGGACATGTTCGAGCTTGAACGATATGGCGAATCTCTTCAGCCAGAACTAACCCCTGAAATGGAGGAACGAATTACAAGATCTGTTACTGATGCAATGGCCGCAGCCAATCAAAGGACTTAAAGCAATCATGTCCAGAAACATCAATGAAACTAAAGACAATCCAGGCTTCGGCCATGAAAGCAGTCTTTGAGGTTCTCAAGGACATTATCAATGATGTCAACGTGTATTTTACATCAGAAGGTGTGAAAATACTTACGCTCGATACGGCCCGAGTGACCCTTGTCCAGATGAATCTATTGGCCGAAAACTTTGAAGAGTACGAATGTCCAGAAGAGATCATAGCGGGCCTGAATATGGCAAATGTTCACAAGCTTCTCAAGTCGGTCACATCATCTGATACATTGACTATGAGCGCGGAAGGGCGGGACATTATGGAAATTACTATAGATAATCCTGACAAAAATTCAATTACAAATTTCAAACTTAAATTATTGGATATTAACGAGGACATGCTCGAGTTCCCTGACATTAAGATGAATGTAGTAACGACTATGCCTAGCATTGATTTCCAGAGGTTTGTTAGGGACATGTCGAATCTTGGAAATGAAATGAGAATATGGCGAGAGGACTACGAGCTTGAACTGAGCTGTATAGGTGACTTTGCGGACCAGAAGACCGTGATCAAGTATCCGGACGCCCCTAAATGTGACCGAACGGGCGGATCATTTAGCCTGAAGTACATTAGTCTCTATACAAAGGCGACCAATATGTGCTCGAGTATTCAGATTATGCAAGACTCTGTGAATCAGGACATGCCAATAATTTTCCGATATACAATTGCAAATTTAGGCGAATTGAAATTCTTTTTAGCACCAAATATTTCCGAATAAAGTTTTTAACTATTATTAATACATGGAGGCCAGGTACGAGAATAAATTACAGGAATGTAAAAGTCAAGATGAAATGGCTGAATATCTATTATCATGTTTTTCCATTATAAAGGAATATACCGAGGAGACTGAAGAGACTGAAACATCCCATAGAGCACTAGGAATAGAAGTAAAGGTCCGCAAGGGGACCCAACGGAAGGCAATTTACAAAAAATACATGAACGAAATTGAAGGAGAATATGAGTCGACCGATTATACAGGTATTCAGAGATACAATCGACCATGTGAGGGTTGTGGCAAGATGTTTACGAAAATTGTAGATGATGTTGTGGCCGATGAAATATGTCAAGAATGCGGAAGGGCCGAAACATTCCAAGAGGATGAGCTCGGGTTCAAGGAGGAACAGGAGACTGAGAAGCACATCATATATTCGTACAAGCGTGAAAATCACTTCAACGAATGGATAAGTCAATTTCAAGCCAAGGAATCAACGAGTGTTCCCGAAGAACTTCTTAACCAACTTCGGGCAGAGTTTAAGAAGCAAAAGATTAAGGATCTTGGAGAAATTACTCACGAAAAGGTCCGGGGCCTACTCAAGAAACTCGACAAAAACAAGTACTATGAACATGCCCCATATATCGCAACTATTTTGAGTGGAATTCAACCGCCCACAATGCCCCAGACACTCGAGGACAAGCTTCGCATCATGTTTCACAAGATTCAGGCACCATTTGAGAAACATAAACCGATAAATCGCAAGAACTTTCTGAGTTACTCTTACGTTCTTTATAAACTGTGTGAGCTGCTCGGAGAGGATAGGTACTTGCCATGTTTTCCTCTCTTGAAATCAAAAGAAAAGTTATATATTCAGGATACTATATGGAAGGGAATTTGCAGTGAGCTTTCTTGGGAATATATAAAAACTCAATAGACTAACAGTCGATCCGTTCGGTCGGCTCGAATTTATTGGAAAACTCTTCAATTTCGGGCTCATCGGCGGTCCTATCTGGGAAATTGATCAGGTATCCATGATCGAGACCTAAAAGATCCATATAATTCTTGGTCTGAATTCGGTAAGATTCGTTAATCTTACTTACCGACTTGAGCTCAATGACCGTCTTTCGATCCACTATGAGGTCCGCGCGGACGTGGCCAACATTTTGACCGAGGTAAAATACAGGCACGATGCGTTCGGTTTCGTAGTACAAACCAAAGGTCCGAAGACCGACCTCGAACGCAGAATGATACACGGACTCGGAATATCCGGGTCCGAGCTTAGACCAGACATCATTTGCAATTTGCCGGATGCTCATTTAGGAAATATAGTGCACTAGTTTTTATGTAGATTAAGCGTCGACATCATTCTCTCAAGACTTGGGACGCGTCGGTTCCCTGTTGGAGACGTACTCTTATGAATGGTTTTTTTACGCTTTACAGTCCGAGTAGGTATCGAAGCGCGTACTCTCTTCTTACCCATGTATCGGGCCATAAAGTTTTCATGTTGTCGAACAGCATTCACAACTGAAGAAGGTGGAAGATTATATGTCATAGGTTGTGGTATCTTATTATTACCAGTATGCGCATACTTGTTAAATGCTTTCATTGTTCCCGCGTATGTTCCGGGGTCACCCCTGCACCCAAATACAAATAGAACACTTTGTGATTTTACAGTAGGTGCTAGGTTTTTCAATTGCAGCGACTGACCTTTAAAATATGCAGGAGGGTCGAAGCGACTACCTAGATATCTTAGACCACACTCCTTGTGATACCAATTACCCCACTCAGTAGGAGTTTTATCAAACATTTCAAGACCCATGTCCGGGCATGCGCTTCCGGGAGGATAAATATGGCGTTTCCAGTTCCAAATATGTGCTCTTACAATACCAGGCATATTTTTTGCGGGAAGTCTATCTGCTATAAATTGCCGCATTTTAAAACCGCTATGAAACATGTCCATCATCTTACTGTCCCGGAGAGTTCTTAAAGGAACGAAATATCCTGGGCGGCTTATGAACACTATATAAAGGTTCTGCGGTACATGAAAACTTGAACCGGGAATGAGGGTACCGTGAGCAGTAACGGTCACTATCTTTCTGTGTTTTGAAAGTTCTTGAAATTCTTGAATACGAGTTTGCGAGTTGTTCATATACTCTTAACCAACTTTTTTAGTGGGGTCACGAACCATGCGGCGTATTTCTGACGCACCCACATGGCATCCTGTTTGTATATGCGATGGGCACGGGGCGCCATGCGCTTGGTTAACGTGCTGATGGCCATGAGCCGGCGGAACACGGCCAGGGGCAACTCCTTACCCTTGGTAATCGCGCGGTGGAGAGCCTTGTGGCGGTTCGTCTTTGCCTCGACTGGATGGTACCCAAACTTGGTCAACATACCGTGTTTAAGGGGTCCGATAACGCTCTTGGGCCGGCCGATAGTCCCCACGTCATATGCAGGTTGGCCTTTGACGTGGACCGTCCGGGCCTTGCGAATGTATGAGTAATTGCCATTCGCTCCTTTTACGGATATACGTTTGGCGGTCAGTCGACGGGTGTGAGCTTTTCGGAGGTCTGCGTGCATTTACATCTAATGAGAAAATTCTTGACTGTACCCACTCGTGTACATTCGGATCTTGGCTTCACTTGATGCCCCAAAATCAAACGCATCATCCTTGATGACCAGATGCCATGTCGGGACATCATAATCATAACGCAATTTCATTGTTGCGTACAGAAGACTTAGGGCATACGATTTAATGTCCTTTACATCTGGATCCCACCCAGAATATCCTAAACGCAGTGCGAGTGGACTTTTTTTACCGAGAAAAGAACCGGATGGTGTTGTTTCGGCCGACCCACCATCTATATAATTCATTCCATCTAGTTTCACGCTCGAAAAAAGAAAAGGAATTGCGATAGATGCACAAATGACGTCAAGGACACTTGTTTCGGGGGATGTGTCCACGCTAAAGTACGTCGTCTTTTCGAGCTGGACGCAATATGCTGTTATATGTAATTTTATAGGATAAAATTCATATAATTCTTTGAACGTAATATCATTCCGGGAATATTCCTTCATGCATACGTCTGCAAGAATTTTACGAATTTTACTTGCCGAAATTAAACCAAACTTTTTAATAAGTATTTTTAAATTTGGTTTCATTACATCTTTTACAGGAATGCGAATTGAGTATTCGAGAATTTTCTGAATATCTCCCTTCATTAGACAGTACATGAATCCAAGGATAGAACCGGCCGATGCTCCTGAAATTTCTTCAAGTTCTTCTAATTTCCCTTTATCCTTGAGACGGGCTAATGTCCCTAAATACAAGTAAAACCCCATTGCCCCTGGTCCTATTGCAAGATGGGTGACCATCCCTAATAATATTCAGGAAATATTCCACGCAAAGCAGCGAACACAATAGCAAATACGGCCGCGTGGACAATTACGGCAATCGAACCGGCCCCGTGTGGAATTGACAGAATGATACCCGGAGTGAGCATGATAAAGAGCAGTGTCGGAACAATGAGATCCATCTTCGTGATGGTCACTTTGATCACGAATTTACAAATTATAAAATATATAATTGAAAATAGAAGAGCATGAATCCCTGCCTGTACAATTGGCGTTGCATTTTTTGGAAATGCCATGAACAGTCGGGGGTTCATAATAGCGAATAGAATGGTCGGTACAAGGACCTTTGGGCCTGTGACATCAAACATTACAATTAGAATTTATATTTTCTCGGGCCCAAATATAAAAGTTCTCTTCGGTGACCCTTTCACGAACCAAAGGAATGTGAGCTATAAGAGCCCACAAATCGGACTCTGTCATTGTAGGCTCGTCATACATCATAATGAGTGTTGGATACATTACAAACTCTACAAACTTTGCATAGGTCGTTTTAATTCTCAGATAATTTGAATCTGAATATTCACGAATTCTCCCCCATGCATCGAGCAATTCTTCAGAGTACCAATCTTGCCAGTCTTCTGGGTGAAGAGGTTCGGGGTCTTCAATTGACCCTTCAGAATCATAGGCCAATTCATATACATATGCATCGCGAGAGTATTCGTCGTTAATACCCATTTTACTTATTTTAAAATAGGTTTATGCCTTTAGACCAGTAACTGTTACACCCATCGAGTCCTTGACAGGTGCCGCGTCAAGAATAGACTGGAATGCGCCCTCGACCTGGGCATCGTTCCCTCCGAAAAATGAGCGAAGTCCGGCCTTGATCACATCCTTCGTCAAAGACCCCTTCTTCTTGCTCTTCTTGAAATTTACCTTTATCTTATCATGTATCCGAACGGTGTCAATCTCGTTACGGGCCATGTGTTCAGTCACCATCTTGCGAAGTTCCTTTTCGCGCCCATTGAGGACGCTGAGATCTTTGCGAGCTGAGGCAAGTTGGGCTTTAAGGTTAATCCACTCGGTTGTTGCGGTTTTAAAGTCCATTTCTATTATTTCAGAGGTTATTCCTGTTTAAGTGGCGCGATTTACTGGTAATCGTTCGAAATATCGAACTTGGGCCGCATAATGTCTGGTGGTATTGTGCTGAGGTTGAAGATGCTCACTGGGTCGCGGGGGTTGAGTGGCTCTGAGCGGTACTGGCGATTGGCATTGCGGAGAACGCCACCGAGCGTCTCGGGATAGCCAATCTGGCTCCTGGGGTCTAGATAGTTCTGACCTGACAGAATGGCTGTTGGGTCATACTGTCCAAAGTCATCTGTAGAAACAACCTCGCGGGGAATGAGTGCCGCTGAGGAAACGCCATCAAGTTCCCAAGAACCCATGGGGTCCGACATCTCACTTGCTGGAGAACCACACGAAACAACGTTGTTGCTTGTATCTGATGACGGCATGATTGGATTACCAATGTTCTGGCTCATACCCGATACGGGACCTGAAGGGGGCACTGGCATCACGGATGATGAAAACCCGCTATTGCGCTTTGGCATTGCAAAAAATATGAACAAGACAGCTACCAGAATCAGGATTGCCAGACGCTTTTTTTCCATCTTATATTATGATACCTATAATTTTTTTGGGGCTACTCCAGATCAATGTAGTCTGAAGGGTCATCGGTCTCCTGCTCATCGACTGGATCATCCGTAAAAAGGTAGGACTGTACATGTTCCTTGGGCGCAGTCCTGGTACGGACCTGGACAATTCGCCAAATTGGTCCAAATGACTTTTTCAAAAACCAGAGTCCTGAGAGCTCGAGCACCACATCACACGTAGTTCCCGAAGAGACCGCCTGGAGTTCTACCGGATTCTTCTGGGAATCAAAAGCGACCGTGCGAACCTGACCCTTGGCAGTTACAAGTGATGCATCTAGAATTTCATCAGATACACTCTCCTGGTATGCAGCGGAAATAACTTCATCCGTCAGGTCCTTCCTGAACCATTCCAACTTGCATTCCTTGGCCTTGGCAATAATCTCTGAATCAATTTCAGAAAATAGAGCTGAATTCTTAACCTTGAATGTCACAGTCTTCGTCTCGAGAGTGTCCTGAAGAACAAGACCATTCACCTGATGCCGAACAGGACCAATCTTGAGAAAATAACGACCATTTGGTAGCTTCTGAGGTGTTCCGTACTCCATTTACATCAATAAATATTGTATTCTTTATATTAGATGACTACCTGCAGGGGAGAATATGTATCTAAAAATTGTGAATGTTTGCCGGATCCCATGGATCCTTACGGCTATGTGTGTGGGTACGTAAATATACAAAATGGGCTTGTTTATCCGTGCGACCCAGGATGCTGTGAAGGAAAATGCAATCAGACCGTAACTGGCGTGCGTTTCCAAATAGACCCAACACCCCGGTCAGATATATTGCCGGCCGGTTTTGGTTCAAATTTGCCACAGTCAAATAGTGCGAGTGCCATTCCAGGTGCGACCGTTTTAGCACCTAGCCCCCGGGCTTCGATCACACCAGTCTGGAAAATTGTAATAGTTCCAATTGCAGTTTTAGTCGTGATTCTCCTGGCCTTTTTCACGGCTTAAAGGATAGACCGGAGACTATATTAGAAATGGACCAAACTTCAATTGATGCTCTGATCAAGGAGATTAAGGCGCTCCGCAAGGACATGCGCAAGATTCGTCAGCACATGGAGGACCCCCAGGGCGAGAAGGCCAAGGCTCGTGCCGCAAACAACGGGTTCAACAAGCCAATGAAGCTCTCCGACAAGCTGCGGGCGTTCCTTGAGCTTGGCCCAGAGGACATGCTCTCTCGTTCCCAGGTGACGCGCAAGGTCAATGAGTACGTCGAGGCAAAGGGTCTGAAGAATGGTCAGAAGATTAGCCTCGATGCGGTCCTTCAGGACCTGCTCGCCGTTCCGGAGGGTATTCAGGTTACTTTCCTGAACATTCAGAAGTTCATCAACCCTCACTACATCAAGGAGCCAGCGCCGGTCAAGGAGCCCAAGCCGCCGAAGCCCGAGGATCCGGCCGTTCCCCCAAAGGAGAAGAAGCTTCGCCCAAAGGTCGTGAAGGTTGCGACAGCGTGAGAAATGGCTTAAATAAATTGATCACACATAATATAAAATGGATCTCGAGTTGGCACCTGAAATTCACAGGAATTTTCTAAACTCCCTTGTTGGGACTAAAATCAAAAACATAAAAACGTATCAGCGCGCTTTTACTCACAAGAGCGCGCTGAAGCGTTATGAAGGGCTCGATGGGTCTTATGAGACTCTCGAATTTATGGGAGATTCAGTTCTTGGATTTATCATCACCAAGCACCTGTTTGATCTTCACGAGAAGGAACAGGAGGGATTTCTGACAAAAGCCCGGACTAAAATGGTCCGAGGCAAGACTTTGTGTGAAATTTCCAAAGTTCTAGGTCTTGATAAACTAATTCTTATGGATGAAAAAGGCGAAAGAAACGGGTGGAATACGAATGAACACATTATGGAAGATGTCTTCGAGGCACTCATAGGGGCAATATATATTGATTTGGGGATGGTACATGCGAAGAATTTCGTAATGGACAGTTTTAGCAAAGTTACGACAAGTCTTATTGATGACAATTACAAAGATCAATTGATGCGATGGTGTCAGGCTCTCAAGTATCCATTGCCCGAATACATTCTTTCGAATACAATCAACGGTACATTTTGTATATCTGTTTCTGTAAATAATCAAGTTGAAGCATTTGGTTACGCAACAACAAAGAAACAGGCCGAACAAAATGCGGCCGAAATTGTACTTAAGACGGACGTTCGTTTCAAAGGAAAGAATGTCCCGGCTCCTGGAACGAGTAAAGCAACTCAAGGAGGCGAAGTACGCTGATCAGAGGACTGATGAATGGCTCGAACTTCGTGAAAATATGATTACAGCGAGCGATGTCGCATCGGCTGTAGGTGATAATCATTATGAAACTCCAGATGCGTTTGTTCGCAAAAAGGTTCTCAAGACGAAATGGGCCGGAAATGCCGCGACCGCACATGGCACACTGCTCGAGCCCATGGTCCGTGATATGTACGACCAGCGATTTAATAAAAAAACGACCGAAATTGGACTTGTTCAACACCCCGAATACCCTTTTATCGGTGGTTCGGCCGATGGAATCACGGATGATGGAATCCTTCTTGAGATTAAATGCCCCCTGACGCGTAAGATTGAGAACAAGGTCCCAAAGTACTACATGCCACAGATTCAGCTCTTGCTCGAAATTCTGGACTTTGAGGATTGTGACTTTGTTCAGTACAAACCTGCCAGCACCGACGGGTCAATTGCTGAACAGTTTGTAGTTGTCAGGGTCAAGCGAGACCGTCAGTGGTTCAGGGACAAGCTTCCAATTATGAAAAATGTCTGGGCCAAAGTCCTCAAAGGACGTGAATATGGACTTTGTGAAATTTTGGAAGATGAACCCTACATTAAGAGAAATATCGTATGTGAATTAAAGAATGAGCGGGTGCCACCACAAGTCGAAGATTCTCAAGTGTAAGGAGTGCCAGGCTATGTTTTGCACTGGTTGCATTCAACTTGAGAATCATTCATGCCCTAAATTAAGTACAAGAATCAAGGATGAAAAAGAAAAACTAGAAAAGAGTCTAGTCAGGGTTGTTGCTCGTAAAATAGAGCCTATCTAATAACATACATAACTAAGGTCGCGAGTAGAAGTAGGATAAGAATGTCCTGGTCTTTATTTACATGACCTTTCCACGGGAGTTGTGATATAAATTGGGGAATTCCAGTTTTATTAGGGGCCGGAGGCTTTTCTGAAACTTTATTTAGACCCGGACGATACCATGTCGTCGTGACCGTGTCTGGATACTCAAACTTGCGTGCGGGAAAACCTAGGAAAGGAGCCGGGCTTGCGGCGGCCTCATTGACCATAATTGGACCGGAACGATTGACGTGGTCTGAGGTAAAGTGCGTAAGATCATCGTTTATGTCATTTAGCTCCATAGGGCGCTCATCACGTTCCACAATAAATGTTCCGTCGGGTCCATCATAAAAGCCACCGTTTGATGGTGTACCGAAAGTATTTGAGGCCGTGAAAGGGTTGATGCGGTCTATGTGAGCATCATCACTTATCATAGAGGCAGTGGCCATTAATAAACTCGTACATTTTTTTCCACTGGGTAATTTTTGCTCTGAACCTTACTCCTATGGAGCTCCCACATCTGATCAAGATCTATATTAAGCATGTGGGCCAGTTGAAAAAGATAACTGAAGACATCTCCCATTTCCATCACGACATCAATTCCCCGATCCTTTTTTAAATTTGTTTTGCGATATAGATGCTGGTTCTGTCGGATGGCACTCGCAAGCTCGCCATTCTCTTCGGTGTACAACATCCACACGGTGCTAATGGGAGCTTTGTCCCAACCTTTCTTTTTACATAATTCGGCGGTCTCGTCACGGTACCTATTCATCTTGTAATACATATGCACCTCATCCTTAAGCTACTTTTGCAAGGCTCGCAAGTGGCTTCTGATATTTGATAACAAGGAATAATGCAATAAGTAACAATGCAATGTCAATCGCCTGGACCCAGTTCTTGGTAACCTTTTCGTCATTGGTTTTTTTCATAATCATCGGCTCAAATATCACGGCCCCTATAAGTTTAATTATTCTTTCTAAAATGAAGAAAATTATAAAACCTATAAGAATATCATCTAGAGACCTCATTCATAATTTGCAATATTTATTTTTTAAGAATTAAGAACAGACTTATAAGACATATAAGACATCCCATACCACCTGCTACATTATAACAGGTTCCATGTTTTTTACCGCATACACTGTTCTGGAAAAACCCCGTAATACACAGTGCAACGCAGCATGCTCCTAGGACTGTAATATTATTCATTTATTATTAGCGAGGATTAATTCCGTATCGATTATTTATAGGAAGTTTGTTACCATATGTACTTGTGTTAATAGGTGATGCGAATGGGACCGGGTTTGTAGAAATGTCCTGAAGATAAACAATCTGCTGAAGCACGCCGGTCAGAACAAACTGGCTCGCCTCTTCGACAACCTTTTCATTCATTTTACTGACCTGTTCCTTGACATTTGTGTATTCGTTGGTTGCCATATTAATATAGACCTTGCGCATGAGGCCATATATGTCAGAATCATTCTGTTTGTCGATTGTGTAACCGGTCTGGGTATTAATATTTGAAATTAGTTTTTGGTGAATTGTTTCACGATTAAATTCTGAGAAAAATGCGTCAGAGAGAGGCGTCGAAAGGAAACGCGTAGACATTGTAATGCTCTGATAAAAAAAAGAAAGTCTAATATCTCAAATGAAAGTCTTCAAGCGCAATGGTTTGCCCGAAGAAATGCTGTTTGACAAGGTTACCCGGAGGATTCAGAATCTCAACAATACCCCTGAGTTTGAACCACTTCCCCGTGTAGCCCCTGCCAAGGTTGCTCAAAAGGTCTTCTCTTCAATGTACGATGGCATTACTACGGCCGAAATAGATACCCTGAGTGCCGAGGTTGCGATCGGAATGATCACAGAGGATCCAAATTATGAAACTCTTGCTATGCGAATTACAGTATCAAATCTTCAAAAGGATTGTCCAAAGTTGTTCAGTGATGCAATGTTACAACTTCATGCCAATGGAATAGTTTCGACAGATTTTATGAAAAATATAAAACTGGAAATGGATGGATGGATCGATCATAGACGCGATTACCTATTTGGATATTTTGGGGTCAAGACATTGCAGAAAGGGTATCTAAATTTTTGTGAGACGCCCCAATACCTATTCATGCGAGTGGCTATTGGAATCCACGGGAGTGATTACGCGAGTGTTCGTGAGACCTACGACCTCATGTCTCAGAAGTTTTTCACCCACGCGACACCGACCCTTTTCAATGCCGGTACAAACAAGCCTCAGATGTCAAGCTGTTTTCTGGTCGCCATGAAGGATGATTCAATTGATGGCATTTACGAGACGCTCAAGGAATGTGCCCACATCTCGAAATGGTCCGGGGGCATCGGAGTTCACTGCTCGAACATACGGGCACGAGGTTCTAAAATTAAGGGCACAAACGGGGTCGCTGATGGTATCGTTCCTATGCTTCGTGTTTTCAATAATACTGCGCGATATGTAAACCAGGGAGGTGGAAAGCGCAAGGGTTCATTCGCAGTGTACCTTGAGCCATGGCATTCAGATATTCATGAGTTTCTCGAGTTGCGACTGAACCAGGGTGATGAAGAGGCACGGTGCCACGATCTATTCACTGCACTCTGGATTCCGGACCTGTTCATGCGGGCCGTAGAGAAGGATCAGGATTGGCACCTCATGTGCCCGTCTGAGTGCCCCGGCCTCCAGGATGTGTATGGTCGCGCGTTTGACGAACTCTACAGCTGGTACGTTCTCAAGGGAAAGTTTACACGGGTCGTCAAGGCCCGGGACGTGTGGAACGCAGTGCTCAAGTCTCAGGTCGAGACCGGAACTCCCTACATGTGCTACAAGGACTCGGCAAACGAAAAGACGAACCAGAAGAATATTGGAGTCATCAAGTCTAGTAATTTGTGCACAGAAATCATGGAAGTCTCCGGGCCGGATGAGACGGCCGTGTGCAATCTCGCATCTCTGAGCCTGCCCGCGTTTGTTGAAAACAAAACATTCAACTACTCGAAGCTTTACGAAGTCACCCGGGTTGTCACTCGGAATCTGAACCGTGTAATTGACCAGAACTATTATCCGACCGAAGCGGCCCGGAAGTCGAACATGCGCCACCGGCCTATTGCTATCGGTGTTCAGGGTCTAGCGGACGTGTTCATGATGAAAGGCATTCCGTTCGACTCTTCACCTGCGCGTGGAATTAACAGGCTCATATTTGAGACAATATACCACGCGGCCCTGACTGAATCTTGTGAACTTGCGAAAGAGGAGGGATCTTATGAAACATATGATGGGTCTCCAGCTTCCAAGGGTGAATTGCAGTTCGATATGTGGGGTGTGACTCCTACAGATATGTACGACTGGGAAACACTCAAGCGTCGAATCACCGAATACAAACTTCGCAATTCATTGCTAGTAGCACCTATGCCGACCGCGAGCACCGCACAGATTCTCGGGAACAATGAGGCGTTCGAACCATACACTACGAACATTTACCTGCGTCGAACTCTGGCCGGTGAGTTTGTTATGGTTAATAAGCACCTAGTCAAGGACCTTCAGAAACTTGGGAAATGGTCTCTGGAGACGAAGAATGAGATTGTACGCGCGGGCGGGTCTGTACAGGCCCTCGATATTTCTGATGAGTTGAAAGAGATTTACCGGACAGTCTGGGAAATTCCCCAAAAGTCCCTGATTGATATGAGCGCGGACCGCGGGCCATTCATAGACCAGTCTCAGTCGCTCAACATCTTCATGGAGGACCCAACCCTAGCGAAGCTGAGCTCTATGCACTTGTACGGGTGGAAGAAGGGGCTCAAGACCGGAATGTACTACCTGCGAACGCGGCCAAAGGCCAAGCCCCAACAGGTCACGGTCCCGTTCGGACAGGTCTCGCTGGCCCAGACCGCCGAGCAGGTTCTCGCGTGTTCCCTCGCGAACCCTGGCTCTTGCGACATGTGCTCTGGCTAAATAAAATGTTGATAATAAATATGGCAAATTTGAAGGCGGAGTTGAATCAAATTACAGAGAACAGTCTTGCCCGTCTGTTTTCAGGAAACAACCGTCGAGTGAGTAATTTACCGACACCGACCGGTCAGCCAAAGTTTATCATCAAGTACGGTCCGCCCGCATCTGGAAAGGGTTCGGGTCCTGTTCGGAGCGTTATTGAAAGTTTGGGAGATCCGAGTAGCTCTTATATAAATATTAATGTGGATGATGCGGTCGAGGCTACACAGGCCTTCAAGAACAAGTCCAGAGCTCTTGTGAACAGACTTTTAGTGAAACCGAATAGTCCCGATTTCAATAAGTTCCTTAACAGCGCCCCAGTGAACCAGGTTGCGGCTTTTTCCAAGGCCTATACAAATGTCAGATTTTCAAAGAATACAAAGGGTATGGATATTGGTGCAAAGATGGACAATTTACTGAAGCAGGCACTTGAGGCCCGCAAAAACGTCACATTTGAGACGACAGGGGGTGGCGGGTTTCCAAGCTGGATATGAAGCTGGCTCGGCCCCCTACTTAAAGGGTACAAAATTGTCGTCATTTTTCCGACAGTTCCATTCGAGGAGACGTGGCGGCGATACAAGATGCGCCCAGTTCAGGCCTATAAAAACGGAAAGGGATTCCGGTTTGCATCGACGAAGCCCCAGCTTCGTAAGGTTTATCGCGACTCATATCTGTATATGAGCGAAGCTCTCGGTTCCGGAAAGGTGAACTGGGTCGATGAAATTTACATTGTCGGTCATGCCACGCGTACACCTCTCGTTGTGTACCCAAAGAGAAACATTGGTCAACGACAGGGTCAAGCTGTTCGCAATTTCTTAGTACAATATGTGGCTCGGGTAAATAATATGAGATTCTATAACCAGACCAAAATAAATTAGTTTATAATAGTATATGAGCGCTGTCAATAATTATTCTCGAATGAAGGCTGCAAAATTCGGACTAACGCGTCTAGCGAATGCCAAGACCCGTAATGGTTACGCTGTTTATTATAAAAAGGGACTTTTTGGAAAGATATATTACCGCCTCGGGTCGGAACGCGCTATTCGCCTTAATAAAAAGAATATTGTTCGCAAGGCACCGAATCGCAACAACAAGTCCCCGAATCGCAACAACAACAAGTACGCGCCCCTGAATGAACGCAATCTTCAACATATAAACTAAAAGTATCTTGTACTTATACTAAACCGGCTCGGTTTCTTTGGAGACAATCGGGTAAGAACATTGAAACGGCCTTTTTTGTTCACTATGTAGCGCGCTGGCGAGTACACGTTAAATCTGCCTTTTTTCGCTACAAAATTGTATCCTGGTGAACCACGATTGACGTGTAGCGTTTTAGTTACTTTTTTCACAGCCTGCCGCACTTTATTCCATAGCTCAACTGCCCGGCGCTCAGCAATGGGCGAAAGACCTGAGTTGCGGCGTGTAGCACTTGGGCGATATCGCTTGGCCGATTGACCTTTGAGAGCATGGGGCATTTAAAAACTACACACATTTTAAATTCATGAATAACATTCGTAATGATATTTATAAATATTTGGACATTGATACAAAAAGAATTTTAGGAATTCCTCCGGGTAAAATTGATGAATCTAAAGCGTGGAGACTATGGTACCTCCTTGATTCTCACGATGGAATGATTTATAATCTCGAATCTAAATCTCTGCACTGTTTTCGAAATGGAATGTATACCATTCGGCGCCCCATAGAATTGACTTATATGGATAAATGGACTTGTGTATTTAATGATGATAACCTCCCGCACAACCTTGAAATAACAGAACCGGGAGGTGTATATGTTTTAAGCCCTAATCATACAGAGTCTATATATATTGAATGTCGCGTCCTTCTTAGGGGTTCTGGTTTGGCCCGGGTTATTAACTATTCAGAAACAACCAGATAAAAAAAATAGCCATTTAAAAAACAATATGGTTTTTTGGCACGAAATTGACCTATCTAAAATTGAAACTACGGCTGCCACAAAGGACAAGGTCCGATACACGCTACCGAGTGGCCCCCTCCGTTTCCAGATTCCACGGGGAATCTGTACATGGGGAGTATCTGCGTATAAATCTTTTCAGATTGAATTATCTAATGAAGAATTCATAAATTGGTGGAAGAATCTTGAAGGAATTCTATGTAACCGTGAGCCGTTCACATCTAATATGAAATGCCAGTCTCTTAGAATTAAAATTGATGAATCTACTTATATTTTTGATGCAAATTCAAAGCAGGTATCGCCCGAAATAAAGGAGGGTCTCTTTCGTGAGCAAGAACTGTCTTGTATGATTGATATCGATTCTAACTATTTTTATAATGAAAATTGGGGCCTGACAGTCCGGGCCTACCAGGTGCGTTATCATGGAACAATTGAACCGGAGAGGGTTCTTGAAAAGGGAAAATGCGCTTTCAACTAAATGCCTTTCCTACATTGTAAATGGCACCGGCCCCTTCAACCGCCGCTAGTGGCTTGTATTTCATCGTGAGAGTATATACTACATATCCAATAACAACAACACAAAGTGCGGCTACTATGAGTGATATGCCAAGTACAGGTGAAGGGGCATTAGGCTGACAATCTTTTATATTGTTTGGGTCATAAGAAATACTTGTCGACGTGGGGAGAGGATTTCCCCAATTCCCTGGGCAAGTATAGTCACGGCCATTTACATTATAACTCGCGATACCAGAACACGTATTAGAAGAACAGCTTGATTGTCCGGTCAAAAGAGTCGCGGTCGTTTTTGATGTGTGTTTATCATTCAAAGCGGACCTTATGAATGTAGCACCCGAAGAGCACAGACTGAGTGCAACACATACGGATACGGCCAGACCTATTTTAGCCTTAACCTGTCCTATACTTGCCAGTCCGCCATATATATTCTGTGCTGCCATTTATGTTTGTACAGGTTTAATATTTAGAGGAGGGACATTAACGAGTCCTGGAGTACAGCTTACCGGCTTGGCATGCATACCACCATACATTACACCCCCCGCAACAAGTATCCCTATGACACCCATGACAATCATATAGGTCAGGTATTTGTTATTTGATTTTTTAGAACTTGCATATGATGAATTATCATTGTAGCACTGTTTAGCAATTGATGTAGAAGCCAGTGACATTACGGCTATAGTAAGAAGGCAGCAACCCGCGAGCATAATAATCACCTTGGTACTCATATACACTTTGTAGATAAATTAATTTACATTTTAGTCGACATATACATTAGACCAAAAGATACTATGATGAGACAGACCCCCGCACCAATCATATAAGTCATGAAAGAATTATTTGATTTTTTAGATTTGCCATATGCTGGATTATCATTGTAACACTGCTTGCCTATTGATGCATTGGCAACAAGCAGTATAGCCGTAATAAGCAGAAAGAATGCATTCATCATTGAGCGCGCGTTCATTTAATATATGCTTATTTTTTATAAATCTCCCGGGCCTTGGCTAGAAGTGGACCCTGGAGAAGATGAAATCCCTTAAGGCCAAGTTCCTTTTTGGCCTTGGCAACCGCCTTTATCCAAGGATTCGCTTTCTCACCCTTGGATTTAGCCTTGCTGACAATCTCACCTTTTTTCATTTTTAGGTCTTTTTTCTTAAGACCGCCTGGGGTGACATCAGCGTTTCCGTGAAAGACTTGAGCGCGAGTTCCAACTGTCATTTATATTACAACGCGAATATTTTTGCTAGCGACCTAATATTTAATTTGGTCTTCGACACGTTCGGGACCAAATTCTCTAATTTTGTATCCTTGAGAAGTACTGCTGCGATGGCCGCCTTACCTGCCTGAAGGGCCATGATGCTCTGCTCAACACTCGGTGTCGTTTCGCTACCTACATATACTAATCTTCTGACAGTAACCTTCTGGGTCTGGCCGGTACGGTGCGCCCGAGCGATCGCCTGGAGTTCTGTCGCAGGGTTCCAACTCGGGGCCGTAATATAAACCCGGGTTGCTTCTTGTAAATTGATACCGACCCCGCCCGCTTTGATCTGAATAAGAAAAACGGGCGCGGGTATCACTGTCGAAGCCTTGAAATCTGCTATCGCCGCATCTCTTAGGTTCTTATCAATAGCGCCATCTAGCCGAAATACTTGGCGGTCACCCAGACGCTTCTTAATTTCAACCATCTCTCCGGTGAAATTGTAGAATACAAGAGTCTTTTCCTTTGGGTGAGTCGTAATCATGTCTATCAGGGTCTCGAGTTTTTTGGATCGGCCTTCCCACTTTTCGGGGTCCGTCTTGGTCTGGGCCGCGATACCGTTCATATATGTTTGGGGCCATGTCATTACCTGTCTGGTCCGCATAAGAGCTTCGAGCATCTCCATTTGGTGCATTGCCTGGTTCCCAGACCTAAGGATATTCCGAATAATACCCTGGGCCCTGTCATAAACCTCCTGATAAATAGCAGACTCTTCGGGATACATTTCTAGTTCGAGATTCTGGAATTCACACGGAGGAAGTTCGAGCCGCTTGTTATGCTCAGAGACTTCGGTCTTTGTTCGGCGAATAACATAGCGCTCATGAAACAGCTCGGGCATTGCCTGGACATCTTTGCGGTTGTGCCCAAGGAACCCACACAGGTTCGCAAAGTCAGCCATAGAGTTGAAGATTGGAGTGCCCGTCAGGATCCAGCGAATATTGCTCGAGAGGGCGCATGCGGCTATGTGAGTTTTGCTTCGCCGGTTACGAATCTCGTGGCCCTCATCCAGAATAAGACGGCCCCAACGGACATGGAGCAGCTGACATATAGGCTGATTAATCCGTGTCGGAAGAACCGAGTAAGGAGCGATAGTCACATCTGCGTTAGTTATCTGGCGGTTAGGCCCGTCAAACACATTCACCGTGAGATGCGGGGTGAAACGCGCAATCTCATCGCGCCACTGAGAGACGATCGACTTGGGAACTATGATGAGTGTCTTTAGAGGATTCACACACATAGTCGCGAGAATCTGAACCGTCTTCCCAAGTCCCATCTCGTCGCACAAGAAACCGCCCGGGTGAATTGGATCAGACTCGCGCTCCACAAGCCACTTGACTCCCACGTGCTGATATGGAGAGATGAGACGCGTCTTCAGGAGGCTGGCCATTTTGGGTTTGAAACCCCCCTAACAATCACAATATCTGACAGTATCATGACCTGAATTTTCTCTCTGCTCATGGCATGAGTGACCCTGTCGTCAACCGAATCGTACAATCTTTGAAATCGGCATCATTGAAAGAAAACTTATCAAGCATACCTCAACAGAATTTAGTCCCTGCAATTACCAAAATTATAAAAGGTGCGGTAGGTCAGAATAATGTTGTAAAAGTAATCAATGCTACTCCATTGAATGTAATTTCGAATTCTATTTCATCAATAATTAAAAATAAGGTTACAATCTCTGGACCAGTAGCATCTGCAGTGGTGAAGCAACTTCCACAAAAAGATCTCGTACCAGTAATTACAGCAATTATAAAGGGTGCGGTTGGGCAAAATGCTGCGGTGGCGGTGGCTCGTAACTCTCCTGTAAATTCAATTGTAAAAGCAATCAAAAATGCAGTCGCGCTTTCTCCAGCTGTTCAGAATGTGCTGCGTCAAAGAAATTTGTTGCCATCTAATAGAATGAATAATTTCATTCCTGCAAATGTAGCAAATAATGGAACACTAATTTTTTCAGGACCAAAATCAGGGTATATATTTACTACACGTAATGGAAAGACTGGGTATTACAAAAACACCTATGTAGAAAAGCCTGGCGGCGCGCTAAGACCGTTTCAGCCCTCCATGGGACGCAATTATTCTAGAATGAACATGCGTGAATTATTGGATGCTATCAAGAAGTTTCCTCAAGATGCGAAAATTATAATGGATGCAATTCGTAAATTATTTGATGAGGAAATTTATAGACTTCGCAAGTTAAGTGGGTCCGTGCGTTTACGAAAAGCTGGAAATCTCCTGAGAATAATTCCAAGAAATTTCCGTGGAAGAGGAGATGCAACTTCTCTGGTAATTAATAACGTGAGAAATACTCGTAACATACGAGAGTTGAATAATGCCCAGAGGAATTTAGGAAAAGTTCCAAATGAAAATATACGCAAGGCTTTTGAGGAGCAGAGGAAACGCCTTAGGCCTTCAGTGCCTAGTGCACCGTGGTGGAGTGGAGGCGGTGGAGGACGGTTCAACTCTGGAGGTGGTGGAGGGCGTTTCAACTTTGGGGGCGGCGGAGGAGGGCGGTTCAATTTTGGGGGCGGTGCGGGATCAAGTGGGGTGATTAACCCAGGAAACTGGCGCCGAGCACTGATAGGAAAAACGAGTACTCCAAGTGGTAACCCCGTGTCCAACACCGGCAACTGGCGCAAGGCCCTGGCTGGCGCACCAATTCCAGAAGAGCAGAAACGCGCGATTAACTATGCGGGTGGTGTCCCTCGCGCAATGAACCAAATTGCGCGTGTTCCAAATGGGGCCCCTGAAATTGCACGCACGGCAGAGGCTCTCCACCTTACAAATGGAAACACTCGGCAGGCTATGGAAATGCATAACGTGAGCGCGCCAGCCATAAATGCTGTTAAGCAACTTGGGGGACCGAAACGCGCGGTCAGCGTTCTTGAGGGTCTCAATACGCTTTCCATGAAAAAACCAATGATGCGCCGAACAAGGAGAAAAACTCTCAAGCCTCGAATTGCCGAATTGAACCGTGTAATAAACGCAGTCAAAAAGAAGAAACTCATTTCACTTGTGGCCCATAACGTCACAAAGACAAATAATATACATGAGAATGAGAATCGTCTGAAGAAATATTACAAAAAGGTAATCAAGGCAAATATTCTGAGAACTCCCTTTGCCAAAATTGCAAAAGGCGCCGCAAAAAAACGAGTCATGTAGAGGCCAGGTACCGTTGATTATGAATCTTACCAAAAAGCAAACATGGACATGTACACGTATATCCAGGAGCTTGCCAAGGTCCGTGAGCGGATAATCAAGCTCAGGCCCGAATGGCCCGAGCCGTCGTGGCTCAAGATTACTACCATAACCATGCATTCACGAAACGACCGGAAGGTTGATATTCAGAAGTTTCGTGAACGGTTTCAACCGATTACTATTCGGCCCAAAGGAACAGATGGCCCGGGTTTTAGCTGGACTATGGATAATACCGCTTTCTATAACCAGATTTCTATTCGAACGCGCGACGATTACTCTGAAAAAAGTGTCAAGATATTCCCTAATGGGACTATCCACTTGTCGGGAGCAAACTCGCCGCTCGACGGTGAAAGAATACTGAACCAGGTCTCCTTTATCATGCAGGAAGTTCTCGAGTTGGAAGAACTTCCTAATATGAACCCTTTTGAGATTTCTATGATTAACTCAAACTTTCACTACAACGTGATGGTGAATAGTCACAAGGTCAAAAACCGCTTTGACAACGTGAATGGGTTCAAGGCGAGCTACGAGCCAGATAGATATAGTGCGGTCAAGATAAAGTTCAAGCCGGGCCCTGATATGAAGAAGATGACGGTGAGCGTGTTCAAGTCGGGGGCTATTCTTGTGGGAGGGGCCGAGAAACTAGAGGAGCTGGTCGCGGCATATGATGCGATTCTGTCGTATATAGATCCGAGCATGTTTGTATCAAAAACTTTAGTATCAAAAAAGTTTGATACAATAATGGGGGCATCTTTTGACGAGTGGAACCGAGTGCTTCAAAATAAAATGTAATAGATTGTAATGTCCACGCGTATTGGTATGGCCGATGGCCGTTGTCTCACCGAGTTCACGTCTTCTAAACTTCTGCACGAGTCTCTAATGAAAGATAAGGGTATAGATGTACAGGATAATTACAAGTTCCGCATAATGGCTCAGCAGGACGGCCCGGATGGTTTTAGCATTCCCCTTAAGAATGCTGCATGCAGCAATGGGCAGGTTGATGTCCTTGTCGCTCAGCCGGGCCAATCAGGAGGGTGCTAAAGAAATAAAACGCTAAAAAATAAATGAGAATAGTCATCGACGGAAATATCGGTGCAGGCAAGACGACTCAACTCGGTTTGCTTGAGGCAAATGGATGGTACGTTCACAAGGAGCCAATTGATGAATGGCCACTCAAGGAATTTTATGAAGATCAGGTCCGTTGGGCATTTCTGCTTCACATGCGAATCCTACAGACATTCAGGCCGGTCTTAACTACGAAGCACGTGGTATACGAGCGATGCATGTGGAGTTCCAAAGAGGTATTTTGGCCATTACTTGGGGATAAATTGCACGAAATTGAAAATGATACATATAATTTTTTTTACAATAAAATGATTTGGCATCCAGAAGTCTATATTTATCTTTCAAAGGATCCTAAAATTGCATTCGAACATATACAGAAGAGGAATCAGGCGGGTGATTCGAGTATAACACTTGAATACTTGTATGAAATAGATAAGGGTTATCGTAATATGCTAAAAAAACTACCAGAAAGGTGCTACGTGGTCGATGCGAACCGCACCGAGTCTGAAATCCATGAAGAAATATGTCGGATCCTTTCAGAGAATGAATTGTTCGTCAGTGACGCTTTCAGGATCTAAATGTAAACAAAAAGCTGTACAAGATGGCAAATGCCAGGCACACCTATTGCACACGTGCACAATTTGCCTTGAATTGACTAAACGTTCCGATAAAAAGCTTAAATGCAAGCACATGTTCCACAATAAGTGTATAGTCAAATGGTTCGAGGAGTCTATAGAATGTCCGACGTGCCGAATGGAACAGGACGATGATCCAATTGTAATTTTCCGAAAAAATGTAGAGGAAAATATGAGAATCAAGTACAAGGACGCCATCAAGTCTCTTGAGAATGACCTGGCCCAAGCCCTGCGGCGCCGTTCCTAGGATCTTTTACAGGACTAAACCAATGGAAAGGCGGTGTGGAGCTCAGACCCTTTTGGGAAATCCTTGTAGGCAAATTCTCAGGGGAGAGCAAGAAAGGTGTTGGCAGCATTCTGGAAACCAGTGTTCTGTATGTTTGGGATATATGAATACCGGAACTATCCGAGAGCTCCCGTGTCATCATTCATTCCACGAACGTTGCGTGGACCGTTGGAAAACATCATGCCATGGTGATCCAACGTGCCCAATGTGTCGGGAACCATTCGATATTCCGACCTATAGATGCCGTCTCATTATAGAACGTGTATCAGACGGGAACCTTACGACCACTGAATTCGAAACCAGCAATGTACGTTCTATAATGGGAGGTTTTGGTATATCTCTTGAAAGGGGCCAAGAGATGATTCAGTCTGAAATTCGGTGGGACATTGAAGCAAACGAAGATTTGCTCACAGAGTTGACTTTGCTCGGTTTACCGTTACCCGACCATTCCGATTTGAGTTAGTTCCGGTCTTTGCGAACCCGCGCCGAACTCCATAGGCTGAACAGAATTTTGTATAATGAAAACCAGGTTTATAGTTGCGGTCGGCTTTACGAGGATCTGTTATCGTTTTTCCAGACGCATCAACTATAAGAGGGCCACCGGCCCATCCCGTCTTGTGACTCCAGATCCGAACAGGAAAGTCGAGCACACGACCAGGTGGTAATTTATCTTTACTTGCCAAATTTAGCTTATTGAGATGCCGAAGCTCTTGGTTATTGTTGGCGACACGCCCGTTATTTCGGTTTGTCGAAACCCTTGACTTGGCGAATGCGGTCTTAATCACAGATGGCGTTACGTGGAAAAACTTGGACAGAGCTGATACTGAATCTCCAGGTCGTGTGCGATACCGAATAGCACTAATCTCCTTGTACCAGTGAAAGTCTCCAGAGGAGTTCCCAAAATCATTCGAAGGGGCCACGAAACACATAACCTTGTAGAATCCAGTCTTGGGCTTCTCAGAAGCCGACTTCATCTTATAGACGTTTCCAGGGTTATCTGAAAGAACGCGCTTGGCTATTCCGCCACATGTACGAAAGTTCAGGCCATTTGAACCGATACCACTCCGGTCACCCGGGATGCTCTTCGATTTGCGATTCCCAGAAAAAGATCCAAATGCGTAATCATAACAGTTATCGTGAACGACCCCCTTTGTACCCCAGGGCGCCCACGTGTACTTTGGGGCCCAAGGGTTGGGCGCACGTTTATTAGCTTTTACGGGTCCTTTTTTAACACCAGCCTTTTGGCGCAGGCTTGGTACAACCATATCTTATTATTAGTCAGTACTTTTTTCTCTGCCTAATAAAAAGATGTATGCAGTTCTGAAATCCCGCAATCGCCAGGATGCCATGTACAACATTCTAATTTTCCTTATTTATCTGACTATCCTGACGTTTTTCCTCCGGTATCTGTGGAACGGGACGCTCGTCAAGTACATTAGCATCCTCAAGCCAATTGATTCCCTGTGGCACACGTTCATGCTCTCTCTCGCACTGTCAATGTTTCGGTGTTAGTTGGTGAGAGGCCCGGCCATCTCGCTATAACCACTCGTGATTTGATTATTAGTCATTATGGTCGGATAGCCCTGTACAAAATCAGGACAGGTTTCTGTCTTACAATCAACGAAAGTATAACTTATACCCTTCGCCGTCAGATAACTCTCTTGCTTGACGCACCAGGGACATGTTTTAGAACCATATACTATAATACTTCCCATGTCGGTCGCGCTCTGACCACCCGCGGCCGGGCCGCCTGCATCATAGGTTGATTTACTTTTAATTACTAGTATAATTACACAAAGTACTACTATTAGTGCGACTAGACCGCCGAATGTATGGATCGGATTCAACTTCATTTAATGTACTCAACCAAAAATTTTACGGGCAATATCCGCTTTCTTGCGCAGACCCTTGATATTCTTGCCCATGGCCGCCGCCTTTTTCTTTAATTCATCCAAGCTCATGTGAATATTTGCATATACCCATCGCCCCTTGTTGGATATCAACTGGACACGGCCTGAACTTGGGCTTAACCGGTAATTCTTAGGAGGACTTTTTGGTTTGGGTTGGGGGGCCGTCACTTTAGATTTGTGTCGGGCCGCCTTGATGGCATTTGAATGTTCCTTGAGGCGGCGGGCAGCATTTCGTAACTTGTTCGCATTCGGCTCCTTTGCGGGAGATGGACGACGGGGTGGGCTGACGCGAACTGGTGGGGGCACGGGCTTTTTAACGGGCACCTTGCGGTTCACACTCCTGGGGTTGGGTGAAAACGGCAAGTTTCCACGGTTAAGGCGTAGCTCCACAATGCGCTTGGCCTTCTCACGGGCTTTAGTCCATGCATTTTCATAGTTTTTACCAGATACGGCTCCATTATTACGCCATATTCCCTCGACCATTTTATTAAATTTAGAATTTTTGAGCATTGCGGCCGTGAGCTTCTTAGTTGTTTTGTGCCCGGGCTTGAGTTTGGGTCCCGCCTTGAGTTGAGCGACAGTGATGCGACCACGTGGCCCAAGAGGCTTGAGTTTCGCCCGGCCAGCCTTGAGTTCCTTTTCGGACACTCGGGCCTTTGGCACTGAGATGCGTCCAGTTTTCTTAAGTTTGGCCCGAGCAGCAACAAGATTGGGAGAGGTGATCAGCCGACGGCGTGGAACCTTCTTGAGTTTCGCACGAGCCTCGACAAGGTCAGGAGATGTCACCTTACGACCAGTGATATATTTTGAACGAGCAACCTGTGCAAGCGTTGGAAGACCAGGGCACGGGTCTTTGTACTTGAGACGCCACTCTTGCACATGTTCAGAAGAATCACCACGGTAGCCTTCAGGTACTGCCCAGTCAAGAAACACTGATGTCCTTGGGAGACCTCCCTTGCGTTTTACAAAATCACGAAGGTTGTTCAAGAAGAAGTGGCAGTCGTAGCGGGAATCAGTCGATGGACCGACTCCCCATTTACCGGCCGTATTTGTTCCATTGGCAGTATTAACCGCGGGGTTGGTGCCATCTTTTTCAAGACGCGCCCACCCGAAATCACCGATAAGGAACCCTCGGTCCGCAACCATGACATTTGCGGGCCACAAGTCGTTGTGGCGAAAGTTGGGATACTTTTTGCGAATTTTAGCAAGTGTGCCGATCACGCTTGAGATGACGTGATGTAGAGCAGCATCACTTGTCCCCTTCTTCTCTAGCCAGTCCTCAAGAGAACCACCCGAGCAAAATTCCATAAATATGATGGACTGTTTTGATTTATCATACTTGCGTGAATTTTGGACATTCTCCATATTAATATCTGAAGGCTTGATAAAATCTAGGCAGTGTATGATATCGTACGGTTCGACTACACCACTGGGAGCCACATCGAAAACCTTCTTTTGAATATGATACTCTACGATCGAAGGCTGTGGTTCCTTGCGCGCATATGCGGCCATGTCTTTTGGACAAATTTTAGCCGCAAATCCTTGTCCTTTATACACAATTCCTTGGCGTCCCCGGCCAATTACTTTAATTAGTTTTTTCCGAGCCTCTGGGCATGTATAATGTTTTTTGTTTGGGCTTACTTTTTTGTTAGGGCTCGCAGAAATCTTGACACCTTCGGACTTGAGCATAGCTCGGCGGAGGCGGCGTAGGGTCGGTGATTCGGGGCCATATTTAGGTGATTGAGAAAAGGGAATTTTTGCAACATATTCTGAGTACGCTCGGCGCTCTTTGGTTTCTCCGTGACCAAGCGGCCGACCGCGAGGGGCGTATTCGGGTTTCCAGTTGGCCGGATTCCATTTAAATGGCTTAACCATAGGTGATGCACGCTTTCCACGCTTGGGGCGGAATCGAGAAGGGCGGAGATTAGTCACCGAAGCAAGATAACGCTTCGCATCCGCCTTTGAACGTACGCTCATTGGTACATTGTACTCTGAATTTCCATTATTTGCGCGACGAAATGCATATCTAAGACCGGGACGATTCGTGACTAGAGTAAATTGGCCCTTTTGGATCCAACTCATTATATATTACACAACACATTTTTTCTACACATCGGGGTCGGTCTCATACTCTACTGAGGCCTCTGACTTGGAATCATCGACCGGCTCATCGGCAGCGGCCAGAAAAGCGCATGGCTTGAGCTTGTTGGTTGGGGCGAACATAACCTGGTGAACACGGATAGTAACGCCGACACCGGCCGGAGTGCGCCAAATCTGGTTGATCTCGATAATAGCACTGAGAGTCTGACCCTTCTCAAGATCACTCAGGGGAACAGGCTCGCGCTTAGCATTATACGCCTCGGTCTCGATAGAACCATCCTTGTAGCTCGTCACGACCTTGAGGCTAAGAACCGGTGCGTAACCATCCTTGGAGCTCGGCTTGACGCACGACTTATAGACACCCTCAGCAATCACCTCACGAGACATCTTCTTGCCAAGAACCTCCTCAGACTTGGAAGCGATGAAGTCCAGGACGCGCTCATCGAGCTTGGAAAACGCCTCGAGAATCTCGGGCTTGTCAAGGCTCAGGGGCAGGCTGTAACTCACGCGACCCGAAGCCTCATCCTTGTACTCACTGAGACCAAAAGGTGCGCGAAGCTGGGGCAACTGAAAGATGAGCTTGCCACCACCAGCCGCGTTTAGATAGACCGCCTTGCCACCCTTTGCATTCTTGCGGACATCGCTGAAAGTGATATCGGAGGCATTGAAGGTGTTGAACATACGGACAGCCATTTTGTTTCTTCTACATATCACACGAGGGTCTTCCTTATGTGGCGATGATGGGACCCTAATTTTTTTCGGTGCTCAAGGTAAGGATGCCCTTTAGCCTCTTCAGGAAACGCAATGCGCCCCAATTAAATTTGCCTCCACAGGTTATCGAAAATAACAAAAATCTTGCGCTCAACGCAACTGTCCGTGCCTATGTGAATGCGTACAATAAGACCAACGCCAATAAACGCCGTACAAATTTGCCAATGAACCGGACCCTCTTGAATTCACTCAAGAATTATATAAATAAGAAACGCGGTAATGTAGCTGGAATCGTGGCGGCGGTGGCTAAAAATGCGGGCGCAACAAATAACCAAGCAAATGCTGCCGCAAATGCTGCATTAAAGGCTGCTAACCCTAGTGCTAGCCCTGGAAATGTAGGAAATAAAACAGGTAATGCTGCGGCACGTCTCGGAGCACCCCCTACAGTCGTGGCAGCTGTCGCCGCCGCTGGAGCTGGCGCACATGCGAACCAACAAGGGGAAACTCCAAATGCAGTAAATGCTGAAAGAGCAAATGCGGCCGCAAACGCAGCAAGTAATTCCGTAAACCCGAATACACCCCCGGCAACTGTTGCAAGGATTGCGGCCACCGCGGTCAATGTGGCAGGTGGAAACAATAATGCGGCACGCAATGCCGCGGCTCAAGCTGCAGAGAATCAGGCGCGCAATCAAGTTTTGACACCGGGTGCTAAGGAAGGTGCCATTCAAAATGCCATGCGCCGCGCAAATCTTATATTGTCGTCCTCGAACCTGACAAATCGCACAACATCTAATCTATCAAAGAATTCTATTATTCTGTCCAGTGCTATAAAACTAGCGAGTAACAATATTTCTAGAAAGAGACTAACTAATGCACGCAACAAGGCCAACGTTGCACTCGCTACTCGTATAAATCGCGCTCCATCGCGTCGTGAAAGTCTACAGGGGGTTCTGGGAAACTAGGTTCGCCCGCCTCCACCCAACAAACTACGACGGGCAACAATGTCAATATGAAACACATTATTCAGAGTTTTACAGCTAATAAACTCAAATCAAACACAGATGTCGCGAATGCAGCAAATTCTATAAAAAAAACAATTAAAAATTTTAATTGGTCTACGATTAATTCATCCGGGCTCACGTGGCAACAGAAAAGAATTCTTAATTTATTGAAATGAAAATTTTCTTGAATATAATTAATGAATTACATGAAACTTGCCGTACCTATCATTATCTTCTTTCTGATTGCGAATCCCATGATGTATAAGATTACCAGCAAGCTTCCCGTAGTTGGTGGTAAAATTGCCGATGCGTCAGGCCGACCGACCCAGTTCGGTGTTGCGGTCCATGCCATAGTCTATGCAGTTATAGCACATTTGGTATGGAAAACCGTTTATCGCAACAAGTAGATGGGCATGGATAAACAAATGTATCTTGTTTGTATCCACATGATTTAGTCAGTAGGGATGGCGTAAGATAATCATCAGGGAATGAATATTTCTTACAACCTTCAGGGCACGGGGCAGCCTGTTTAAAGGGATTAAATGTTATACGGTCCCACATTGGTTGAGGGGGGGCAGGCCCCTTGTAATTTGAGTATATCAATAATATAATAAAAATTAATATTATTGAAATCTCAATCAGCATTATGATCAGGTCGGAAAAAAAATGTGTTACATAATTAAATATGAGTCCAATTGTTTCTGCCGTGCTTTTTGCCATTGTCGCCAGCCCAGAGATGTACAAGCTTACGCGTTCTATCGGTGGTGACTGGATCGCAACGAGCGATGGCGCTGCCAAGATGGGTGGCCTGATTCTGCATGCTATAGTATTCGTGCTTCTCTCGAAACTGGTGTGGGGCATGATGCGCAAGTCCAAGTCCAGCAAGTCGGGCTACTTCTCAGTCGGTGAGCCAAAAGGCTGGGGGGTGAAGGACTAAAATTCTTCATCAAACCTGATTGAATCACCATCTGAAACAATATGTTTCGAATAATCTCCGACCCTTTTCTCAAAGAAATTGGTCTTTCCTTCCAACGAGATGTTTTCCATCCAGTCGAAAGGGTTCTTTGCCTTGTAAATAGGTGCATGACCGAGCTGATCCAGCAGGCGGTCCGCTACAAACTGAATGTACTGTGTCATTTCGATCGCATCCATGCCTATCAGCTTACATGGTAATGCTTCAGTTATGAAGTAACTCTCAATCTCGACCGCACTCTTTACAATATTGAGAATATCAGTCGGTTCGCATTTGTCCCTTAGATGGCTATAGAGCGTTACTGCAAATTCCTGATGAAGACCCTCATCACGGCTTATGAGCTCATTAGAGAAACTGAGGCCCGGCATGAGTCCCCGTTTCTTGAGCCAGAAAATTGCACAGAAAGACCCACTGAAGAATATACCCTCTACGCATGAAAAAGCGACAAGACGTTGCGCAAATGTCGCGTCTTTTCCCATCCAATCCATGGCCCACTCAGCCTTCTTCTTGACTGCGGGCTCGTGATGTATGCTTGAGAGCAGGAGCCCCTTCTCTTCAGGGTCCCGAACGAGCTTGTCAATCATCAGCGAATACGTCTCTGAATGTATAGACTCATTGAAGGCCTGATAGGCATAGAACGACCGAGCCTCGGCAATTTGGACATCTTCGGCAAAATTCACGTTGATATTCTCCATGACTATTCCGTCTGAAGCCGCGAAGAATGCAAGGACAAGCTTTATGAATTTTCTTTCATCCGACTTGAGATTATCCCAATCTTTGAGGTCAGTGGCGAGATCAATTTCCTCGACCGTCCAAAATGAACCTACCGCTTTCTTATACAGGGCCCATAGATCAGGGTACCGTATAGGAAAGGTTGTGAAACGAGTGAGGCTTGGCTCAAGTATCGGATCCATTAGTAATATAGCCCACCTTTTTTTTAAGACGACGTAGAGCATGTATATTTTGTATCATAGGACATTATAAACAGGAAAACATACATGAAAAAGGCACCGGCCAAAAACCAAAATGTAACGGCCATATAATTATGGTTCAGAATATTCTACAGGCCTGGCCATGCGAAAGTAGTTGAGAATCTTCTGGGAACGAGTCGTCGATGGACTCTCTGAGAATGTGGATGGCTCGTTGGGATCATCCTTTTCAAGGGCAAGATAGTTTTGAAACTTCCGGTGAACTGGGTTGGATTGCTCAAGACATGCATTAAAGTCCGCAAAACACTCCTGGAGAAATATCTTCCCCTCTGATGTTCTACTATCCGCGGAGATACTCAGTTCTTTAGATATATTTAGGGCGAGTCGTTTCATAGAAATACTTGAACGCATAGATGTTGTCATTTTTTCGTTAATTTTGAGATACAATTGGACTGAACCAAGAAGACCGGTCCCGGCGGACAATACGGCATTCAATATACTTACGTACTTTTGAACCAGGAAATCATTGAGGGCGATGGCGCAAAGGGCGTTAATTGATGATATGACGAGTATAGGAACATTGAATCTATTGGAAAGCCATTTGTAATATTCAAAATCTTTCATGAAGTATTTGTGATATGCGTTACATTGACGTTCAAGAAGTTTGAGAAAATCCTCCTCCTTCGAGTCCCATAACATCTCTAAAATAACGCACTAAAAAAATTTAGAGTCAGTCTCGACCTCTATAATATCCCTGATGCGATTTGGAAGTTTATTACGGATACCCTTATAAATCATTGCAAACACAGGACCTGAATTGGTAATCTTAATTTTCTGAAGAATGTCCTGATCGGGACGAATATCACACATGAGTTCAATGAGGTGAAGTGCTGTATCTGAATTCAGTTTTGAAATTGGCACATCCTTCAGATTGAGCTCGATGACCTCTTTGAGACCGTGTTTCATAACATAATCGTCAAGCTGTTGAACCACGGGCTTGACTGAAAGCATGAACATCTCAGTCTGGGCGGGAGTTTTAGGCTGACGCTCTATGTATTTTGAACCTAGGAACTCAATGTGAAGGTACTTCCCTTGCGGGTAAAATACGAGGAGATCTGTCATCTTATTTGTAGGGCCTATTATTTTTTTATGTAGAAAACAAGTAAAAACAGCAAGATTGATAGAATAAATATTCCAAAGTGGTGATCGACCCAGTGTAAAGTGTGTAAAAATGTTGTTTGTTCTAATAACCTATTTGTTTCGTTATTAAAACCAATCTCACTATTCCACTGATTTTTATAATTTAATAGGGTTAAATGTTCCTTTGTGAAGAATATATTCAAGTTTAATTTAGCAATCATGAATAGGTCAATTTGTGTACCCATGTCGTCTGGTTCGAGCCTGTAAAGTCTCTGGGCACATGAGTTTGATATAATATAAGAAGGCGTCCCGAGTGTTTTACCACGTATAAGTTGTGGGCTATAGTCTTCGATCGGTATTGCCATCCAACTATATAGATGAATCAAATCCCAGTCTTCTTTTGGCTCGATCAATTCCTTAATTTTTCTTTTAAAATTATGAACAAGCCTCATGTCGTCCTCAAATATTAATGCATTCTTGTATCCCTTGTCGACAATGTCTTTCCATACATCTAAATGACTCCGGGCACATCCATAAATACCATCCCGCCCCAAGAGTTTTCCATCACATGCATCGAAAAATTCAACCTTTAGATTTTCCCGGTCAAATTCCTCATCCATATCAATTCTACGTTCGGTCGATCTCTTCAGGTTTATACAATAGATATGATCGACCTTCATTATAAGATATTTTCAAATTTTTAATTCTAAAATAACGTAATCATATTACGCATGAAGGGTGGCAAGAACCCTTTGACCGATTCGACCAGGGCCTTTACAAATGGATCAGCCCCTGAAGCATTAAACCCTGTGAGTAGTATATTGTCTTTTGTGTGATCATATATGTTCCATATCAACCTCATAAGCGGGAATGGTTTAACATTCAACACGTCTATCCCTGTAAGATCTGCCGTACATACTTGTTTTAAATTTTGTTCAATGCAAATTTGATGAATTTTGTCAATTACAGGATACAGTTCCTGACAGAACTCATCGGTCCCTTCGAGCGAGTCAGGCTGAAGTTCTAATAGTTTTCCCACAAGTATATGGACATACATAATGTCGGCATCAATATCGAACCTTAGCCACTCTGCCATTATTATTCATAATAATTTTAAATTATTATAAAAACGTAATTATAATGATACATCTTGTGCGGCTCGGAGGGGTCGCGTGGGTCGGAGCCCTATGTTTTGTATTCGCATTTGTTGTATCTAGTATCCTGAATAGTATCACGCCAAAGCTTGATAAGACAAAATCAAAACTGATCACATTCCTAGAGGTTTCGGTTCAGTTTGCAATTGTTGGAATGATTGTATACGGGTCTAGGCTATTCATAAAACACATTCCATTTCCTTTTGATGGAGTGTCGGGCTATATTCACTCAGAGCTTGGAGAACTTAGATCACTCCCATTAATGGTGTTCATATTCATGTTCTTTCAGACGAGGACTCAGGATAAGATGAGGTGGCTCATAAATTAAAAATTTACATAATGTAAATGAATAAATTAATAATATTATTAATAATCCTTTTGGCATTTTTGTACATGCGTTCAGGATCCACATCATACTATACCTCATCGATATACATGCCATTCTACGATGGTCATAAGTATATGGATGATGATTTGGCTAAGTGAGTATTCTCTCAATGTCTTCCTTAGATTTACCGGTCAGTGATACCGAAATCAGTTTACATATAGCATCATAGAGTTCTTGATAGTTTAGATAATCCGCATCTAGACACAACTCCTTGAGATAGGCATATTGCTCATCCGTGACGCACCACATATCCAATGGGGCATCAGGAATAATTCCTGTTTCCGCAAATTGTAAAATTTTAATAAATGAATTTTTAGTAATTGAATTTAATGGAATAGATGTTGAACACGGGAAATCCTCATTAATCATGTAGAGTACTTTGAATTTATGTAAAAGTTCTTGGGGACAATCTACTTCACCGTCACTTAGCACAATCTTCATTTACAGAACCACACTTTATTTCTTTATAAACACAAAATAGCCCATAATTCCTGCTACAAGTAGCACAAGTATCAGTGGAATGGCCCACCACAGCCATCTTGACGGTGGTGCCACTGCCACCGTACCTACATCAGCATCACCTGGTATAAAATTAATACTCGTGGTTGTAGATGCTGATGTGGAGCCATTTATTCCTGGGAAAGTTGATAAAGGACCGACAACCGTCATTTAATTATATCACATAATTAAAATGAAAGACTTGATAGTCATTGCATTACTTGTGTATGTAATAATATTACTACATCGAACTTCATCTGGATATTCCGGAAGTTCAGCCGGAAATTCCAGCAGTGGTAATCCATGGGCAACTGTAATAAGTTTTACTACTCTAGAAACTGGTGATAAAATAGTGGGAATGTTAGTAGATCAGCTTCAGGAACAGCCATGTCTTTCAAATGTAAATTCCATAATAAGTTATGCAAATGCGACACTTACGAATAAACTTGTTCCTTATACTGATGAAAGTCAGATCGCGAAAATGTTCGCGACCGCAGATTCAATTGGCGAGTCGACCCTATCCTATACTGATAAGTTTATGCTTCGTGTAAGCAGTGTATTTGGTCAAGAAGTACAGGGGTTTTGCGGGTTGTATGGCTTGCCGGCGTGTAAGATAGACAGTAACGGAAAGGTCCAATGGGCCGATGAAATATTTGCCCAAACAGGTAAAAACCTTAAAGAAAATATGATTCAAGTTTTTAAAATGATGCAGGTTGGTAACATTATTACCGATGATTCAGTTGCAAATGTTATTAATCCGATACTTCCAGCAGGGTTGACACCTTTTACCAGTGGTGCAGATTATCTAGCAAAACTGGGTACTGACGACCCTAGAATGATATGGTTTAAAAAGTTTTTTATGATCGGGCCTCTCTTTCTTTACTGGAAAGCTAAGACCGTGTGGAAGTTGGATCCGAGTTTTGTAGTTTCTTAGAATCAATATTACATAATGGTTTGGTCATGTAATATAGAGAGTGGTTATTTCTCTAACGCTCCCGGTGAGACTTGAACTCACAATCTACAGATTAACATATCAGCCGGCGTAGCGGTGTCTGACGCCTTAACCAATTAGGCCACAGGAGCACATTGAAAGGAAGATGGCTAGTCTTTTGGGCTGATCATATGATGCCGGTCATATTTACAACCGCCTTTCTGCCGTTTTTACGAGGTGGCGCCCCCTCGAGTCTGACTTGTGTGATTCGAACACACGACCAGCGGAGTTTTGCACGTCTAGGGACCTACAATCCGATGCGCTACCACTGCGCCAAAGTCAGGCGAAACGCGCAGCTTTTCGCCACGCGAGCCTTTTAGGGACTTGCTCAGGTCCACTCCCCCCAGATCTTGCGATCTGGTCCTGGCGGGGTTCGAACCCGCGACTTCGGGCTCATAAGACCCGCACTCTAACCAACTGAGTTACAGGACCTACGAAAGCGTAAAAATCTTTCGAACATCAACAACATCTTGACGACAACCTGGACAGTTTGTGCTCCTCGTTCGGAGCCAGCAACGCTCACACAATGCATGATTACACGGTATAAGTAGGCAGTCAACATGAGATTCCATACATATAAAACAAGTAAAACGGGCGTACCTTTCAGCATTCGTGTCGCACAGTACCTGCTTCATTGCTTCAACACGACCAAGCGCCTCGCCGTACTCCTTCTTCAAATCTTCAACCCCCTCTGCCTGCTCGAAGTTCTCTATTATTTGTGCAACGTTCGACTTTAAGCCATCCGATTTGAGAACCTTTTTCGCAATTTCAAGTAATTTGATATCTGTAGATTTGCCCATAAGACGTGACTGGCACATGGTCGCATCTGCACGGGCCCGTGCGTAATGTGTTTTATATATACCAAGTTCACGTTCAAAATCTTTCCACTCATCATTAAGTTTCACCGGTATCGGTGATACCTGAGGGGCCGACAATGAACTCAGTGCAAAATCACTCAAAGGTTCCAGGAACGAATAGTTCATTGAACACATTAATAAAAATGTCCTTAAGTATTAAATGATACCTGCTTCTATAATTCTCGTTTTGGGAATGGGACTAATTTTATTTGGACTTCAGATCTTTTTCATCAAGGAACGCCGGAAAGTTCCATCTGAAATGATCAAGGCGGCTATTTTGATAGTTGGCGGAATGTACCTGGTGGTTTTCCTTTCGCAGCAGTTCGGCAAGGGAAACAACGCACTGGCACCTCCTCCCGGGTTTCATTAAGACTATTAATAAACTCAAAAGCGTCCTCAAAATGACCCGACTCCAGGAGGTTAGTATCCGTAATCCCCTTAATGATATCATCGCGTGACATTCCTGTTTCAATCAATGCTCGGAGAAGACAGAAAACATTCTTGTGTCCCTGAGAATTTACAATTTCCATATTTTTTTTAAACAAAATTTCCCTAGATTTATCTAAGATATCTTCAATACTCATTCCAGGGTTTTCGGCCCGAAGGGTCTTGACGACATCGTAACCAGAAAGATTATCCATTTATATATTAAAGATGGCTCTTGACCTTAACTCTTCTTTTTTCTGGGCTTTTGTTCTAATGTTTGCTGCTCTCGGAATTTCAAGCTTTGTAGAATCCAAGAATTCTCAGGCGACAAAAGGAGAGAGTTACTTTGCTCTTTTATACATTGTTTTTGCCGTAGGATTGGTTATATATAAAATGATGGGACATTAAATTATTATTTGTTTCGACTCCAGGATCACCGAAAGGACGATCTTGGGGCCGAAGCCCTGGGCTTTGCCCTTTTTTTAGTTTTTTAGTTGGAGAATGCGAGGCCGCCCATGCCAGACTGGATGCGCAGGATGTTGTAGTTCACTGCGAACATCTTCTGTAGGGGGGTCGTGTAGGTGGGCTTCAGGTTCACGGCGACCTGAGCGTTATCAATGCGCGAGAAGTTGCACGTGCCGGTTGGCTGGTGCTCCTCGGGCTGCAGAGCGAAGGAGTACACATAGATACCAACGTATGGAGAGCCCGTGTGGTAGACCAGGGGCTGATACTGGTTGAAGTACTTGCCGACCTGCTCCTTGAAGCGGTCCTGGCCGTTGAGAATGACCTTGAAGTCCTTAAGGGGTCCGACCTCGTAGCCAGTATTTAGTGCGGCACTGACCGTGTTGGTACCCTCCTCGAACCAGTAGGCGCCGCTGGCCGTGTTGGACAGCAGGGACGTACCGGCAGTTGCGATGTAATTGTTGGAGGTCAGACGGGGAACGCCGATCTCGTGGGGCATGGAACCAATGCACGAGAATGCGTTGGAGGAGACGGTTACCTGCACATTGGCGCAAGACGTGGAGAAGTTCCACATGCTGTTGTTGGCGGCGGCGGTCGTGTTGGCATAGCACCAGATCAGCTCCTTCACTGGGTGATTGAAGGACAGGCGGATCGTGGAGCTGGCGGCCGAGATGGCATCGCCGCCCGTGTGCTGGACCTGCTCGATCAGGTACTCGTGACCCTTCTGGGCGAAGCGGCGGCGCTCCTCCGTGTCCAGGTAAATGTAGTTGGCCCAGACCTCAAGGGCGTTGGAACCGAAGTAAGAGCTGTAGTAAGAGGTCAGGTCGAAGTCGAGGCGGACCTCGTGGTACTGCAGGGCAATCAGAGGCAGGTACAGGCCTGGGTTGCGGTTGAAGAAGAACAGCAGGGGCAGGTACACATAGGTCTTGTTGTTGGTGTTATCGGGAACAACTGAGAGGGAAGACAACTTGCCGTAGTTGATCTTGTCAGACTCAGTCAGGAACACCTCGGCATACAGACGGAACCAGGTCTGGTAGTGCTTATCGATGCGCTGGCCACCAATGGTCAGCTCAATGTCGACAATTGCGCGCTCGGCAATCCAGCACGTATCGGGAGCACTGGTGTTGGTAGACGTGGTAGCTAGTAGAGTGCCGCTGGGAATTAGGGCGACATACATGTTACCGACCAGGTCGCCGTTGCGGGCAATCGTTACGGAAACACGGCCGCCGTTAGTTGGCGTGCCGTTGACCGTCTGCTGAATGTTCTCCATGGCAAAGTTCGTGTGACGCTTGTACACGGCCTGGAAAAAGGTCACCTTTGGCTGACCGGTTAGGTAAACATCCTGAGCGCCATAGGCTACGAGCTGCATAAGACCACCACCCATTTTGTACTATTAGCAGAGAAAAAAATCTAGTTAGAAAATGCGAGCCCGCCGAGACCAGACTGAATTCGGAGAATGTTATAGTTGACCGCGTACATACGCTGAACAAGGTTCGTCGGCATTCCAGTCTTGAGATAGACGGCCGCCTGGGCAATGTCTATCCGTGAGAAATTGCATGTACCGCTTGGCTGAAGCTCCTCGGGCTTAATGGCAAATGAATAAGTATATATACCAGGGTAAGGAGTTCCTGTGTGATACTCAAAAGGCTGATAAGCGTTGAAATACTTGCCCGGCTGGGGAACAAACCGATCCGTTCCGTTGAGCATAATCTTGAACTGGTGAAGAGGGCCGACCTCATAGCCATAGGCGGTATTAGCCGTTCCGTAGTTGGGATTTCCTGGCTCGATCCAGTACACATTACCAGTTAGGACGTTCGACTGAACCGCCAAGTTTGAACCTGCCGTCACTGCACTTGTCGCATATACATACAGATTTGAGGTACTTGTGAGATATGGAGGAATGAAGAGGGCCGGAGCGCCAATATGGTTCGCCTGGAACATTGAACATGCCTGAGCGAGCTTGTTTGTGTCTATGGTGACATTTACGTTCGCCGTTCCACTGGTAAAGTTCCACATTGAGTTGGGGTTCGACACGTAGTTAGGGTTCATGTAGCACCAAATGAGCTCCTTTACTGGGTGATTGAACTGCATGCGAATGACTGATGGGGCATTCTCGTTCGATACACCGACTGGGTCTGGTGCTAGGTACTGAACCTGCTCGATCAGGTACTCGTGATTGAGTTTGGCGAACGACTCGCGCTCCTTGGCATCCAGGTACATGTAATTGGCCCAAACCTCAATTTGATTTGAACCAAAATAATTGGAATAAATTGATGAAAATTGGAAATCAATACGGACCTCATGATACTGGAGAGCAATTATTGGGAGATACAGGCCCGGATACCGGTTGAAAAAGAACATGAGAGGCAGATAGACCTTGCCGACAGATGTGTTGGTCGATGTCAAATTGTTCTGTGCAACAGCAAGAGACGTTAGACGACCATAGTTGATCTTCTTTGCCTCAGATAGGAAGACCTCTGCATAAAGACGGAACCACGTCTGGTAATGCTTATCAATGAGCTGACCGCCAATGTACAGGCTTACTGAGTCAAAAGCCCGCTCGGCAACCCAGCACATGTCTGAACCCACATTATTTGAGGTCAGCTGGGCAGATGAGGTAGTGGTTGGCGTCAGGGCGACAAACATGTCACCGACTAGATCACCTGACCGAGAAATTACAACGGACTGGAGGCCACCATTTCCTCCAGCCCCCGACACGTTCTGCTGGACGAGTTCCATGGCGAAATTCGTGTGACGTTTGTATGTTGTCTGGAAGAATGTAACTTTTGGATCTCCTGTAAGATAGACATCCTGAGCGCCATAGGCGACTAGTTGAAGCAATCCACCGCCGGGCATTTAGTATAACCCGCGAAAATAGTTCCTGCGAAAAATTACCATCCTTAAAATCTCGGCTAAAAGTACAATGTCTCGCCGTGCCCAGCCCCCACCCAAGCCAGTACCAGATGAAGAGGAGGAGATGGATCTAGAGGAGGATGACGAAGAAATGGAGGAGTATCCTGACATGTTCGAGGCTCTGGGTAGCCTCCTGGCGACTGATGAGGGTGACACGGTCGCAACTGCCCTCGTGTCTACCAAGGATGCGACCGAGCGGATCGCGACCAGCCTCGAGCTACAGAATAAGATTTTGGTTAAAATTCTAAGCGCAATTACCAAGTCAAATGTCGCCCCGGCAGTGGAGGAGACGGCTTAAAAAAGAGTCTCTCTACTATAGTATGGAGATTCACACAATTAACAAAGACATTACGGTCGAGCACATTGAGGCCATCCGCAATGTCAAACAAACGAATGAAATTAATACGTGGTCCGAACAAGAATTTGATAGTTACATTTTGAAAATGGAACAGGAGTCTTTGTTTCATGCTCGAGGGAACTCTCTCGCGGCAGCGAATGCATGGGCATATGTTCTGTTTCCGAAGGATCAAGCTCGTGACACCGACAACTTCCCGACAGAATACAAGGATCGCGAAATTCGAGACAGCAAGGACCTGTACATCAACAGATGTCGGAATATCTTGGCTCGAATTGAGTCACTGGGAATTAACAAGAATTCGAGCAAGGATATTAATAATGATGAATTTACTCTCGAATTTCGTATTCGCCGGCTTATCACAGATCGCAAGGAGATGTTTGAGCAGTTCCGTAATTGGGAAAAGCGTTTCAACCGGATTAACAACCCGACTCTCGCTATTGATGACAGTGACACGTCACTGAAAGATGACGAGTCTATTAGCCCGTATCAGAAGCTTCTTTTGTATCTTCTTTCAAAGGCTTATGATGAGGGATATCGCCGGTACAAGGGTCAGTGTTGTGTCCAGATTCGTAATACTCGCGCATGGCGTCCGGTCAAGGAGATTAAGAAATTCATATATGATGCGACTCAGAAAGAGGATGAGCCCGAGCGTTGGAAGCAGCTTACAAGCCGTGGAAATCTAGTCGCCGACCTCGATCGCCACTTGAATAACTGCCAAGATTTTCAGTTCCAAGAGATTCAAAAGGATCGTCACGTCTGGTCGTTTCAGAATGGCCTGCTCGTCGGTAAGGATTGGGATGCGAAAACAAGCCAGTACAAGATTAATTTCTACCCTTACAATTCTCACGAGTTTCACGAGCTTGATCCTACAATTGTAAGCTGCAAGTACTTTGATTTGCCGTTTGACCCTTACGATGAAAAGGAGGACTGGTACGACATTCCTACTCCGAATATGCAGCTCGTACTTGATTATCAAAAGTTTGAGGAGGCGGTATCAAGGTGGATTTACGTATTCATCGGTCGTTTGTGTTTCGACGTGAATGAGCTTGATGGTTGGCAGATTATCCCTTTCCTCAAGGGTATCGCCCAGTCTGGCAAGTCGACCCTAATCACCAAGGTCTGCCGCAAGTTTTACGAATGCGAGGACGTATCGACCCTATCGAATAACATTGAGCGCAAGTTTGGTCTCTCGAGTATTTACAAGGGTTTCGTGTTCATCAGTCCCGAGGTCAAGGGCGATCTGGCACTCGAGCAGGCCGAGTTTCAGTCCCTGGTCTCCGGTGAGGATGTATCAATTGCGCGCAAGAATGAGTCGGCCGTAAGTCTTCAATGGAAGACTCCCGGTATTCTGGGAGGAAATGAGGTTCCAAATTGGAAGGACAACTCGGGGTCTATCCTGCGTCGACTGGCCACGGTCAATTTTGGTCGCCAAATTGCTCCCGATGTTTCGGACCCACACCTCGAGCACAAACTCGAGAAGGAACTGCCCGCTATTATGTGTAAATGCATCCGGGCCTATCTCGATTACGCTCACAAGTATGCCGACAAGGACATTTGGAACGTTCTTCCACCTTACTTTCGGAAGATTCAGACACAGATCGCGACAGTCACGAATTCTCTCCAGCACTTCTTGTGTTCCGAGAAGCTCAAGTTTGGCAAGGACTTTTTCATTCCTCAGAGGACATTTATTACGCACTTCAATACGCATTGTCGTGAGAATAATCTAGGTACGTTCAAGTTCAACCAGGACTTTTACGCAGGACCATTCAGCTCGCGCGAGATTGAAGTCCGGACAGAGTCCCGAGAGTACAACGGGACATTGTATTCTTCCCAGCCATTCATTTTTGGTCTTGATATTCCATTCTCAGATTAAAATGTAATAAATAATTAGATGAACGCAGCCGCGCGTAAGATTCAAGAAGCCTTCAGAAAGAAGCACACAAATTCGGGGTTAGGGTTTAGGATGACCAAGCCCAAGATTATATCTACAGTTGCCGAGTTGAATGTGTCCGTAAATTTTAAAAACATTTATACAACAAATCCAAAAGGATTTGATGAGGTCACTGGTTACGTTCATCTTCGTGCAAAGCCTCGTATGCGTTATACAGGTGGTGAGTGGATAGGGTCCGGTCCGGAGGGATGCAAATACTTTATCGCCAAGACCAAGAATATGACGATAGTAATGACGCCCAAAACATTCAAGGTCAGTGGGGTCGGTAAATTTTTGGACGCCTACATAAAGGCGGCCAAAAACGGATGGGTCTCTAAATATGGTGTACGGACCCCCAAGTACAAGATAATCAACGGCAAGTTCAGTGTCAACCACACATTTGATCTTCCGGTCTTGGCAAATTACCTGAATCACAATATACCCAAGACTATGCTAGACGAGAAAGTGGCGGTCGGTCTAGAAGAACTCCGGACACCGGCCCTAGTTGCTCGGTTCAAGAAACCCAAGTTTACCTATCAGTTTTTTAAGAATGGTACAATTTTGTTTTCTGGAATTAAGAAACTTTCAGATATTGATGTCCCGCCCGAGCTTTTCAGGCAGTTTTTTACCAAGTACGAATTTTATGCCGATGACATCTTTGGGGGCGCACCCAAGGCACGGGCACAAAATCGGAACCCTTCGGCCGGAACATGGAACAAGCTCGTGAGCCCGGTTCCAAAGGGATATTACATCCGCCCGGGAGCAAACGGTCAGCCCCGTCTTTATCCTTATCAGTACTACAGTAAACTTGCAAATGGTCCCTATATTCTGGAGAACACGGTGAACCTTGGGCCACTCGCCACCAAGGTCAAAAAGGCTTTCAAAGATATAGGTCAGAATATTCCTCAATCAACTTTGAATGTATTCAGGAATGCGGGCCACCCACTCAACAAGTCACCCGTGGCTGCTGGATACGCGGGACCGGCCGAGCGTCGGGCACCGGGATGGAACGCGACACACCCCGGGTTTTATGTTCGTCCCGGGGCAGGTGGTCAGCCATATTGGTATTCAATTCCTAAAGGCAAGGCTGCGGGACGCAAGACGGTCATTGCGGCCTACACAAAGGCTGGTCGCAATATTCCTGCCGCAGTTCGTGCAATTTTCAAAATTTCTAACAATGTTAAAATAAATAATAGTAAAAAGGTCCATGAATACATTAAGGGTGCCAATGGCATTTTGCGTATTAATGGAAAACAGGCCACACGCCTCACAAAGGCTGAGCTTGTGGCAATTGCGCGCAACGAGAAAATTGCAGAAGTGAATAATAAAATGAAACCCGCAAACATTATAGCATACCTGACAAAACGCAAGATGCCCGAGGGCCTAGGGACGTATAATGTGAACGTAGGGTCCATCAAATACAAGTTCCTTGCGAATGCGCGAGTCCGGCGCCTCAAACCTGGTAAGCAGCCAACGACGCGTGATTGGTCTACTATGAAACCGGCGGAAAGGAGTGCATTAGTGAATAGGTACATAAATAAAGAAAATAAGGCCAACTTTGCGAAAAAGACATTGTCGGCCCAGTATGCAATCCTCTATGAAATGGCAAGCAAGGGGCCTAAATCCGCATCATCTACCGGTTCTTCACTCAATCTTACAAATGTATATGGAACAAATTACGTGAGAAATGAAAACTTCGGTTAGGCACACTTGAGAATATCAAATACCTTGTACAGAATATTGAATATTTCAATGTCACTCGTCAACTCACTTGGCTTGATAATTTCAAGCTCAATCTGATAAGATGTGTCTTCATCAGAATCCTTATCATCTGGGGTTCCCTTCACGACCGTCATGTCGATAGACAAATTCTTTCGAATAAAAGACCAACGCTCCTTGTCCTTTTGTTCGGAACTCACTTCTTCACCGTCATACTCCCATGGTGCCTCGGTGGATATTCCAAGGCGCACATCATAATGTGAATTATCAAGTTTGAAATCGTTCGTGCACACGCGCGTCTTGACACAACCATCTTGCTCGTCGGACTCCTCATCGACCGTGAGACGCCGAGACTTGTCGAAATAATAGACGGTCGCCTTAGAATGACGACTCGTCTCCCACATCTGATAAGTCATCAGGGCCTTGAACACTTTGGCGAACGTCTCCTTGCCTACATTTGTGTCAAATGAATTCTTAGACTGACGACCTATGCGAATTTCAACTTCGACATTTGGAAGATTCTTGTACTTTTGGATGAGAGGTTCCCAGTCATTGAAAAGCTGGTGACTTTGATGATCGGCCATTGGATCTATGTGCATTCTTAGTTGTACTACGAATTATTTCTCTAACATAAGTAGATGTACATATTTTTACTAATAATCGCAATTGTTCTTATAATGTTACTCACGCGAATTACAAGAAATGCTGAACCAATTTACAATATACCAGTCGGACAACTTGGGAATTGTCTACGTACGACAATGTCAATGAAAATTTTGGCAGATGAAATGAAACGTCCATTTAAGATTGATATTTCATACGTCCATGAAAAAGAACAGAAAGTTTTAAAATTGCTTTTTCCAGAATTCATAGATTTAATTCCTTCATACAAAAAATGGGAACAAAGTGACATTATAGACACGACTGTTCTTACGAATACAGATCCTCAAATAGAAGGTAAATTTATTCATGTCCCTAATGAAAGTTTTGGAGTATCACATATATATGCCATCAAACTTGATTCAATGGATGATAATGAATTTATAAAAAGAAAAATTGAAAATTATAAGAAATTACCATGGCCAGAATTTAATTTTCAAGATCTCTCGGATGTAACAGGGGTTCATATACGATATTCAGATAATACGAGTGATCCGTCTAAAAAAGAAATTAATACTTCTATTGATCAATTTAAGGATAAACTCAAGACAGTGGACAAGCCATTTTTACTCTGTTCAGATAATCAAGAAATTATAGATTATGTAAAAGAGGAATATCCTAATACAATTTTTCCGGATAAACAAGATGATCCGGACTTGCAGGGATTTTATGAAATGGTTCTTTTATCAAGAACAAAGCATTTAGTAGGAAGTTACGCATCTACATTTTCTTATGAAGCTTCATTCTTCAGAGGAATACCTCTTGAAATTTATGAAAAAGGAAAATGGAAAATTTACACATAGAAAATAAAGACGCCAAAAAGATATGAGGGGTTTAGTAAATCTGGGAAATACATGTTACTTCTCTACCGCTATACAATGTCTTGCACATGTTCCACCTCTTTCAAAATATTTTTTTGATAATTCTTATGATGGAAATTGTGAAATTACAAAAGAGTATCGCGTGGTAATCATGGACCTGTTCAGGGTTCATCAAGTCGGACCGGTAAATCCAAAGGATCTATTGAATGCATTCCGGGCCAAGTTTCCATCGTTTGGGCATGGGCAACATGATGCCCAAGAGGTTGTTATAATTCTTCTAGATGTATTTGAGAAATCTTTGGGAAAGGAATTGATTCAGGGAATATTCAATGGTCAAGAGACTCATGAAATTGCATGGAACGGTGGGAAGACGACCAGCACAAGTCCATTTACGGTACTTTTGATAGACGTTAATAAAGATGAAAGTCTAGAGGACCTAGTAAATAAGCGGCAAGAGCCTGTACCCCTTGAAAATTACACGGACAATTCTGGAAAGACACATCAATGTGCGGCTCTTCGGAACAGGGTGACTCAGTGGCCAAAGGTTCTTGGCATTTCTTTTTCAATGTACACAAATAAATTCTCAATCCAGATACCTCTTGAGTTCGGGGGGTTGCGTCTCTTTTCATGTATTATACACACGGGCATACAACAGGGAGGACACTACGCATTACTCGTCCGGCGATATGACAAGTGGTACATTAAAGACGACGAGCACGTTCGTGAAGTTCCTGAACCAAAGGATCTCAAAGGGGCGTTCTACATGGCTTGGTACCGGTAAAACTCTTTCAGTTCAATTGACTCGCGGATGTTTATTATCGTCCGAAAATAGGTCCGGCGGTTATTGGCATATGTCTTGTCGGTCCTAATTTTCTCTACAAACCATCCAAGCTTTCCGTACCCACATTCAACTATAGACCCATCGGGTACATTTGCGGGTACATGAAGTTCGGCCTCTAGGTAAGGTATACCCTTGTCTTGGACATATAAATTTCTCTTTCCCATAATTGCAAAATCTATTGTAATTCTTTCACGGGGTTTCCATTTGAACATTGTCTCATGGGTCCCAGTTTGAATAGGCTCATTAACCGGAGTGAATACGATACCGTCCGTCTCGTATTCAAACTTGTCAAGAGGGGTCATGTCACCGATAGACTGAAGAGGCCACATAGTCTTGACACGGATCTCAAATTCAGCACCCGCGGTCTTGATAATAGTCTTGATAGCTTTACGGGCAGTCTCAAGCCGTACATCAAGCGGTCGTTTGGTCAAATCCTCTCCCTTCACCCTGACCGCATCATAGACCATGAAGAGTTTCTTTCCTTCTCGAGTCGTGACGAGCTCCCCATCGAGGATCGTATCCTTGGGAACACGAATCTTTACCGGATCTGAAACAAAAGAACGATTGACCAAGAACACGCCCCCCGCATAACTTACCAAAAGATGCCGCGTGCCATCAGTTTTTTCACATACGAAATATGGCTGTTTATCGAGCAATGGAAAATGCCGCCGCTCGATAGAAACAGGTTGGGGACCCGGAAACCGTGAAGTTGAGACTCCCCATGAATTTAGGATAAATTCTTCCATTTTACTTGTCTAAATTAAGATTCAAATCTCTAAGGCTGTAGAGACACCCCAGATGATTCTAGAATATTTCCAAAACATTCGTGTACATAATGACACACGACGTTTGCATTTGTGGCGGCCGCAATTTTAACCCCCTGATTCTTGAGACATTCGAACATTGCATGGTTGTCCGATAATGGGAGATTGACTGGTGTCTTTCCACCCCTCAGCTTTTTGTCAATGGGTTTGGATTCCATAGCCCATACGCGTGCAGAGGTCTTGGTGCATTCATAGAGTCCATCCGACAACTTCTTACCGACATCGGTATCAAACGTAAGACCACGCTGAGAGGCCGACTCTACAGAGCCGGCCTTTGTTTTCTTAGAAAACATGTCCCAATCAATACCTTCTTTGACCGAAGGAAACACAATTACACTTACTCCATTCTCAAAAGGAGATACAACGCGATGAAGCTCCTCGATATTTAGATTTGTACCATAATCCATCCAGAAAATACGCTCACCCGACTTGATGATTTTGGGGAGCGTAGATTTATCCTGTACGAAATGGATCTCGATATGAAACCCACGCTGCATACAGAGCATGTGAACGTTCATTGCTGTATGGAGCGTTGTTGCGCTAATTGATTTATTACGCGTCACCATGCAAAGATGGAGAATCTGCATTTTTATTTAAGAGTATTTAAGCCTTAAGTCGATTCTCGAGTGTCCCCTGAAAACGAATATTCCCAACGTGCCCAAGGACGGTCATGCAGTCCGCAAAAATTTGGCCACCCATTTGCTGCCATCGGCGACAGAATGCATAGTCCTCTGAAAGGTACCGCCGACTTACGGGGTCAATCATACAGTCAAATACGGCACAGTACTCATCTAGATCCTTATTCTGATGGTCGTTTACGCAATCGAGTTCTGGATATTTCGCAAACATCTTGGTGAATACATCACGTTTAATAAGCATGAAACCGGTCGGACCATCGAGGACCTCAGCGAAGCCATCCTTAATCTGAGTCTGAGCGTACTTGAAGTTCATGACGAGAGATGCCGAAACGCGACCCAGGTCTTTCGTTCCACCCTTCTTGACCTCGGCCTCGGCTTGCTCCCACATGACGCACTTTTTGGGATAAGCCGCGACCGCCACGTCATGTCCGGACTTGATGAGGCGCACGACAGACTCGGGGTCAAAGTGAATATCGGCATCTATGAATAGGAAATAGTCTGCAATGGTCTTTTGATAAAATCGAGCGACCGCAATATTACGGGCCCTATGGACGAGTGATTCATTTTCGGTCGTATCTAGCATCATTTGATACCCATTCATCGCGCAAACTCTCTGGAGACGAAGCATGGACTCGGCGTAACCCTGGAGACAAATTCCACCATAGCATGGGGTCGATACGAAGAGAGTTACGGTCATTACACTATTCTTGAGTCTTGTCCTTAAGTTCTGCTCTAACTATACTCTCTATTTTTGACAATGTCGGTACGGAGACATCGCAAATCTTGCACAGCAGCGACCGGTCGATGACGTACCCGGAACTTGTAAGCACCATGAATATAACCGCGCACGCAATAGCCTTTGGGGTCCGCCCCATCAGCTCGACCGACTCTTCTAGGCTCTTGCAAAGCTTGACGACGCGCATTTTTACGCGCCCCTTTTCGGCATCTGGAACACACGTGAGATCATTGAAGAATCTCGGTATCAAATGGGCCGAAGTCATCACGTGGACCTCTGTGTCCGGAACTTGTTCTTGATATATCTCGGTCGTTCTTGAAAGATCTCGTACAGGAATTCCAAACGCATCCGCAATTTCCTTTGTACTTCTGGAAATATTGTGCTCACGGCATGCCTGAAATATGCAATTCGCCTTGACGCCGTTTCGGACCGCTCCTCGGGTCAGCTTGGCTTCGTTGAACTCTTTGTATTTGATTTTCGCCGAATACATGACCGTGTCGGGCAGGCCCAGGACCCTGCTTCCAATGTCCATCATTTGCTGATACGCGTGGAAGAGGGCCCGGTCTCGGTGGTGCATACTCAGGTGGTGGTGTATCCGGCTCATACGAGAGGTGGCGTAGGATTTTGAGCGAGAGACAATCATAGTTCCCATGCCCCAGGATGCTGAGAAGTGGTCCGTATTGACCGGGGCGCCGACACGTGACGGGTCCTTGTTCCCACTGTCCGGGTCGCCCCCAGAATTCCACTCGGGCTCATCACATATCCAGAAGTCATCAGTCAGCCCACATCCTGTACAGACTGGCATCTCGTCCATCACCTTTGTTTCGCCACAGCGGCGGCAATGCCATTCTGATATTTTCTCATGTTTAGAGTCGGATTCCGCGCGAAGTTGATCCAGAAGAGCCCAGCTCTGATCTATGGTATCCATTGATTACCCCCATTGACCGCGGGATCCTGGCCTTGAAAAAACCTCAATTCTCTTTATATGAACTCGTTCGTACCACCCGTAGTTGATCATGCCAAACGTTCAACAATTGAGATGATAAAGGCCCGGTCACCATTTAGCGTTCTAAATATCGTGGCCCTTGTCGCTATCCTAATAATTGGATATTTCCTGTACAAGAAATTCCGCACGAAGTTTTCTTCGGGTGCGATCAAGATGCCTCAGCGCCCCCGACCAGTACCTCCCAAAAAGGTGTCATTCAAGAAACCAGTGATTGTCGAGGAGTCAGAGTCGGAGACCGATGATGAAGCCGAGGATGAGGAGGAGGTTCCCGATGTCGAGGTCAAGGAGGACTAAAAAATAGCATCAACGACCTTGTATTCTAGACACGTCACCGAATCGAGATATAAATCCTTCTTGAGAATCTCTTCAAGTTTTTCAGGGGGTATCATTGTTTCTTGGATATAAATTTCTTTTATTTTTTTCATAAAATTATCCAGATTTTCCATCTGGTTTTTAAAGTCCTCATATTTGCCCCACGTTCCATCAAGGTTCAGTTGGTGGATCATCACATATGAGTTCTTTGTCATGTAACGTGTGCGACCCCCCATGAGGAGGAAGGTGGCGGCGGAAGCACAGAGCCCATCGGCAATTGTTCGCACCTTGGAACGTTTCATAGTTTTAATGCAATCCATTGCACTCATTCCCGCAAGGATGTCACCACCATCTGACCGGATGAATACTCGAATCTCTGGTTTAATATGGTCAAGTCCAAGTTCGACATGTTTCTTGACCAGATCAATTTCTAATTTTTTTAATTTTAAATTGAATTCAAGTACGGTCGTCTCGCATACATCACAATGAAAGTAAATTTCAGAACCCTGAACTTTAATGAATTCTTCTACGGGGGCGGTGCACTCACACATTTTTTTAGATTACTAACCGTCTTAGCCTTTAACTTTTGGAATGGGGTCATGTGATTTAAAAGGTCTATATCCTCTCGTTGAAACCCATACTCTTTCATGAGTTCCAACGCTCTAGGTTCATCCTTTTCAATATATTTCATTATTAAAAGTATTCCATCCATATCCTGATTTAGACGTGGGACTCTTTCGTACATGGCCTTTATTTTCTTTCGGCGCATGCACATGTTCTGATACTTTGTCCAAGAGCTCCCGGGCTTGAGATTAGTTCCGAGCGTGTGACCAATCTCTTTTGCGGGTAAGATGCACCCCCAAAGGTTAAAATAGGGCAAGAGATCCCAGTCTCCCGAATAGACCACGTCCTCAATTATATCAGCCTGACTAAAAATTTCAGATACAATTTCATAATTTACATTTGAAGAATCTAAATAATTTGCATTCAAAATGGATGCCATATTACCAGGTTCCGCAAGAGGATGTCCAATGAAATGTGTCGGTTCGACATTGGATGTTTTAGAGACGAGTGATGTTACAAAATCTTTTGGGCCATGGAAATCATCTTTAAAATCTGATTTAAAAGTCAGAGACTGAATGACCCACCGTATATCTCCATCGGCCAAATCAATCATGGAATCTGTAGCCATAGGTACAATCCTTTTCATATCTTCACGAGATGGCACAGGGAAATTATACGTCACAATTTCAAAATCAAATTTTACAGGAATTTGTGAAATGACAATAAACTGACCATCGGTCGGAATCTTTGTAATTTCCTTGAGACCAACCAATCCAATTACGCATTCATATTCATCCAAAATTACCGAAATTTTAGTTCCATGAATTTTGTTCAAAAGATCAAGAGTATCTTGTTTACTTTTCAAAATATCATGTGTAATCTCTATACATGGTCCCAGGGCGGCATGAACGGCCCACGTTTTTCCTATGCCCGTCTTTCCTAGAATACACACGGCTCTCCCAAGCTTTGTAAATTCGTATTCTTTTTTTTGTATTCTATTTTTAAAGAACTTATCCATGATTTCAGATGATGAAGCGGATGAGCCTCTTAGTAAGCAGATATTAAATATGGTTCTCGATAATAACGCGGTAAGGGCCGCGTACCCTTGGTTAACAGGCTATATTGTTTTTAACATACTCATTCTGACTCTTCTAATTTATATATCTATTAAAATTAGTTTCAAATGATTGTTCTGAAACGCTCAAATAATTCAAAGCACAAGTTCATGGCCATTTTTCCAGATGGAAAAACCGTTCGTTTCGGGGCCAAAGGATATTCGGACTATACGATACATAAAGACCGCGAACGGATGAAGCGGTACATTGTGCGTCACCGTCGGGGTGGTGAAAACTGGACACGTTCAGGTGCCAAGACCCCCGGTTTTTGGGCTCGATGGCTTCTCTGGTCGGAACCGAATTTTCGGAGCGCACTCAGGAAGACAGAGAGGGTTCTAGGTCAGAAAATAATATACAAATAATACAATGGATGCAATTATTGCAGTCGTAAATGTTGTAGTATGTATTTATGCTTTTCTAAGAGGGGCCGCTTACATAAAGGATCCTATGAATCCAAACGATAGTTGGTGGAAATTTAATGCGGCAATGATGGCAATAGCTTCAATAGGTATTATATTAAACTTTCAAATATTATCAAGACCTTTTATACAAAAAGGTATACCATTACCCACTTCAACCGTCCCCGATGTACAACTAGAAACTATAGAAGCCGAACTTAATAAACAGGCCCGTATAGCAGCCGAGCGCGCAGCACATATAACCCAAGGTCTTGCCCTTCTCAAGGGCAGTGCTTAGGGCTGAGACGAAAGTGTCTCACTCAGACGTGCAAACATGTCAGGCGTGCGACGCACATCGTAATTCATAGTACATCCAGCCGAGATACCCATAGAACCAGCCTCGGCAAACGCATCCTGGTTTGCCCCGACATACATAAATGTCCACCCATCCTTGGTCTTCTGGTCAATGAGGTCCTTGATATGAGCCTTTGTGTATTCCTTGCTTGCGTTCTCCTGGCCATCAGTCAGGATAACGACAGTAGCGACCGGCTTGTCCCCGTACAACTTGAGAGTCTTGCCGATCGCATCGAGAAGAGCGGTCGACCCACGCGGCTGAAACGTCTCGGTCGTCAGATGATCCACCTTGTCAATTAGGACAGAATCATAAGATACTAGGTATTCGTGATCAAACTGAACCAAAGTCATGGTTCCACCAAGAGGCTTCTGGTCATTGACCAGTGAGTTGAAACCACCAATGGTATCATCGCGGCACGAATCCATAGAACCGGAGCGATCGAGAATGAAGATGCGGTCCATTTTTTACTTTTCATATACAAGGGCCAGAGCCTTAACTGTTGCGCTGCCCACAATTGCAACCGAATTTAACGAGACAGAATCTGCGACCCACCGAAGGCCGTGGCATGTTGGAGAACCGTGTGCAAAAATTGAAGTAAAGAACCCGGCACATTGTTCATAGTACAAACGCTCACTTAACCATCTTAAAGCGTGCGAGCCTATTACAACGAGAGTAAGCTTGAGTCCCGCGGACACCATGTTTAAGTTTGCGTGCATTCCCTCTAAGTACGCACCTAAGCGCAAGATGATCGACTTTGCGTTGCCGAAATGGAGGACGAAGCTTGGTGAATTCACGGACCCCGACTTACTCAGCTGGGTCAATAACCTGTATCAAGACAAGGTCTACAAGACGAGGGAAGAGTTTAACAAGGCCTATGATCTCAAGGATGACATTCACTGGAGAAACAAGCCGATGATTCTTACGATGGACGACGTGCAGATGCTGAACGAACAGTTCGAGGCCGGAGCGTTTGAAGACGGGCAGCAGAAGCAGGTCGGGAAGCTGCTCGGACGGATGCTGACCGTGCTCGGTGCACAGAAGGTGTTAATCGTTTACTGAGGTTCAGGGCCATTAGATCAGGTGTAACGTCTTTAAATCCAAACCGCCTGTACCAGATTCGTACCCGTTCCTTTGTCGGCTCTAGAAAGATGTATTTTAGTTTTCGCCTTTTCGCGTCCTGGATAATACGCGCAAGTAGTTGAGACCCGTAGCCCTGGCCAGATTCGGCCCCTATTAGATGTAGATAGGTCGCACCGCCCATATTAGGCAAGTTTTTCCCCATTATAGCGAAACCGACCATCTTGCCTGACGCATTGTGGACTGCGTAATTATTCCCGCGCAGGTGATGTTTCATGGTTGCCTTGAACCATTTCTCACCGATACTGTTCTTGACCATCTTGTAAATTTTCCCCTTCTTACCCTTGAAAATTGAATTGCGTGGTCCTGAAGTTATAGAGCTCATTAAAAAGTATCAACATATTATATCAGGATGGCCACGATAGCCTTCCAAATTGAGGATAGGGAAAATGCGCATATAGAAGCCCTGATGGACAACATACAAGAATGGTCCGAGGGGAAAGGTATAGAATACTATAGATACGATGGATACAGAGATGATATGGTCCATTACTGGTGGAAGGTTTTCAAATTGAATGAAATTATGAATGAGAACCCCGAATGTGAATACATCATATGGTTCGATTCGGACATTTACATTTATGATTTTGATAAAGACCCCCGGGACTTTATGGAACCCCATCTAGACTTTATAGCGGCCCATGACCCCGATGATCCAAAGGATACCGAAGACTGGTTTAATGCGGGAGTCTTTTGTGTGAGAAACAATCCGGGCGGAAAGGCACTCATACAAAAGTGGATGACACTTTATGACCCATCTAAATGGTCAAAAGGCCCTGATGGAAAATGGACCACCGATGATAGATGGGCCGGGCCAAACTATGAGCAGGGGTCATTCTGTGAACAAATTTTACAAAAAACAGAATTCAAAAATAAAATTAAGATTTATCCTTCAACAACATTCAATGAACTTTTCAACTGGGAAAACCCCGGACCCGAATGTTTTTCGGTACATCTCATGAGGGGTCTTGCCCAGAAAATGGGTATTCAGTGTATATGGAGACATCGACTCGAAGCTCTTTTAATGTTTTTCATCATTTTATTTATGTTCTCAATTCTTTTTTATTTAAAAGCATAAATTCTTAATTAAGAAATGCCTATTGAAATTGTGGGCCTTGCATTGTTCGCCGGAACGACCGTTTTCTTAACGGCCATTGTTTTTGCGTATATAGAAAAGCGAATTCAGGCTATAGAATCGGTTCTGGCCGATGACCTTGAACATACTGACTAAAAATTCGTGTTTTCCAGACGTCACGAATCTTGTTCGAGTGGAGTCTCCACAAAACACACAATGGCGCCTCTTGTCTTTACAAATTCAACGCCGACTATTTCTTCGTATATGAATGACCTAAAATCTGGTTTATATGACGTCGACCCAGATTTCCAACGTGAGTATACCAAAAATACTGAATGGGAGGTCAATATGATCACTCATATTGTTTGGACTAGGCAGACCGGTACTCTGTACTTTCACCCGATTGAACGCATCAGTGAAAATAACGAGGAATATCAGGTCTATGAATGCGTAGATGGAAAGTCTCGTTCGAATGGTATCCGCAATTTTATGAGTGATAATTTCACTATCAAAGATTGCGGATATCCGCACCTTGATGATGTCGTCTTCAGCAAGTGGCCCCTGACCGACAAGGGGTGGTTTAAGCGAATTTCTATGAATATCGCCACTTGCAATAGAACCCTCGACGCGAATGAAATCTCTAAACTCTTCCAGAACCTCAAGACTCCTTCCGACTGTAAGACTGGAGAGCTGCTGAATAGCAAGCGCAACTCTCCTCTTCTAAAGTTGTACAACAGTAAACGCGAGTCTCGGCCAGAATTTTCCAAATTTATCGACGAGTTCTGGGGAAATAATGAGCGTTTCAAGGACCTTGAGATAATCGCAGGTCTTGCTCATATGTTGGAGAATCCAGATGATATATATAAACCAATCACTAAGGATCTGAATAAAATATGGAAACAGGGAATAACGCCCGAGAACTTTGACATACTGATTAAGTATGCAATGGACGTTGGCGATATTTTAAAATATGGACATGTGAGTTATCCTGGTTCGGGTACAGTATTTTTTCCTTTTTTCAGGTTGTTTGTGATGCGTGTTCCTGCGTTAAGTATCCAGATTATCAAGTCGAAGATTGACAAGAATGTATTCAAGAATATGACGGCGGGTGGGCGGCCTACGTGTGTGCAGGAACGGGTCGAGCATCTCCTTTCGCTAGTGTAATAAGATATAGAATTTCCTGAACCTCTCCTCGTCCCTCACCCGTCTTAGATCCTCGTCCCGTGTAGCGCTGATAGGTCTTCAGGTGTCGCTCGCTTTGATATGGCTCGAGCAACTTTTGCCAATCCGCATCCCCAATTATGCCCTCGTCATTATACGAAATGAGCACATACTTGGAGACGCGCGTCGATTCGGCCAAAAGTTCCTTCATAGCATCGAACACAAAACGCTTCGAGTTGTAATCAGACTTGACACGATCCTTTGGGAGGCCCGTGACCGCATTCATATTCACGGGGCGCTCATTCTTTGCGACAACATTCAACAAAAAATAAAAGGCACCATACTCGTGGTGGTTATAGGGCGGGTCATAATAAATCAAGTCGAGCGAGTCGTCCGGCATGGACTTCACTAGGGTATTGGTCGACATGTTGTGCGTATGAACATCAACCTCACAGGTGTGCCAAACAGGGCACTGAAGAACAAGGGGTGCAGTGCGCCCAGTTGTGTTGAAGGTGCCGATATCATTTTTGTCCTTGATAAATGCCCTGAAATGCCCCATAGTGTTCGTGTGGATCGACATCTGAACAAGAATGGGCACAAGGCACCAGTCACGTAAATCTGGATCAATAGTATCAATATACTTGCGCCATGTGTCGATTCGGAGTGCGTTTTCGTGAGTGAAGAAGCACCTGTCACCGTGCTTGATATTCTCAGTGTCCGGCGGGGCGTACAATTCTGTCACAAGACCGGGTGTAAATTCGGTAATGCTATTCATTGTCTCAATGTGATACCTGATTGCTCGTTGTTGAGTTTCGGTCGGGCGCTTCAGAAAGCAATTTGATGCGAGATGCGAATAGAGCTCTAGGTCATTCGAATGGAGTTCAGATGCATGCGCAACGAGCGCGCGAGCAACCACCGTAGAACCCGTGAAGCCATCCATGAGCCTGAGCCGGTCCTTTCCCATTCGCTTCTTGACGTCAATAACTGAATCCATAATTCCGTCAAGAAGCTTGCGCTTGTTGCCAAGATACGTATACATTGGCTGGGTCACGTAAGTGTCCATTTAATTATTAACGGACCGATTCTTTAATTGAGCCTCGAGGCCTGAAAACTGCAAAGAGAGTTCAAGATGCCACGGGTAAAGTACGAAAACTGAAAAGAAAAAACTCACCGTACTGACAGTAAAAGCTGCGATCGGTACCCACTTGAGCCATGGACGGGGTCGAGATTCAATTTCCATAAGTTACAATTATAAATTAATTACCTGTAAGAATTTTGAGAAGTTCAACCTTCTGAGTCAGGAGTTGCTGGACCTGTTCTGTATTGGAAGTCGCAAGTCGTGACTGCATGTTGTAGAGCCGCTCCAGGGTATTGGAATAAAGAACTGTATTGGTCTTGTCGATTGACGCGAGCTGATTCTGAATAGCTACAATTTGGTTTTGAATTATTGTGAGTTGGGCTACATTAGGAACCCCAAGGGATGAGAGCTGTTGTTGAATGTACTGAAGTTGAACGTTACTCGTAGCCATTGTAATATATTCTAAGAGGAAAATTGGGTAAGAAAGCGTGCGCTCGGGTCGGTCGCTTCTGACCACTTGGGCATCCACATGTATGGGCAGAGGTGAAAGTTTTTACCAAAATATTTTTCGAAAATTGTACGATACTTGTCCTCTCCATTCTTTTTGAGCGCATCGACCCAAGCGTAACCGACCGCATCGCTCATACCGTTCTTCTGACGCCAACAAATCTCCATTGGGAGCATGTCATCGAACGCATCGCGGAGCAGGTACTTTTCCCACTTTCCTCTGGGCATCTTCAGATCAGGATCGAATCCATCCATGACATAGTCGATCACATCACGGTCAAAGAAGGGCACACGGAGCTCAAGGCCGTGTGCAGCGGTCGTGCGGTCTGCGCGAAGTACATCGAACATGTGAACATCGCGCACGAGCCGGGTTGTCTCATGCAGAAACTCTTCAACGTTTGGAGCATCGTGAAAATACAGATAACCACCGAATAGCTCATCAGACCCCTCACCGCTCAGAATAACACGGATATCCGTATTCTCCTTGATATACTTACTCAGAAGATACATTGGAATAGATGCGCGAACTGTGGTCGTGTCAAACGTTTCTAAGTGCCAGATGACATCACGGACTGCCTGAAGACCCTCATCAATTGTAAACTTCACCTCTGTATGATCAGATTCGAGAAAGTCTGCCATCTTACGAGCAGCAATCAAATCTGGAGCACCCTCAAGCCCAATAGAAAAGGTCTTAATTTTTCCAAGAAACTTCTTTCCGATTGCCGCAATGATTGAAGAGTCGAGACCTCCGCTCAGAAAGAAACCGACCGGACGCTCAGTATTATTCACGCGCTTCTCAACTGCCTCGGTTAGCAGGTGTCGAATGTGACTCTTCACGAAATCGACATCATCATCAATACGTGGGTGATCCCAGTAATTCGGAGCCCATGTTATGAAACGGTTGAGTTTTGGGTCATAGAGGGTACCGGGTGGGAAGATTTCAACAAGACCCCCAAGGTGTGTCAGGGCTTTGATTTCAGAAGCAAACGAGATACTACCACCTGGAACCTTACAATAGAAGAGAGGACGGACGCCGACACGGTCACGGGCTGCCCATGTATGCTTTCCGTCCGTATAGACAAATGCAAAATCACCGCTGATAATCTCACACGTGCGGAATAGACCATGCTCCTCTATGAGCGGGAGAATGATCTCGCAGTCAGAATGGCCAGGGATTCCACCGAGCTCCAGATGATTGTAAATTTCGGCGTTTGCAATAAGATGCTTTCCGTTGTGCTCAATCGGCTGAGTTCCTACTGGACCAAGCCCATTGATAGCAAGGCGCCAAAACATGAGGTGTGTATCATCGACACGAACATGTGTAAAATCATCTGGACCGCGATGGGTCAACTTGTCCTTGGGTGGAGGATTCGGTCCGGCAAAAATTCCACACATCTTTTGTTGGTACACGAATGTCGTCTCTAAGGCTTTTTGAAGTACAATGCTGCCCCAACTATAAGTGCTAATATAAGGACAATTATAATAAAGTACATTGTCTTATTTGAACCGGAAGTTGTTTTGGAACCGGAACCGGAAGGTGTGGAATCCTTGTCTGGAAATTTACTGAAAAGTCCCATTTAATTATATAGACATAATTAAATGAAAGAGAATTTAATAATTATAATTTTGATAATTGCAATTTTGATTATTTCAGTTAGAAAATCAAATTATGATCCAACTGACACAAAATATGATCCACACGACAGGACATGGACCCCCATATTAGAATGGTTAACTGATGCACAGTTCCTATATATAAAATTTTACATGGAGAATAATCGTCCAACTGATATCATACGTTATACAACTGTAAAACCTGCAGAAGGTAACTGGGAATGTGATACCAGCCAAAGATGTGTGAAATGGGAGTTGCCTGTTGATAAAAGTGTGGGATATAATAAACTTCAAGACTTTTGCACAATTGCTATAAATCAAACTAAAGGAACTAATTCATATAAACTCGTAAATAAATATTTACCAGATTTATTTATAAAATATTCGTCGGATGCTGAACTAAATGAAGTTTTTGATACTGCTTATACGAACGGTGAGCCCACGGGAACTACAGACAAAGACGTGAGGGATCGTACAATGTTACATATGATTACGTATATATGCATTGCGCTTGTGTTTCAGAGCGACGCCAGGATGGGGGGGTTCCCATTTCCCGAGAATGGGCGACTTCAAGGGACAAGTGAAGTTATGAACGATACAGGAAAGACTGCACAAGAAGTTCTTGCACTAGGTTACGAAATTACTAAAAATTTCTTTTTACCCAGACGTTATTACAACATTGTTTCGGGAATAAACCTACCCGACTCTATTACTTATATTAATTCTGTTTTACCAGCTAGATTTAACAGATATTACATTCCAGATGGTTTATCATCTAGTTTTACATCCGGTACATTTGTGGATAACAATACGTCCGCCGCCGCATTTGAATTTATAAACCAGGATATATTCGAGGTTCATCCAGAAAACAGAGACAGGTGGTCATGGCTATGTGAAGTTGCATCTATTGGTCAGGTCTATATTGCTTACCTTGTTAAAGAGAAATGGAAACTTGATATGAATTGGATCCCTCCTGGCTGTCCAGTACTCGATGCGGTTACAAAACAGTTATATGCAGGAGATTATCCGGTAGACTTTAGTTCTCTCAAGTTTGAGACGTCGTTTGGCTCTTACTCTGGCCCTGAGACTGTCTCTGCCCCTGGCTCTGACCACCCTGGCCCTGGCCCTGGCCCTGGCCCTGGCCCTGGCTCTGGCTCTGGCTCTGGCTCTGGCTCTGGCTCTGGCTCTGGCTCTGGCTCTGGCTCTGGCTCTGGCTCTGGCTCTGGCTCTGGCTCTGGCTCTGGCTAGACGGGTTTTTCACTGTACTTGAAACACTCCCATAAACGAGATGTCCTTTTGGAAATTGAAGAAAACTCATCAATTGTATAATTATCTCCCATAGACCTATTGCATTTTGCACAAATTGGGCGCAAGTTATTAATCGCAAGTGTCCCACCCTTACTCTCGGGAATATTGTGACCTACCTCAAAAGCAAATGGGGTCATCATATTTTCACACCAAGTCACAAGGCACTTGTGCTTGAAATTACGGTCCCCGCAATAAAGGAGCCAGACCTGCTCACGAAGAGCGCCAGGAATATGCGCCTTCCTCATATATTATATAAAATTTAAGTCTTTATTATAAGTATATGCACCCGAGGCACATAATCATCAAAAAGAAATCATGGCCAGAAAGATATTTTGCGGGTCTATCACGGACACTCAAATTTGCGCGCGCAAAAGAACTCATGAAAAGGCGCACGACGCCCTATGCGCGCCTAGGGCTCGCCAAGTCAAACAAGGGTGGGACGCGCAAAAAGTCTCACTGGACTCAGCTCTTTCACAAGACTTACCCGGGTCTTAAATTTAATAAAGAGGCTATTGCTCGGCGAACGGGAATTAGTCGTTCGACGCTCAACACTGTCTATAACAGAGGCTTAAAGGCGTGGAAAACTGGGGGGAGCCGGCCGGGCGCTACAGCCCCTCAATGGGCGGTGGCCCGTGTATATAAGTACATTTTAGTCACAAAAAAGAAAGCCCCCAAGGCATGGTACGCAACAAGAGCAGACCCTGATCAGGACCTGCGTAGAATTTAATATATGTTAAGTTAAATGCCAAATAGTCCACGGACTCCTTCCCACGTTGTATATTCACTCACTAGACAGAATGCTATGCGCCCGAGGAATCAGCCGATCATGGCTATGTTGAGGTCCAGCAACACGATGAGTCCACCTCGTCGTTCCCCTATTGGTCGTCAGCCGTGGTTTCATAATGCCAACGTACAAAAGAACATAGCCGCCAAGAAGATTCAGGCAGCCCTGCGCGGCTGGTTGGCTCGCCAGAAGCACCTTCCTAAAAATAAGTTCCGAACCGTCGTGAATCCGAATGGAACTATTCTAGTAGCGATAAAGCCCACGCGTCTCGGTAAATCTGCCGCTAAAAAGTCAGCAAATATGAAGCAACACAATGCGTACATCAACCGCCTACGCCGAGGCTAATTCCTCGAGTATCGCAATTCTCTCACGCATGAGTCCTTCAAGGACCATGTCCATAACTTCGAGCGAGGTCTTGGCCTTGATTACATCCTCAAGCAATCTTATATACTCACAAGAATACATGAGTTTAGGAGATTCATAAAATTCACTGGGATAAATTGAATTTACAGAACGACTCTTGTGTTCGGCAAGCCGTTCCTGTGCGTTTTTTAGGGCAAGTTCCTTGTCGGCCCGCTTTTTGAAAAAGTCTATTTTTTTTGGATCTCGGATACTGAGTTCCATCTTATTTTCTACAAGATTTTATTGTTTAAGGCTCGTTCTCGTCCTCCTCCTCATCGTCGTCATCATCGATGAGCTCGGGGGGCTCGTCGTAATCAATGTAGCCTAGGGTCTCTAGAACCTCGCGCGCAAGAGTATCGCTATCAATCTTAATCGTAATGGTCGCCATATACATATTACACAACACTATTGTTTAACTGCCCTTGCAAACAACGACGAGCGGGTTCTAGAATTGCATTTCTTGTCTCGGTGTAAAAGTCTTCGATGCTCTGCAGTGAGAGTTTGGCCGGTTCGTACGAGTTTACACCTGACTCATAGATACTCAGGTGGTCGACCTTGTATCCCTTGAGCGTGATAAACAGACCAACCGCCTCGCGAGTATCAAACGTCCAGATGCTGATAGAACCCGGGCATGTAATAGAAGAGGCGATGACTGTGAACATGGTCTTTGACTTTGAGAGACGCACGGGCTTTGGGTCTTGGCGTAGTTGCGACTTGAATTTTAAATATTATAAACCTTAAATGAAGAATTGCCGCAAGTCTGGTCCCAAGAACAAGCAGTGCGTTCGCAAGTCCAACAAGAAAGTCTTCAAACTTCCCAGAAAATTCAGTAAATTGAATTGCCTTATGAAGAAAATTAAAGGTTTTACTATGCGGGCAAGTTGCGCAGCCTACAAAAAATGATTTGTACTATTATAAATGGATCCCAAAACGAAACGCACTTTACTATTCCTCATAGGATGCATGGGATCTCGGGTAGCTCTAGTCTATCTAGCCTACAAGTACCCGAAATTACTCCGACCCCTGTCTATAATGGCCCTAGGTATCTCCATAGGTTTCATGTACATATGGGCGAATGGTCTCAGGCAGAATCCAGCCGAGGCAGGTGGCGAAAAGGTCTGGTGGAATGACCTACGCCCGGTCCATTCGGCACTATGGGGTACATTTGCCTATATGGCCTATAACGGGTCCCCAGATGCGTGGAAGGTTCTGGCCCTCGATGTGACTATAGGATTCGGTGCATGGGTCAATCACAGGATTCTCTAGGTGAATTACACAACACAGCAATACCAAGGGCGATCGGGCGCGGTCTTGGAAGTCTTGGGGTCTTCGGGGGTGATCTCCACAATCTCTAGGTGTCCGACAAGTTCGGGGTTCTTGTCAAGAATGGCCGTAAAGAGCCGAGTCGCGTATTCATATGTTGATGCGTGAAACGGGGCATAGGTCTTGTCAGTCTTGTGAACGATGTTGAAGAAGGAAGCCATTTTGTTCGAGTCTGAAAGGCTCGTGCTTCCCTTGAATCTGACGCGGACAGGACACGAATTTTTAGGCCCTCTCCGCCAGTGCCTCTAGGACTGGCTCTTTGACCCACTGATATTCTTTTGGAACTTTTGAGGGCCAGATATATCCGTACTCTTGGTAGGGCCCGACCTCGAATGAATAGAACGAAGGGTCTTTTCGGTTCAGTGAAGCCTGGTGCGATTTTATGAGGGGTTCCCATCCCCACCATGGAGGAAACCGCGGATTTCTACAATGCGGCAATTTCTGCATGGTGTTTTTGTACCCTCGTGAGACCCATTCATCTATCATAACGTTCGTGTACATCGCGAGACCGCATGTATATCCGTCCCACGCCTTGGCCGCAGGGTGATTACGCCATCCCTTGGTTATTCCCTTGAGAGTTCGCCATATCTGGTAGGCCTCGACCCTCTGTTTTCCGAGTCGGCGATAGTCCAGAGACTTGGCGCACTCCACAAGGTTGCTCGAAGTGACGAATGTGTTTACCATTTTTCATAAAAATCTAGAGACAAGGGGACACTGGCGGAGAAATAACTCAAATTTTTACACATCTAGAAAGTCTTGAACATACTTGGGGGCTCCACCACATGACTCGGTGATTATCCATCCGTGCTCAACGCACCTGTTAACCTTGTACTTGGCGAGGAGCGTGAATACTTCTGGGTTCCAGTGGTCAGAATCGCCCCGCCAGTAGCCGTCGTGTCCCTGAAGGACCATCTCAAGGACCGAGAATCCATCCTTATCCTTGGCGTTCACATCTGCACCATTCTTCAGAAATATCTCGATCGTCTTGGCATCGCGCCACTCGGCCATCTGAAGCAGAGCCGCTGTATTTACTTCGGCAGACTGCATCCAGAATAGGGTATCAATTGGAACATCAGCATTTACACTGACACTGAGGAGAGCCTCGGCAATCTGATAGGCCGCAGAAGGCTGTTCAGCCAGGACCTCCCGCCGCGCCTCTTCGACGATGAGGTTTTCTCGCGTTTTATTGAGAAGGTTCCACGACTCGCGATTCATCGCAATCTCCCGATCGACGGCAGCAATCTTGTTGTAGTAAGACTCCATTGTGTTTGTTGGTCTCTAGCCCTACGTTTGTGGTATCTGACGTTCTCATGACGCGAATTTTGATACAGGGAACACCCAGTCCAGAAAGTCCCCAAAACGGTATGCCCAGTAAAATATCCCCCAAAAAAGTCGTGAAGAGACTTTGATTTCCTTGGATCGCATGACAACGCCAGCTGCGTCACGGGTTTCATGATTAAACATTTAATTTAAACGCAATTTATATTTTTATGTGTGTTTAAATTAAATGCCCGCCTTGAAATCAAATTCTGCTTATGCACGCTTGAAAAATTTCGAGAACAAACTAGAAGCAAATGCTGAGAATCTTCATAACCTATACGCAAATAACCCGGGGAGTGTTCGTTTTACATCACGAAATATCAAAGCGCGTCTTGCTAAGCTCCGACACAACTTCAACGCGGCCGTGGCTGAGGACCTGGCGCGTGGAATGGGGACACTTCATTCAAACCTTAAAAACTATGAGAAACAGTACATAAATTTGGAGAAAAAAATAAAACAGGAGAAACTCAACGTGAACAAGGCCAATAAAGTCCACTTTGGGCAACCCGGGTCATATTATGGGTACAAAAATTACAACGCTTATGTTGCAATGGAGCGTAAGAAGAAAGCTCTAAACGCCAAGCACAACCAGCTACTAGGTAATGCTCTAAAGCGCTTTCGTTACATAAAGGCCGCCATAGAAAAACGCAAACTCTCAGAAACTCAGGCACGCGCAGCTATTCGCAAACATCTCTTTTCCCCGGGCGCACCTTTCAATCGTCTACTCCATGACCCTAATAAGGGGATGCGAACGGCCACTATGCTCAACACCCGTGGGTCAGTCTCTTACAAACGTCATTTTGACAAAATTCGCAACCTTGAGCGTCAGATAATGCACCTGAAGGCTAAGAAATAGGTCTTTCAATTTCCGACAACTTGCGATACATGTACCCTCTCTTTGAAAATAGAGTACCCGGAGGCGCATATGCTCGCTCCTTCCAGATTCTCTGGGCCGCTATGATTTTGTCCTCTTCCCGGACGATTGAACCGTCCGGCAAAAGGTAGACATTCTGGAAGTTTGGGTTCAATTTTGGACGTTTCTCGAGCCCTCGCGCAAACTCTTCACGATGACCTTCGTCTATGATGCACCCGTCTATTGTGTAGAAGAAGAGATCCATTGGTCTCGGTACTGGGCGAGTTTAGAAAGGCCGTCAGGTCCAAAACCTTCAGTAAACCAAACGGCCTGTGTCCCGCAAGATTTTGGGTTGTTTCGTACAACTTTGACCGGCGTGGGCTGTTTGGTATAATTGCAAGTCTTTGTTTTGGTGTCGTAATGTGCGCACAAGTTGCACAATAGGTACGCCATATAAAAGTAAAATGTCTACTATCTTTATGGAGGAGTGTCCTATATGCATGGATCCACTTTCTGGAAATGTTGCCACGCTTGGATGTTGTAAAAAGCTTATGCACATGGAGTGCCTAATCAAATGCATGCAGATGAAACTCACGTGTCCGATGTGCCGAGCCGAACACGAGAGTCTCAAAATTGTACAACAAGATAATTTATTTGTTAATGTTTTGCCCAGAAACCAAAACTTTTTTAGGGATGCCTTTTTTTACACTACGGTAACAGCTATTCTTATAGTGTCTATTAGTTTTTCTTAAGAATCTTCGCTTCGTCCTATAAAATATTCAATTAGAAACGGTTCGAGACGTTTTCCCCGGGCCGTAAGTTCAATAATTCCTTCGTCGGTTGTTCCAATATCGAGGAAAGGGTCATATTTATTACGGGTCAGTATTTCCCAACGTTCTTTATATTTTCGGTTCGCGAGTGAACCATGCCATTTGTGTATTATTGTGCCAGAGACCCAACCTATTTCTAGGCCCTTCACTCGGGTCTGAAACTCTTCGAGCATTTCATGATAATGAGGATGCATAGTTCCAGGGACACTCTGTTTGACCTTACCAATCATCGCCATGGCCATGTGTCGGTCGGCCGATCCTAATATGGCCCAGTCTATAAGACCTCCTGTACGGTTATAGAATCGACGAGTACACGCCCATGCATATCCCGGATGCCAGTGTCCATACTTGTCTGAATGAGTCCACTCAGTTCCACTTCCTTTAGCCATGTATCCAAAACTCCGATCGACCTTGATAGTCTCTCCGCATGCGCCAAGATTAATTGCCGACTGCCAGAGTTGAACAATGTCCGCCTTTTTGAGTTCCTGGAATGTCTCGGATACCCAATTTTCATTGAGGAAAGTGATGTCCGCATCTATCCACGCGGCATACTTCCAATTCTTTGGAAGAATTTCAAAACCTTTATTAATCAAATTCTCTTTCATCCATGTATGTGTCTTGGTACTGAATTTCAAATGTTTCCATGCCTGTAATTTTCCTAATGGCGCAGGTCCATCTGCCTCGACAATTATAATTTTCAAATTAGAATTTTTATAAATTTCATTTACAAAATTAATGAATAATTCTCGGCGCCTCTTGAACCCACAAAAGTTAAAGTATGGTAGGATGACCCAGAGTGTCTTTTGCCTGAAACAGTCCATCTACAATTGCCAGGGAAAATGATCTAGCGCAGATGTAATGAGCTGGGTCTTGTGAAGATTGATACACTTTTAGATGTCGATTACATTTTTTACAGGATATCCCAATATGCGAAGATGTAAGTGGCGTAGATGTGAAATCTGAGGGCACCAAGCCCGTGGGTCAAACTGTCCTTCAGTGAAATGAACAGGATACCAGTTTTTCATGCCGCGAACGGCCCCAAGGTTCTTCATAGAATCATCGACATAGTAGTAGTCTGTACAATTGTCATCAAACTCTTGATAGAAACCTAGTTCTGGCTTCAAGTGAGCCTTGGAAAGATCTGGTCCGGGGCATCGCACCTTGACCTGGTCCCCAATTGCGCGAGCAATCGGGTCTACCCAGCAGTGTGGAGCGTTAGAAAACAGCGTGACAGGCCATCCCGCGAGTATCGAATCGTTGATGCGTTCGGCATCCGTCTGAAACTCACGCGACTCAATTACATCGGCCAGATGTGTTAGTAGGCTCTTGTCATAGACCTTTTCGTTAAAATCCGAAGCGTCTATGCCAAACCCATGCTGAAGACCACGGGCGGTATGGCCATAGGCGAGGAACAGGCTGCGATTCACGGCAGCCGGATCTTCACATTTAGGCAGCTTGTCACGAACGTAGCGAGTGGCATTGTGTTTCACATGGGCCAGAAGGAGCTGGTCCCGAATGATCACTCCATCGACATCCAAAAGTAGGCATGGCATTATAATATGATTGAACTAATTCTCTAACTAAAGGATCAGGTCATACAAATGGTAGAATGGCATTCAATGCTTCCGAGAATGCGCAACTTCCAGTATCCACAGGGGCTGGTTACGACCTATTTAGCAACGCTGAATATGTCATCCAACCTGGCTGCCGCGCAGTTGTATCAACAGGTGTCACCGCCAATTTCCCAGAAGGAACTTATGGGCATATTGCAAGTCGCACTGGACTCGCCGTGAAGCATGGTATTATGGTCCTGGCCGATACGATCGATCCGGATTTTAAGGATGAAATCAAGGTCATTCTCCATAATACAGATACCAAGCGTGCATTTGTTATTCGTCAGGGATATCGCATCGCGCATATTATTTTCCAGCCGTACGTACTCTTAAAAAAATAAGAACCTATAAGTTTAATGACAATATTCCAAGCAGTCGCATGGGATGGTGCTGATATAGATGATTTGTATACGGTCAGAATTTTCGGCCGGACCGAGAGTGGCCAATCTGTTGCCCTCGGAACGACTTTCGAGCCTTTTTTTTATATAAAACCTCCCAAAGGGTGGGATAATTTCTCATTTGTTCAAACCAAATGTTATTCTGTAGAACGTCGCAAGTCTGTAGATTTGTGGGGTTTCAGAAATGGCCAACTTGAAGACTTTCTTCTGGTCCGTTTCAGAACTCACAAGGGTCTCCGGAATTTTGCGTGGTGCGTAGAGAATCGCAAATGGCCCGAGCTGTACGGTTGTACAATTCACGAGTCGAACATTGATCCTATCCTGCGTTTCATGCACGTTACGGGTATAGCATCGACCGGGTGGGTAGATTCTGCAACATGTGAGATGAATATCGACACCACGTGTGACCTGAACTTGTGGCAGACCAACTGGAAAAGCCTGCGTCCCGTATCTCGTGACGACATTGCGCCACTTCGTATAATGTCTTTTGATATCGAGTGTTATTCGAGTACGGGTGCATTTCCGGACCCCAAGAATCCAAAGGATGTCGTGTTCCAGATAGGAATGACGACCCGTGATTTTGGGAAGGATGGCGATTACAAGCGCACGTGTCTATGTCTCAAGAAGACCGACGGATATCCCAGTTTTGATTCGGAGCGCGATCTTTTGATCGCCTTCGAAAATTACATTCGCACCACGGACCCGGACATTATCACCGGATGGAATATTTTCGGGTTTGATTTGGAATATCTTCTCGTCCGGGCCACACTGCACTGCGGGCTGGATCCTGTGTGGGGTCGGGTCAAGGATTCTATCGCCGAAATAGTAGTCAAAAATTTAAGTTCGAGCGCTCTCGGAAACAATGAGCTGAAGATGGTCCCTATGAAGGGTCGGTACGTATTTGACCTATTTCAGGATGTAAAACGCGAGCACAAGCTCGAGTCGTACTCGCTCAACAACGTTTCTAAGCATTTCCTTCAAGACCAAAAGAATGACATGCCGGTCCGTGAAATTTTCAGTCGATACTTGGCGGGCGACCCTGCAAAGCTCGGTGAGGTTGCCAATTACTGTGTTCAAGATACGGTCCTTCCATTGAGTTTGATGAGCAAGCTCTGTCAGATTCAGAACCAGATTGAGATGGCTAAGGCTTGTTGGGTCCCTCTGAGCTTCTTGTCTGAGCGGGGCCAGCAGATCAAGGTCTTCAGTCAGATGGCTTACAAGGCCCGACAGCTCAACTTCATTATCCCAACTTTTCGCAACAAGAATGTGGTCACCGACGAAGGATACGAAGGTGCGACTGTTCTCGAGGCTCAGACTGGTGCGTATTACAACCCTATCACGGCTCTCGATTTTGCAAGTCTGTATCCGAGTATCATGTGTGCTCACAACCTGTGTTATTCTACGCTCGTTATGGATCCCAAGTACGACAACTTGCCCGGGGTCGAGTACGAACAATTCGGTCCCCATCGTTTTGCCCAAAACGTGACGAGTCTCCTTCCGACTATTCTCACGGACCTCAAGGCTTTTCGTAAAAAGGCCAAGAAATTGATGGCCGCCGCAGAGGGAACTCCCATGGAGGCCATCTATAACGGTCAGCAGCTGGCCTACAAGATTTCTATGAATTCAATGTACGGTTTCACGGGTGCTTCAAAGGGCATGCTTCCGCTCGTGGCCATTGCGAGTACTGTGACTATGCGCGGTCGGCAGATGATCGAGGAGACAAAGAATTATGTCGAGGCGAACTTTCCCGGGGCCAAGGTTCGGTACGGCGACACAGATTCAGTAATGGTCGAGTTTGATGTACAGGGTCGCAAAGGTCAGGATGCGATCGACTACTCATGGGAACAAGGTGAGCTTGCGGCCGAACAGTGTACCAAGCTTTTCAAGGCTCCTAATGATCTCGAACTCGAAAAAGTCTATTGTCCTTACTTTCTGTATAGCAAAAAGCGTTATGCAGCAAAGATGTACGAAAAGAAGGGAGATGCGGTGATTTTCAAAAAGATTGACGTGAAGGGTCTCCAGGTCGTCCGGAGAGACAGTTGTCCATTTGTTCGCGAGACTCTTCGCAAACTTCTTGATATGATTCTTGATTCGAGTGACCCGAGGCCCGTGATTGATGCGGCCCGCGAGTCGGCCCGTAACTTGATGAATGGTAAAGTTCCTATAGAAAAGCTTCTAATGAGTAAGCAACTCGGTTCTTCATACAAGGTTCCTATGGCCCATGTGTCTGTACGTAACAAGATTCGGGCCCGCGCCCCAGGGTCAGAGCCTCAGCAAGGTGATCGCGTCTCTTTTGTGATCGCCAACGGACCTGGCAAGATGCACGAAAAGGCCGAAGATCCTTCATGGGTAATTGACAAGATGATTCCACTCGACTATCAGTATTATTTTACGAATCAACTCAAGAAGCCGGTACAGGACCTTCTTGAACCGATTGTCTCACCGGATACTATTTTTGATAAGAAGTTTCTGGTCAAGACCGAGAGCACTTCGGAGGTCAAGGCGCGCAAGGATTTTCTGGCGCGTTTCGCCAAGGCAGTTTCACCAGCTAGCGCTCCCCCACTGGGTCCCGCCTGAAATCCATACTTCCTCCTTGTACCTATGACCCGTTTTAGGGCCAAACGCCAAGTACCCAAATAGACTGAATAAAATAAGTAGAGCTACTACGTATAAATTCTTCATTAGTAGTACCATATATAAAGTTTTCGCGCGCTAAATTAATATGGAGCATAGTCTCAATGAAATTTTTGAAAATTTCAATCGTAAAATTGCAAAATTTGAGAGACGTATATTAGATCATGTCGATACGGAGGTTAGTATGCGTATGAGTCTTCGTACTAATTCTGTCGCCCAGAAGCTATCAAAGACTTATGGAATTCCTGTAGAGTCTCTGATTCAGGACATGACAGAGGTTGGCGATCACTTCTGTAAGGGCATCAAGGGTGACAAGACGCGCTGCCTCAAAACTCCCAAAGATAATGGATACTGTGGGTTTCACCAGAAACAGGTTCCGATTCCTGTTCCAAAAAGACATGAGAGGATTCCTTGTCCTTGGGAACAGGCTTAAAAGGTAGAAACGAATTTATACTAATGAGTAAATCAAGCATTCTCCTTTCGAGCTTGAGCAAGTTTTTCGCCCTTCCGGAAAATAAGCAAAAGCTCGAAGACATTCTTAATCACCGTAATGGCGTTTCTCTTCGTCGCATAGAATGGTTCGTTACTAATTATGCCAAAAATAAACACGTGACCTATGTTGGCCCGAACGGTAAGATGTTCACTGTTCATGTAGCTTACAAGTCAAGCCTCGATGGGTATTCCAAAAAACTATTCGATCCTTTTTGCCGGACCGAGCGTATAGAATTTGATGGTATCACAACGACCGTTGCGCAACTCAATTTTCTCAAATGGGTAATACAGAATGGAATCGTCGGGCACATGCTTACGACGCAAAAGGGAGACCCGCAAAGCCTCCCTGAAATTGAAGAAAGTTGTATCCATAATAAAATACATACAGAACATAGCCTTGCTGCACCTGTGTAGAATATGTAGGATTGAATGTAAGTGTAAGAGTAGTTGTTTGTGAATTAAGTTTTGAAAAATTAAGATAGCCCCCCTGATTGTACTCTTTTGGCGTCAAACCAAACGAGTATGAGTATATATTTTTAGAAGGAACCGACAGAAAGTGTTCCATTGGTTGTTTAAAGCCAAAGTACAGACCTCCCGGAAGAACGCTCGTTACATCCATGTTGTTCAATGTAAGTTTAGCTGAAGTGATTACATCTATAAAATTCGTATTTCCAGATGGAAAATTCATAGGAACAGATGAATGAATATATTGTGTAGTATATCCATACGTATAACGAGAATCGTAATAATTTTGATTATTTATATTCTCATAATTTTTATTTCTAAAAAACCATGCTAATGTCTGAACCGGAAACGCCGCAGTTAAGTTGATGACTGGCTGTGAGCTCGTAAAGGCAAGTGTTGCATCTTTCTTTATGCTGTTTACTATGTAACGTAATGGTGTGTTTCGATAGTACATACGCTCTTTATTCTCGAGAAGTATCTCTTCGGTGATGAGTACCGGGTTTATGAAATCCACGGGGGTTGTAGAATCGGTCCACCATTTGTAAGAGTAGAAGGTGAACCGTATGTATATCAACTGGTTTTTCATAGCACATGTTGGAAAGTAAGGTTTCTTAAGTCGTTCACGTCCATTATTATTTACAGAATGTCTTCTGCAAAAGAAAAACTCGAGAGGTATGGTAATTTCTCCATTGATACCGGACATTGCAGCAGACATGGTATATTGTTCATCGGCATCAAGGAACATCTGGTCCCTGATTATGTACCAGTCATCGTACAGGGTCTCTATAACAGTTTCATTTACTATAAAATCGACCTGTTTGACGAGTGAACGCCCGATATTGGGCGCAAGATTCACCCCGGGTGGAAGATTGAGACGAAGGTACATATTTGAAAGAAGGTCCCCGAGTTGATTTGGGTAAAGAGCCACCTGAACTACATTTCCTTGATACGTTGGGCTCGCCCCCGGGAAAGCAGTCACCCTATGATACATTATAGAGTTGGTATGTTGCTTAATTGTGGGCTTCCAGTGAGAAACAGTCGGGTCCTCTGTTATCAAAAACTCATCTTGAGGACCACGGGAGAACAGGGCCATGATGGCGGCTGAACTGAACCTCTTGTCCTTTATCTCCGTGAGGTCCCTTGGCTCATCCGGGAAAGGAATGTCCGTATTTAGGTCTCTAAACTTTTTAAACAGTCCAGTGACTATATTCGGGTTAATTTTAATAGTTCCTTTAACAGGCTCAGACACAGTGAATGTACCTATTGTCGTCAGATTTGAAGATAGACTCGGGGACGACGCCTTGGCACTTGCATACACGGGGATCGAGTTGTTATCTGGTATTGAATCTAGAGATTCCAGTGTCGCTAGACTTTCATAACGGGGCACACCTATATTATTCGTACCAGCATAGATGTCCTTTGCAAACGTGTTGACTTTAAATGTACCCGGGAGTTTGGTTAGGTTCGAGATCATCCACCCTGGTGCAAAGTTTGGTGGTATATCTCCGGTAAAAACGAAAAGTACAAGGTGGTCAGATATTGTATAATAACCATCTATGGTATACTTGATGTTTGTTCCAACTACAGGGACAGTACCAGGTGGGTAAAGAGAGACTGCGGATGCGTATCGCACCTCATTTATAACCTGGTCAGTGTCTGTTTGCATAGTGAATGACCAGTTATACGGCTCTTTTGCAAGGGACGACACGTCTACATTTCCAGCTATATCACGTGTTCCTATCGCAACGACCCCAGCATCTTTCATCTCTTGATCAAGTGTCTGGTTCTGTACATTTGCTGCATAGAATGTAACTTTATCAGATGAGGTTTTTTTAAAAAGGCCCACCTCTACATTTCCAGTTACGTTGCTTGACCCAGTGGTCTGTACCTGCCCTATAAGCCCATTTACATTAAGAACTGTCCACCCTGGCCCAACGGGGTCTGTCCACGTGGTAGTGGCGTAGAATGTAGCTTCCTGTGGCCCTGTAACCATAAAGAACCCGGCAACATCTATAGGAACTTGCTTTTTAAATACTATTGGAGTATCTTGTTCCGGCGTTGGTAGCGGTGGCGGGGGTTGTGGCGTTGCTGTACTAATAGCTGCAGCCGTGCTCTTCAAACCTATAAGTTCTAGAAAATCATATATAGTTTTCTGTGTGAAGTGTGCAACTCGTGCGACTTCCATCTACATTTCACTCAGATTTTTCTCCCACATCTGAACCACGCTTGTTGCCTTGATCACGTCACGTTCCGCCTTTTTGGTCTCGCACAATTTCTGAAGCTTCTCGACCTCTTCGCTCGTGTACTGGTAAGTCTTGATATCTAGAAGCTTGGACCACAGATTCTCAGCGTAGACCTCCTCTCGCATCTGCTGATGAATCATGTCTATTGGTACATTGAACACCCGAATACGCTTTGAGACCGCAACGTCCCTGATAAATCGGGCCTTCTCGGTGAGCCAGTGAATCTCCGCATCTATTCCCTTGAGCATAGCAGTCTTTCTGAGCTTATAGACCTGAAGACGAACCTCGATGTAGTCTAGTAGAATTTCCTCAGGACTTGCGTATTTCTTGACTGCTCCATTCGGGCCTATCAGATACATGTTACTGGTGTGAATAGTCTTAGTCAACCCAAGAACCTTGACCGCATCTTCGGCCACGCCCCAAATACGAAAGTCTGGGGTCGTCTCGGTCGAGTGGTTCTCAAACTTTTGAATAACACATTTATCGACCAAGTCATCGAGATGCTCTTTGAAGTCCTGGATCCATTTACCCGGAGGAAGCTCTGTCACGCGGACCTGACTTCCTTCGCGTTCATACATTCCTTCAAGTACCCACGTATGCTCCTTTGTTTTTGTAACCTTTCCCTTGAAGCCCTTGTAGTGTGGAACCATAGGAGCCATCTCGACCTGCTTGAGTCCGCATCTAATATTGTGCTGAATTATTGCAGGGTCAAACGGAGGGACCGAACAGCTGAAACCCGTGCCAATACCCTCTGCGCCATTGACCAGAATCATAGGAATTATAGGGGCGTAATATTCGGGCTCAACCTTCTGACCATCATCGAACATGTACTTGAGCACACCATCATCGGCCTGGTCAAAGATCTTCCGTGTCTGAGGTGCGAGCCGTGTGAAAATGTAACGGGCGCTGGCCGCATCCTTACCGCCCGCAAGGCGCGTCCCAAATTGACCACTCGGTACAAGCAGATTCAAGTTATTCGACCCCACGAAATTCTGGGCCAGGTTTACAATGGTCCCTTGGAGAGATGCCTCGCCGTGGTGATAGGCCGTGTGCTCTGCCACATAGCCCGACAATTGTGCAACCTTCATGTCGGTCGTCAAGTTCTTCTTGAGACATGCGCAAATAACCTTGCGCTGACTCGGCTTGAGACCATCGACGCAGTGAGGAATGGAACGCTTAATGTCCTCGGCGCTAAAATTTGCAAGATCTTTGTGAATAAATTCAGTCACAGAGAGATCCTTGACGTGACCGTATCTAATACCGTGTGGAGGTTTGGCCATGTGAGCAGTCATCCAGACCTTGCGATTGTCCGCAAGTGACTTGGCGAATGCGAGCTGCATAGATTCATCCATAGTTGGATCAGACCCGAAAGCGACAGTCAACCGGTCAATCTGCTTGAAATATTCCCGGGCCTCTACGCTGGTCGAAGTTCCGAGACCCTTGTAGTACTTCACAGCGGTTTGTGGTGTGGACTGTTGAGCGGCCCGGAACTCCTCCTCGGTAAAATACCAATTCTTCCCGGCCTTGATGACTGGAGTGACCATAGAAACGACAAACCCGAGCTCAATTAGCTTTGGCCAGTAGACGTGAAACATATTTAGGACCAGTCCTTTGATGTGAGACCCATCCAAGTCCGCATCGGTCATGATCATAATACGACCGTACCGAAGCTCACGAACCGAGTTGTACACCTTGCCGTGTTGAAGGCCCAGAATTTTCTTGATATTAGAAAACTCTTCATTTTCAGTCACTTGAGTAACTGTCGCATCCCGTACATTACGAGGTTTACCACGAAGCGGGAAGACGCCATAAGCATTGCGACCGACCACGCTGAGGCCCGCAATTGCAAGAGCCTTGGCCGAGTCTCCCTCCGTTACGATAAGTGTGCAGTCGTGCGAACGATGTGTTCCGGCCCAGTTCGCATCATCAAGTTTAGGAACTCCAGAGATGCGCGCCTTCTTTGCGCCGTCAGTTTTCTTGAGTTCCTTGTCATTCTTGGCCGCACCGAGTGACACAAGATCATCGAGCACGCCGGACCCAAGCAAATCTTTGATAAACTTTGGCTTCAAATCAATAATAACATCTAGAACCTTAGAAGTGCATTCGGCCTTGGTCTGGCTCGAGAATGTGGGATTCACTATGACCGCCCGTACAAACACGAATAGGGTCGCCTTAATCTGAGCAGCCTTGACGGTGACTCGCTTGTCCTTTGCAATCTCGTCACAAATAACTCGGACCACGCGGTCAACGTGACTTCCGCCCTTATTTGTCGCAATCCCGTTGACCCATGAGCACTGCTGAAATGCACCGGTTGTTGAATACCCGGCAACAATATCTACAGATGTCCCATCTGGTCGCTCGCCTGTGTGCATTTTAGCAACTGTTTCAAGACCGTGCATGCGCGCATACTCCTCAAGAGAGCCAACCTCAAGTTTCTTATTATTAAATGTTACGGCCGCTTTCGAACACCACAATGCCGCATCCCATGTGCGTTTCTCGATAACCTTGTAAAAATCTCCCACGCCGCCAAAACGGTCCCAGTCTGGCATGAAAACGACCCGAACAAACTGGTCAGAAGCGTTTGCCTCAATTCGGGGAGGCTCAACCTTGCTCATGTTGTCCGACCATGTTTGGCTATAGACCTTCTTGCCGTCCGAGATTACGATCGTGAACTTTTTCGAAAAAACATTCGTCAGTTTCGAACCGTAACCGTTCCTTCCACCCGTCACGCGCTGCTCTTCGTCGTTATAATTCGAACTGGTCAGAAGATGTCCGAATATGAGCTCGGGGATCCACATCGGTTGCCCATCAGAACCCTTCTCGGTCGCGTGCTTTTTGATGGGAATGGACATTCCGTGGTTGTCAACCTGAATAGCACCACTTGACTGGACGGCAACATTGATTGACTTGATCTTCTTTGGATGAAGAGAATATTGGTCTATCGCATTTACCAAAATTTCATCAAAGATTTTCACCAACCCAGGTGAAACAGAAAGCTCAGAATTCTTGAAAACATCTCCATCTCGAACCCAGTACTTGCCGGTTTCGGGGGGGAGAGAGCCGACGTAACTGTCGGGACGTTTGAGTATATGCTCAAGATGAGTGAGCCGTTCATAGCTCATTTGTTTTCTAGACCAAAGGTGGCTACCTTTAAGTCTTTGCCTCCAAAGTGACTAGACCTTTTTAAATTTTAAAAATAAGAATATCAAAATTATCAAAACAGACACGGCAATTACGGCCGGCCAATAGTTGGTTTTTGGCCTGGCGTCATTCTCAAATTCCATCAGCTTGTTTCCGACCCAGTAAATGAGTGCTTCGTCGGACGTAAATGTAGGTTTTCCAATACGAACATTTACAATATTGTGAACAAGAACGGACCAATCAAAGAGTTCCATTTTATCATCGGTATCTGGAATTGGATTATCGATAAGAACCTGGGCAAAGTGATTGCGACATCCTATACACGGAAGTACATATGGATAAAGTGCTATAAATTCCCTAACCTTGTCTGGGTTTTCTGCACCGAGACATGCGAGGTGAAGGGCTCCCCAGAAGCTAGGACCAAATATTCTTGGATCTATACCCATCTGGAATTAGTACAGAAAATTCTTCAGCCTCCACGCAGTCGGAGCACGAGGTGGATCGTCGATTCTTTCTGGATGTTGTAGTCCGCGAGCGTTCGGCCGTCCTCGAGCTGCTTCCCTGCAAAAATCAGGCGCTGCTGATCCGGAGGAATGCCTTCGCGATCCTGAATCTTTGCCTTTACATTAGCTATAGTATCAGAACTTTCAACTTCACATGTTATAGTTTTACCAGTAAGAGTCTTGACGAAGATTTGCATTTTCTTATTATACACAGCTATTTTTTATATGCCTCGCCAAACTGTCTCTAGAAGTGTACTCATTTTGACATTTATCACATTTGTATTTAGTATCTTTACTTATATGTGAATGAACTTCATGCCTTCTTCTGTTTGCAGAAGTTGGATAGACTTTTTCACAAAAGGAGCATTTATATTCACCTTTATAACCTTTTTCTACGTTCTCAATGGCAACTTTAAGTTGTTCTATCTTATACGGTATTTTCATATAAGGCTTTATATCTTCTAAAAATACAATAGCTTGACAATGGTTAAGAACCCATTCATGCCCGTGACATACCTTATTCTTACTTTGTCGAATTCTTTCTCTTATAGACCCACCCCATATTTCCTGTCCTATGTTAAGCGGAGTTCTATCGTTTTGAGATATAGACAATTTTAATCTATTATTGTTAGATTTATCATTAGACACACTACCCTCTCCTTCATAAAATCCACAAAACCACGCTAAAGTTTCCGCTGGTGGGGGCATTCTCTCTTTGCCGTTAAACTACATTATCTTTTAAGAGACCAGTTTCAAGACATCATGATCTCTCGCGAAATGATGAGGTAGTACATAACGATCATCTATTTGACTTATACCTGCAATTCTCTGCATCATATTTATATTTTCTGCACACCCGAACCCGTGTTTTTTTCCAAACTTTATAATTTGTTCTGTATTTGCATCCTTTCCAGGTGTTTCCAACATTTTAAATGGGCTAAAACAATCTGTACAATGTCCCGTGTTTTCAGCTACAATGTGCACCGCATCAGTCAGTCGCCGACTCTCTTCACGAGACAGGTGTCTGTGAACTACATAATGAACTCCTTCATAATTTTCTATAAAATCTGGAATTGAATCTATAAAGTGTTTTGTTGAGTTCACGTGTTTTTTATTATAACGAACATCGGCCACTTTGAGTTTACCATCATAATCTCTAAAAACCTGACCAACGTGCCCGTATAGTGACCATGTGTATAGCATTGAAGATATGTGATACATGAAAAGTTCAGCCCAATCGGCCGATTCTCCCGCATCGCCACCTCTGCATACAATTATAACATCTCCTTCGCGTATTTTGTCAATAGTTGTTGTTTCAAATTTTTTATTCATAGCCATATTACGTAACAGAATAGATGCTATATATTCTATTAAAATAATTATAAAAGTCATTTTCCACCCTAAAACTAATATCCGGCTTATTAAAAATGTCCAAAAAATTAAGTGCATAGAAATACCATTAAGTTTTATAGACTCTAGTGTTATTAAGTTTGGTATTTTTTCAAGAGGAAGACAATCTGTCATTAAACATTACCTATATTTTTTTAATCCTGAAGCGCTTGGCCTCACGGCGATTCCGGTTCATCTGGTTTTTCTGCTTCACATGGTTCTTGATACTGGTCATTTCATTTTTACTAAAATTAAACTTCTTCGCCTTGATCCATTCCGCACGCGCCTTGGCCGTTTTAAGGGCGTTTATATTTTTGAGAGCATTTAGAAAATGCGAATGATTATAGGGGCTTAGGCTTTTCGGTTTAGCGGGGCTCGGCGACTTGTGGCGGGCTATATAATTGCGAACAGTATTTCTGTTATTCTTATTCAATTGTTTCCAATATGAGTTGAAACCAGTTTCTATATTCTTACGCCGAGTCGTCCGTGGGCTATTGACGGGAATCGGCTTTGGGAGACTCGGGCTCTTTGCTTTGGGCTTGAAATGATTTGTAGGGAGCCATTTACCGTGATCGCGGAAATGGGCAAGGATCTTACGCTCATAGATGGGCAGTTTTTTCCATACCTGAGAATATACACGTGCCCGGCCTAGCTGTGATGTCTGCCGAGCCATAGCTTGTTTTGCATAATAAAACTCTCCTTGGTTATTTACCGGACTATACTTTGGACTCTTCGGAGATGCGAATTTTGCATTGAGTTGGTCTATGAATTTATCATATGCATTCTGGTCTATCCGATATCCGGCGTTCCTCATATTTGTCACTTGGAGATGACCTTCGAGCATAGATTTCACCGACTCTAGAACTGAGTTGAAGTATGCTTTATTGAGGACAGGACGACGCACACGGGCCCGTTTGAGGGCGGCCTGCTGAGCCGGTTTGAATACTTTGATATAGTTATTAAAGTTTTTCCTGTTATAATTCGAAGGTGCTAAAGATGGCGTCTTGGTCTTCTTGTACTTGAGTTTGCACGTGGGTTTTATTGAATCTGTGTAGCTATTATTACTGAACATGACGTAGTTATAAGACATGTAGTTGACCTGCCCGCCCGCGAAAAAATCATATGCGAGAGCCACCTCGGTACTCACCACTCTACTGAGATCCCTCCAAACCCACCAATTACATGGGAATGGCTTGCGCTGGTTCGAGTCGAATAGATACCCTTTTCCATCACATATAAACCCGGAAATCGCATGGAAGTGATGAAGGCTGTTATTCTTTGCAGTGGAGTTCCCTATGGTTATTGAACAGCACATAAGAGAGTAAGTCTTTGGCCTGAATTTTGGTACCCCGTCCATGGCACCCCGGACCCCATTCTTACACACAACGAAGTGGGGCCTCTGCTTTTTCTTATCCTCCGGAAGTTTTCCATCCTTATCAGCTACTAAATAGTCAGTGATTCCAAGGTGCTTAAGGACCTTTGGAAGCTCTTCGGCCGTATACGCACCTTTACCCCCCGCGTGAGTTTTAGCCAAGGTTCCGGCGAGACTCGCACCTCCCAGAATGTTGGCCGACCTTCCAGCCTTGAGTGAGATTGAACGCGGCCCTGACCTAAAACACAAATATTGGTCCAAGAATTTATAAAAATAAATTCGTTTAGCCTTGATCAGGTCTTTGACGCAAGGGGCCGGAATACCATCATCAAACTGGGCCTTTTCAGCATCAGTAAGAGACTTGTAAAACTTTTCAAGATGATCGAACAGAATCTTCTGGCCGTTTTCGGACATGAGCAACCCGTTAATTATCGAGAAGAACCAACATGTCCCTCTTGTCTGTAGGGCTCCATCGCCACACGTCATCCTGATAGTACCACACAAAAAATTCGTGTCATGAAAAGGTCACGAACCCTTAATTATAGGGTACGCAAACATGTCTTCCACAGTCCCTTCTTGGCTCCGCGTGGCGCCCCGTCCGTACACTACCCTACAGCCGGCGCGCACCCTCGAGCCGGCCGCGTGGGGTGGCCCTATTTGGGAGCGAATGCTTGAGGCCGCGAAGGCTTCGGGACACCCTGAACCGGAGAAGATGGCCGATTCTATGTTTCGGTCAAGAGAAAAGGCGCTCGCTATCAAGGCGGCCCGACATCACACAAATCTCGTCCCCTTTCAGGCCGAGAATAAGACGGTCGAGACCAAGGTTATCAAGGTGTCCGGTCCCAAGTGCAAAGCGACGACCCTTGCAGGCAAGCCATGCCCTTACCGGTCAACGTTTTGCGGATATTGCTCGAAGCATGTTCCGAGCGATGCGGTCCTTCAGTTGGCCCGCAAATAATATAGACATAGTGTAATGGAATGGAACTATATATGGGCCGCAGTGGCCGTCAATTTTCTCATTGTCTTTATCGTCCCTCGTCTCCTAAAGAAACCTACGGGTTTCCAGCTTCTAGATGACATCATTCTGTACCTAAATTCCCAGAAGAGTTTTTTGATGGCATCATCGATAGTCGTAGCATTGACTGTTTACTTGGCGCATAAGTGGGTTGATTCAGGGATTGAGTCGCCACCTTCTAGCCCAGAAAAATATTAGGCAATGATAAATGCCGGCAGAATATTCTAGTTCAGAGGGGCCCCGTCCATGGCAGCACTTGGGTTCTTCATCTCAGGACATGCACGGAATCAGTGCGGGTACTCCAAATGTAATCCCCAAGCCCGAACCTGTATATTCGAGCGGCGCCCACCGGGTAGTTCACCCATTGAGTGGCCCGGGTGGTTTGGGAGTATATGGTTCTAGTGCGCATACACCCGTCGACGGTGTTGTTGGATATGGTGAAACTGATATTTGAAAATATTTTCTAGTATAATATAAATGTCATATTCTTGTTTGTCTGTCGCAAAACCCTCTTGTCAGCCGCTTCCACCAGGTTATTGCTGGCTGGCCGCAAGTCCTCAAGACTGTACAGCAACGCAAGGGACCGGTCCAAAGGGCATATTTGCAAACCTCAGAAAAAGCGCGACCGATCCTACATTTTCCGGAGGTCCTCCCGGTACTGATATTGGATATTGCCGTGTATCAGATATGTCTTCACCAGCTTTTAAATGTTCATCTATACAAGGATCTTCTACAACTTCAGCTATACAAGGATCTTCCACAATTTCAGCTATACAAGGATCTTCTACAAGTTCAATAATAGGAGCTCCTGTTTCTTCAATGAGTAGTTCACTCGTCATGCCGCCGTCGGCTTCTTCACCGTGCACGTCTGGAGTTATTCAAACTGGTGTTACAGTTCAGCAGATGATTGCGGCAAATGGCCCCCCGCCAGCTACCTCGAGTATGGCTAGGCCCGGTTGCCCCGGTTTGGGATCCAAACAGTATTGGGCATGTCCTACAGGTTGTGGTATAATGCAATTCTTATAAATAATATTATGTAATATAAATGGCAACGACAAATGCGGCTATTTCTCAGACGAATAATGCTCTTAAACGCCTAAATACCGCGGCAACTGCTCAGGCCAATGCCAATGCGGGAATTAACGTGAGTCGTAATGTCGCAACGGCGAATACGAGCTACAACGCGGCGGCAGCAGGCTTCCGTGGTGTGGCCCGTAAAATGAATGCTCTCAACCTTAAGGGGGTCGCGGCAAACTTTAACTCGGCGGCGAATGCGGCCGAGGCGGCCGGAGCGGCCAAGTCGGCCAAGTCGGCCAAGAATGGACTAAATAAGCTCCGGAACGCAATGCTTTCTAACATGAACAAGCTTCGGAACAATCAGGTCCCTACAAACTCTGCAGGGATTGTTTAACTTTTCCGACAAGTTCCCTGGTCCACGTATGATCCCATTCGACCACGTTTTTTTCGTAACAGTCCTTGAGACATTTTTGGAGTTCTTCAGAAGAAGGGAACCCCCAATTAAGGTCTTTTGTAAATAGAAAATCATCAAAACCTATTGGGCCCTTTGTACAAGGTACAATCCACGGGGTCTTGACATATTCCTTGAGACCTCCATAATCAGCAATGATTACGGGCTTGTTTCTCAGGGCCGCCTCTACGGCCCCCATTCCGACACCTTCGGAATGTGAGCAGTTGATATAACAATGACACCGGTCATGAATTTTTCCAATCTCTTCATCGGACAAGAGATCATTTATTATTTGGACACCGGGAATTTTCCATGTAACCTCGCGATTACATGTCGCCTTGATCACTAAAATTGCATCCGGTAACTGGACCCGGATGAATGCATCAATGATACCACTTATGTTTTTCCTTGGATCAATTACATTACCAATTGTATAGAATATATATTTTCCCACGCGTTCAATTGATTTAGGAATGGGAATGGGAGACCAGTGATGTAAAACTTTCCATGTAATTTTAGGGAATTGAATTTCCAAAATTTGTTTTGCAAAATTTGATGGAACATGAATCGTCCGATACTTTTCTAAAATTCCATAACATGGATTAACAGGCTCAGTCTCGCAGACGGTCATGTAAATCATTGTTTTGCACATTTTTGTATAATAATCAATTGCCGGTATTTGTGATTCAATTGGTAAGATGAATGCAAACCCTTTTTCATATTTTTTATGTTTGGGAATTTCTCCAAGTTGAACGTATTCGGATTCATCCACACATTTTGAATAATTGTGAGTAACTTGTCCTATGCCCGATAGTAGAGTAGGCCCGATGAATAGCCACATGCTTTTTTAGGTTATAAATTTTTTAACTGAATGGACAAGATATAGTATTCTTAATTCTATTGGATTTTCAAATAAAATTGTAATAAATATTTCTTTAATTTTCCGATCTACACGAATGTGTGGAGTAATCCATGATGCGATCCAGGGAATCCAGCCCATCTAGTTTTGTCTGACAAAAAAGTTGTGCTCAATTAAACATGAGTCTTGTGCACGTGGCGCTCATGACAGCTTCTGAAATTTGGGGAAATGCAAATTTCAAATTATTCACGATGAACCGGGGACATCATCACTTGTATGCTGGTATTCTGGGATACGTTGGCGTTCTCTTTTTCCTTATTAAATGCCTAGAGGCTGGAACCCTTCTGTGGGTCTCGGCAATGTGGGAAGGTATGATTGTTGTTCTGGGGTCTCTAGTTGCGGTATTTGTCTTTGGTGAAAAATTTGAAAGTCCGGTCCAGTGGGTCGGTGTAGGCCTAGGTCTTATTTCTATGCTTCTCGTGCATCTAGGAGGAGAGGTGAAATGAAGAGGTAATTGTGTTCGGGTCGTTGATATATTTTAGAATATCCAAGTTCATGTAGTAATTTTGTAATTTCTGAATTTTCAAAATCAAAAATTTCAATATAAATTGAAGGCTTGTGTCGTTCAATCACATTCATCCCCCCCTTCAGAACATCTAACTCGTGCCCTTCGACATCAATTTTTATCACACTAGGAATACCAGTGTACACGTCATCCAACTTTTTGAGGTCCACAGATATTGCATTGGATTGATGGTTATGCGGATGAAGAGTCGAACCTCCGTAGTTGCACTTTCCATATTCAATGTTGGGTAGAAACATGTCTGTTTTTGTTTTTTCAGATGATAGCCCATAAGGGTGGAGAATTACCAAATTCTTGAGAACATTTTGTGATATATTTTTTGAAACAACTTCATGAAAAATTGGCTCAAACGAATGAACGGGTCCATAGTCTGAGAACATGAGAGAGTTCCACCCAATGTTTGCTCCAATGTCTAGAATATCCGTACCCTTCTTGTAGATGTGGGGAAGATCTTGGCGCATCCATCCATCCCACTCTTGACCTCGGCGTAGGCAACCTCCTATATATAGATCATCCTTGATTACGCTAACCGTGAATTTTCCAACTTTGACTTCATCGGTCTCGAACATTTAATAAGGACACGGCACTCTTCTCTAATATGTCTTTTACAGAATTCGAGCGGCACGTTCTTGAGCGTCTCACAGAGGTCGAGGAAGGTCTCGCCGAACTTCGTGGGGTTACGTGGCCAGTTTGTCAAGGCCTTATAGACAAGGAGACTGGTCCTTTTCGAAATATGAAAGAAAAGAAGCATTTTTTTAGATTCTTGGATATTGATGAAATTAAGCGGCTCCTAAAGCGCAAGGCGCGTTTCATGGGAATGTACCCAGATGTAGCCGTCGAAGAACTTCGACAGGTGCGGGTAGAGGAACCTCCGGGGGTCTGATTAGAAGTTTGGTCTTTCCATCCATGTGAATACCCTGGCACACGTATTGTTCAAACATTTCGGGCGTCTCTGTCTTGCGAATTTCATCTTTTCCATGCGCATAGGTCCTCGTCTTGTTCCAGACGTGAGCCGCATTTCCAAAGCTGCTCAAGTGCCATCCGGAATACTGAAAAGGAGGAAACTTCCAGCGATTCTCACGAAGGTAATTAGGTCCGACCCGTTTGAAAATTTCACAATTTGTTATGACCGTTCCGAACCACGGCTCCCCTGTAAATAAATAATCACACGAGTACTCAAACATCCACATATGGACCGTTGTCACTATATGCGGAAGTTTCTCGAAAGGAACCTTGGTCATATCAGGTATCTCATCGACATCGCTAACCATAACAATGGCTTGTTCGGGGACGCCTTCAAGACCGCGTGTAATGCATGCGCGTTGAGCTTTCTCACGAGCCCATGGATCTTCATCGCTCGGTGCCTCTTCGGCCGTCATGACGACGTACTCAATCTTTGGGAGCCATTTGGCGAAACGTTCGCGATTCTTTTGAAAAAACAATTCTTTATTTCCGCCGACGTGATTGACTTCTGATTCGACAAGGACGAACCTGTCGACCCATTCATCAAGTACGGTCAGACGAAGCTCGAGTACGTCCAGTTCGTTATAGAACATGAACGAATCTACGAGCATTTGTACTTGAAATAACTCTTACCTTTAGCTTCTAAAGATTCAAGGACTCGGCGATAATTTTCGTGATGACCTCCAGGTGTCTGGTGATGTAGAGCATCTAGCCCAAAACCATAATAAAGTTGGCGAATCTGACCAATATTGCATTCGGCCGTGTAGACTGTCTTGAGGCCGATACCTTGTTTGGTCAAGAGATTGCTCAGGATCACATCGTCCGCCCGGGCGGCCTCGGTGGACAATTCCTTAAATTCCTCAATAAGATTTTGGATCCATCCCGCCTTGACGATAACTGCACCGTACCCTTCAAGAACATCAACACTCTGCCCATGCTGTCTGGGATAAATTCTCTTAAAGTAATTTTCAAAATTGAATCCAGATAATCCCCATGCACTTTTCTGATCAGTCTTCCACCACTTCAGAAGATTCATGACAAGTCTCTCATCATATATTGTATCATCATCCAGGTAAATTATCAAATCATCTGGATCCAAAATTGTGGCCGGTCCAATTACTTTTGTGGCCGGTCCATAATCTTCACAAGAATTTACAATTATTTTAGAATCAAAATTAGGAATTATTCCATCCCAATCAGGGAAACGATTGTAATTCTTAGGAATGTTAATCCATAATTCATTATGAATTTGTAATTTTAATAATTCTAAAATTGAAATTAAATTATTTAATCTACTAGGGATACTCGTGAGACTGATTACGACTTTCATTATATACTTAAATAGATTAAACTTTATCACTGAAAAAATCTTTCATTCCTTCTTCAAGATTTACAATAGCTTCCCAGTTGAGTTTATTATTTGCCTCGAGAGGATCTTGGTATATATGTTTAACATCACCCGGGCGTTCGGGAGTGTATTGTACGGGACAATTAAAGTATTTAGCAATGTCGTTCAAGTTTGTATTAACTCCTGTACACAAATCTACAACTCCCAACTCTGAAGAATTCATTGCAGCTATATGACCTTTCACTATATCAGATACATGAGTGAAATCTCGAGACTGTGTTCCATCCCCGGTTATTTCAATATATCCATTATTTTTCTTGGACTTTCGTAGAGCTGAAAAAACATTTGGAGATGGCCCGAGTTCAGATTGACGAGAACCATATACGTTTGAATTTCTCAGACAAATAATTGACATCCCATACATATCTGTGTATACTTTTCCGAGACCCTCGAGTGCCTCTTTGGATGAACGGTATGGCGTGAAAAAAGCATAGACAACGTTAGAAGATGTCATTACGACCCTCTTAATACCGGCGCGTCTGGAACACTCAAGCACATTGAGTGTTCCCATGACGTTTGTTTCATAGGCAAGAATAGGGTCGTCTACACACCAAGGGGTCCGAGCAATTGCGGCCAAGTGAAAAACGCCATCAACACCTGAAAAATGTTCAATAATATCATTTAATTTCCTAATATCAGAATTTATAAACTTAGCAGATGGATTAATATATTTTTCATTTCCACTCAAAAGATTATCAATAATAATAACTTCATGGTTTTGTTTAACAAGTTCATCAACTAAGTGACTACCTATAAAACCAGCACCTCCAGTAACTATATAACGCATTTTAAGTAAAGAATAAAATTGTCTTAAAGTGAGAATGATTATAGTAACTAGTCATTGGCAAGAGGATCTTGAATGGCTCAAGAAATCTAAATTTCCCGTTGTTCTTATCGATAAGGAGGGTTCTGCCGAATCGAGCTTTGTTCCCAAGTATGTAATACCTAATAAGGGTGGAGCCGAAAGTACATATTTTAAATATATAATAGAAAATTATGAAAATTTGCCGGAACATATTGCATTTTTACATGGTCATGAAAATGCTTATCATCAGAAACACGAAAGATCCCTATTAGAAGTTATAGAAGGAGCAAACCTGACACATGGATACATTCCTTTGAGTGGGTGGGTCAGATTTTATCCTTTTTTTAACGAGGTAGGCGTGTTAAATTCACCGGATCTGTGGGATAGTTTTCACCTTCCTAGCGAACTAAAGCCTAAAGTAGGAAGTCTTATGGCATTTCAGCCAAACTCGCAATTTATTGTATCAAAAGAAAGAATATTGAAACACCCAAAAGAATTATACGAACATATATACAATGTACTAATGACAGAAGAACCTGAATACGAACCTCATACTAAAACATATTTACAAAAACATTATGCTATGCTTGAAAATATTATGCATATACTTATGGGTGAAACCCAAGAGTATTTCTATGACCCTACATGGTTTAATTTTGAATACGTCCCAATTGCGCGGGATAATACTACGGCAGATTATCTCAAGTTTAAGATTGGTTCGCTACATTGATATACCGGCATATTTCCATTAATAAATCGCACTTCAAAATTTTCCCAGTAACCATTTTTCATAATTGGGAATGCTATAGAACCTTTTTGCCGAAATTCCTGTTCTATAACTAGAATAATATTTATAGGAACAATGTCATTTTTCTCGAGTATAAAAACTAGTTTATTTTTAGCATCTTCTTTTTTTGAAACAATTTCATCCTCTTTTGCTATCAATCGTTTCAATATATCAACCTGGGATGAATCTGGTGCTACAAATGATACCGGATAGTCAGTTTCTTTCCAAAAGTACATTTTGAGTTCAGGAACGTCTGGACGACATTTGACATCTTGAGGAATGGGAAATATTCCATTATCAAGAACAGCCCCGTTCACAAGATCCTTGCGAACATATGTACATTCTAGGTATCTTGGCATTTTACGCCATCTATCCAACTGAACCCATGGTTGATTGTGACAGTTGTTCCCGTGTATATGAGCAAGGTAAAACTTCTCATTGAGTTTTTCTATAATTTCTTTTGGAAAATTCTGCATTTCATGTAGTTCTATGATCAACTGAGTGACGCGCGAGAGATCTGCAGTCCTGAGAACATCCCATTCGCACCCCTCTACATCCATTTTTAGTATATAAGACTCTCCATCGGGTATATAACGTTTGACGTGTGTTTCTAATGTGAACAACGGGTATTCATCCTTAATTCCTATCCCCTCTGGTATATATTTAACAGCTGCATATGTGTTCGGAACATCTTCGATCGTATGATCAAACACGGTCCCTTTCATTCCATATCTTTCAGTCATCTCGTTTTCGAATGAAAGATCCTTATCGACGCCATAACCTAAAATAAATTTTGACCCAAAATTAGAATTGAGAATAACGTATCCACCATCTCCACCTTTACCCCCAATTCTCACTTTTTCAACACCAACATTCCACGGGTGGAACATATAATAGTTAAGGGTCGGTTATTTTTATCCAGACTGAACTTGTTAATGGCATAACCCTAAAGGTAAACATTCTAGAGGACTTAAAGATTTCAAGTCTGTTTCAGATAATGAAACACTTTGTGGTTCATGATCCAAAGTTGGTTCATCGTCGGGAGTTTTTGGAGAAGCATCTTTCCGAACGTGGGGTAATAGACGTTGAGTGGGTGACTGGCCTCAATTCTGATTCAAAATTAGTAAAGTGGCTCCATCAGAATACTGGAACTCCCATGGCACTTGGGTATCTCTCATGCTCTGTCAAGCATTACTGGATCCTTTCAGAGATGGTCAAGAGAGATATTAAAGAGGCTGTTATTTTTGAGGACGATGTAGTTTTACATAAAAATTATTCAGACTTTGTACCCATTCCAGGCTTTAAGTTTATCAAGTTGGGTATTGGAGTCAACTGGTCACTAAATCCCAGTCTGCAACCTATACAGACACCTAATTACGGGTGTTCCGAGGCTCAGTATGTAACAATTGATTTTGCACGCGAACTCTTGAGTAACCTCAACTTTGGACACTGTGTAGACATTGTCTATTGGGCATTTTTGAATAATATGAGACATCCACTGGTGACTGTACCCCTGGCTCACCAGACATCTATCCTCGAGGGATCGAGTACGACCGGTCAGTCAGATTCTAAAAAAGAAATGACACTAAGGGATTTTATAGTAGGGTGGGTTGCTCTCCCAAAACTTAAATGGTCAGACCTGATGAAAGAGTACGAAAGTATATCAAATATTGAAGATGAATTTGAGAAGAATTTTGGAAAGAAAATTAATATTGTAAACGCTGAGTATATCAAAATTCATGACTATTGTAAAAATAGATAATTGGCATGATGACGCGTAATAATAGTTTCATATCCATATTGCTTCAAAAAATCTGGAATGAGACTTGTTTCCAGTTTATGTATCTCAACTATCAATGCTGGTTTGTGTTTTTTAATTGTCTCTATAGCTCCTTGAAGAACCTCCAACTCATTACCTTCTACATCAATCTTCATGACGCTTGGTACACCATTATAGACATCATCCAATTTTTGAAGAATAATATTAACACATACGTTAGAATGACCATCATCAAAGTCAGGTTTTAATGAGCAGCATCCATAGTTGTAAAGACCGTTTCTATTTTTAGGAAGATAGATTGGAGCAGTGGTCGCTATATTGGAAAGACCATATTCATGCACAATCACTGGATGATTTGTTTTATTTTTATTTAAATTTTCTTGAATTATTTTATGAAAAAGTGGTTCGAATGTATGAACTGGCCCATAGTCAGAGAACATGAGTGCATTGCACCCTATGTTCCCACCTATATCAAGAATGTCTGTACCTTTTTTATAAGTAAAATTTATATCTTGTCTCATCCAATTTTCCCATTCATTACCATTCGCAAGCCATGGACCAATATATTCATCACTTTCAATTGCTGAAATATTCCATTTACCTACGACATAATTCTTCAAAGTAATTTCCATATAGTTATATTTATAAATTCAACTTTAAGTATCTCTCGAGATTTCCATCCCGAGACAGGGACCATGTCTGTGATGAAGGATCTTGGGTCCAAATTGTAGTCCAGTCATCACCTTTCCGACCTATCCATGAATAACACACAACTTTCTTTTGTATTAATTTTGAATCAAAAAATTTTGAAAATACATAATCATCTGAGAGGTACATGGCCGGGTCTGAATCTTCTGTGAAAGGTTCGGGCACCGGAAACCCATCGAGTGCCCATCGGGGGAATAGGACCCCAAATGCACACTCGAGTATCTCGGTCCGAACGCCATGTCCTTGAGCCAAAAGGAAACCTACACGGCCTAGGTGTTTAATTGCCGTTTCTGGATAAGCAATACCCGAGTAACCTACAGGGCATTTAAATTCGTCATGACCTTTTACGAGACCTTCAATAAGACGAGGGCCATAGATCATGTCATCATCTATGACCACAATGAGCGTCGCTGGGTCTTTCTCAATTTTGAGAATAGGGACGAGCTTCGTGAGTGATCCATAGTCTTTACAAGTTATAACATACCCTCCGGCCTCTGTAATTTTCTGGATGAGACCAACCTCCGGACAACTCCTAAAACGCGGATACCATTCGGGTACATTTACATAAATTACATTCGGTACGACCGTTCCTTCGCGTATAGATTTGATTGCTTTTATCACATCTTTTTCCCGTGTAGGAATTGTTGTCAAAGATACGACAATTCTCATTTATTTATTATAGTTCTAATTCCTTATTTTAAAGAGAGCATATAGAGCGTAGACCGAATGAGCGCGGTTATTTCATCCTGAATGTTCTTAAGGTACGTGTCGCTCCGGGGCAGCTTGAGAGCCTTGATGCGAGCCAGAAGGGACCGGAAATACTGTTTCGCCTTGCGTGGGTCTTTCATGAAGCGTTTATTTGAAGAAAAACGCCCGAGACGGCCATATTTTCCCATGTATGCTTCGGCCCAAGAGTCCAGAAGGGGGACGATGTCTTCATAGTATTTTTGAAGAGCCTTATGCTGTGCGTAAGAATTCGTCATCAGGTGGAACTGGTGCGCTTGGGTCCGTGAGTTCATGAGAATTCCAACGTACCGACTCGCCATATATTATTCTTAGAATATATTATATGACTAGTTCTACTTTTTTGGACTATTGCAGATTTCACAGAGACCTAACGCGACCGAACCGCAATTTCATTGTGTGTCTCGGTGGGGGTATGGCCGTGAAATTGTATCTTATATCGCGTGAAGTCAACCCCCTTCCCAAGAAGGTCTCCAGTACATCAGACTTTGACTTTACATTTTATGTCCATCATCCTTTGACCGAGCCTGAAGTCGAAAAGTACTCTCTCGCAATGTACAATCACATGTACAACTTCATGAAAGGTTACACACGGCCCGACAAGTTGAAGATTCGTAGCTACACTCGCAAGAGTCACATTCCCGCGAGTGGAAAGAGAACGTACCACGTCATTCAGTTCAAGCATCCGAATGGCGATGACTTTGTGGACTGCACTCTTGCCTATGTTCCCGGTACTACACGTAATATGATTAATACTGAAGTTTCTCGGAAATTTGGTCTCCCAATCAAGAAGCTCAAATACATGTACAAGGATGTCCTTGTCGTACTGGCCGGCTCATTTGTTTACAAAAAGATTCTTTCACGAAATCCTCTCGGAAAAAACAATCCAGAAAAAGGCCAGAGGAATACGGCCCGGGTTTCGGCCCTCCAGAAGCTCAAGAAGTCTCCCAGGACCATAAAGACCAGTGAGTTTCTCAAAGCAATCAGGGCAAAAAACAAGGTGCTCGCCACTACAAAGGCAAAGGGAATTATACGGAACATTGCCAAGGTCAGAAAGGCTACTAAAAAATTGTTGGATGATTTAAAATGAACCTAGTTCTAATTGTTATTCTTGCAATATGTATTATACTATTAGTTTTACCAACTCCTAAAGTTTTTGAAAAGTTCGGAGGATATGCCGACATGAATGATCCGTGGGAAACACCCACCGTAGTTGATAGTTTATTGACAGATGAAGACTGTAAAGAAATTATAAAACTTGCTGAACCGAAATTTGAGCGGAGTAAAGTTGTAGGGAGTGGAGAGAATTCTGATAGAACAAGTGAAACCGCATGGATATCAAAAAGTCATCCAATGGCTCAGAAGATTCTTCTCGCGGCTTGTGAATTGGCCGGAAAGGATCTTGAAAATTGTGAAGACCTGCAGGTCGTCCGGTACACTCCGGGCACTTTTTACAGGCCCCATCATGACTCTTGTTGTGATGATACCGACGGCTGTCGAGAGTTTGAGAAGAATGGTGGTCAGCGAGTTGGGACCCTAATTATGTACCTGAATAATGATTTCACAGAAGGTCGAACACATTTCCCGAATTTGAACAAAATGTTCAGGGCACCGGCCGGAAGTGGTTTATTTTTCAGGCCTATGGATACTGAATATAAGAAATGTCACACGTTGGCCCTGCACGGAGGCATGCCTCCGACATCCGGTACAAAATACTTGTGTAACGCCTGGATTCGGGAGGGACCCTACAGTGCCATGTAAAAATTCGCGTCTTCAGATCGTCACGTAGGGTAATGTAAGGAGTTCCCCAAAAACAAACAAACGAGCACTACTATGGCTGCCTCCATGTTCGCCCTTGCCTGCGATGCCCTGGTCCGCGAGCGTGACCGTGTCTTCCTGGAGCGCATCTGCGCGGACTATAACTTGTCTTTCGAGGAGCTCAGTGCCAAGTATCTCGAGACGGCCGAGGAGGCTATCAAGGTCACCCGCAAGTACACCAAGAAGGCAAAGGATGTGACTATTGTGACTGAGGATTCCAAGCCCAAGGCTCCCAAGGCCCCGGTGGTTAAGCAGTGCTGCACCTCTCAGACGAGCAAAAAGGAGCCATGCAAGTTCAGCGCCCTGAAGGGTGAGGTGTTCTGCCTGCGTCACCTGAAGCAGTCCCGCGGCGACGCTCCCACGGCCGAGCCCAAGATCCCCAAGACCAAAAAGGTAGTCAAGACCGAGCCTATCCATACGCACCCTATCGATGTCGAGTCTCCGACTAAGGACTGCGATACGTGCGCGAAATACGGAAAGCCTCTGATGCCGACTCCGGTCGAGTTCGAAAAGGTCGAGACCAAGACGGCCGCTCAGCGCCTCGCCGAGATGCTCGAAGAGGCCGACTCGGATTCCGAGGATGAAACCGAAGAGGGTGGTATGGTGATTGACGAGGAGGCTTTTGAGGAAGACTAGAAGAACATAGCCCTGAATTTAGATAGGTCCGATTTTAACTGAACAAACCCTAGCTCTTTGAGTTTAATATAAGTCATTATGAACAACGCAATCATAAGTCCATATAAGAATAGATTCTCCTCACCCTTTGTCCTAAATTTATAGACCGGCCCTACAAGTTTCCCGAAAAATGTGTCGTCATCATCTTCCTTATTTGTAATCAGTTTCTCCAATTCCGTCAATGCACAGACTGACTGATTTGTGATCCAGTGCAGTACTATAAATGGTACTATTATCAGGTGTAAAGTGAGAAAATATTCATTTCCTATGAATGGAACAATTAGTATAAAGAGTACAAGTAAAAAGTGTGCAAAATTTATAAATGTGGAAATCATCCTATACTATGCACAGAAAATTCGGGTCCTGTGCATGCCACGAATGTATAATCTCAGGGTCCCCAAAAACAAACAAGATGTTTATCCGCCCTACCATCAAGCCGCGTTACGTGCCCGTGCAGTTCACCAGTCAAGTGAATCGGAGTGGTGCCATATGCAGTCAGTGGGTCGTCAATAACTATTCTGATATCGTAGCTTCCGGTACAAGTGGACGTGTCGGAGAGGTGGTCGATGCTATGAACCGTGGGTCCGGTTATGTGAAGCACGCAAAGATGTCTGACTGGCGCCCGCCTATTCACTATGAGTGGTACGCCAAAAAGATGGGTCTCGGCCCTGAGTTCATCACTCGGTGTGAAGACTGGTTCAAGAATAACCAGTTTTCTGATAAGGTTCGGGCAGATGAGATGGTAATTGACTCGTCCCCGATTATTAAAATGATGAAAAAATATGCCAAAAAGGGAAAGCCCACTGAGGCAGGTGTTCCTCAGCCAACACGCCCTCCGATCGACCGTATGATGGTCGCGTGGGAATGTGCGGGTTACTCGAAGGAACAGATTGAGCTCGCGGTAGCTCGTCAGGAGTTTGCTGATAGCATGTTAGATGTTCGACAGCAGGCTATTGATAGTATATTCGGAAACTATCCGTCCGCATACAAGTCTACCCCCAAGAACAAGAAGAAGGTGATCAAGGCCGTTAAAAAGAAGATGGGCTAGTTTAATAATGACAGACAAGACAGTATCCTGGGCCGATATAATGGACGCTGAGGATTCTCTATCTATACCCGTATTAATTACAAAACATGGGGTCAAGGTCAAGAAAACAGAGGTTAAAAAAAAGGATCCCCCTACTATTAATGAAAGAAGAGTGCGGGACGTGTTGTGAGCCGTTTAATAAGTCAAACCATAGTAAAATCTCATGTAGTTATTGTCCCACTTTTAGCGCATGTGCCTCATGCACTGAGCGATACCTCCTCAATTCTAGTCAGGATGCTCACTGCATGTCTTGTCGCAAGGTATGGCCTCGGTCATTCATGGCCGAAAACTTTACTCAAAAATTTATGAATAAATCATACAAGGAACACCGGGAAAATGTACTACTCGAGCGTGAAAAGGCCCTAATGCCCGAGACTCAGAATTTTGTAGAACTTGAAATCAAAATGCGCCGGCTATCTCGTGATCTTCAGTCTGCCACGAATCGTACTCAGGTGGCCCGTGTAGAACTTATTCGGGCCAAATCAGTCAATTACGAAGCGAATGATTTTGATGCGGGCGAGGCCCGTCTTCGTCTCCAAAGTGCCTGTCGCATTGAATTATTTAATCGGCGAGCAATTCAGGAAAATATTGAAGAACAAATTCGTTTCCTGGCGAGTTATCGGTACGGTAATAGACCGGTCGAGCGTTTCCATAGGGTCTTTGTACGCGCATGCCCCGGTCCCGACTGCAAGGGTTTTCTCTCGACCGCGTGGAAGTGTGGTATATGTGATAAGACAACTTGTAAAGAATGTCACGAGATTAAAACTGGCGATGACCATACTTGCGATCCGAATAACGTGGAAACAGCCCGGATGCTCGACCGTGATTCTCGGCCATGTCCCAAGTGTGCATGCATGATTTTCAAAATTGATGGGTGTGATCAGATGTGGTGCACTCAGTGTCACACGGCATTTAGCTGGCGCCACGGCACGATAGTTACTTCTATAATTCACAATCCTCATTATTACGATTATATGCGAACAAATGGCGGTCTCCCTCGTAATCCTCTTGACCGTCCTTGCGGAGGCATGCCCGAGTGGCCGGTTGTTCGATCTTTAGGTATTAGTCACGCGGTATATCGTCTCCCGTTGCACGCGGACCTTGTCCTTCGGCCTTTTTACGACCGCCGTGATTTTGACCCGAACCATAACCGGGAACTTAGGATTAAATATATGCTAAATGAGATTGATTCTGATAAATTCAAAACACTTATTCAGCGTGACGAAAAGAGCCGGCAGAAGAATAATGATGTCTATAACGTTCTTGAGATGTTTTCGACGGTAATTACGGATCTATTACAGACGTTTGTTACAGAACGCAATATGGTCGCATTTAATGCAGAACTTGAAGAGCTTAGGGTATACGTGAATCAGAGCATGACGAGTGTATCAAAGAATTATAGCAACTGCCGGGTTCCCAGAATTCGCGAAGACCTTTCGTGGGATATGTGAAAAGAAAATAATTGAATATATTAATGAAGGTAATTATTGCAGTTACGGTAATTGTGATAATACTTTTAGTAATATTATTCTTTAAAAAATCTGAAAATTATACAGGTATACCAAAGATAATACATCAAACAGCTCCGGGCGATCAATCAAAGTGGCATGAGATATGGCCCAAATGTCAAGAGTCATGGAAACGTAATTTTCCAGATTGGGAATACAGAATGTGGACAGACGAAGACCTTGATGAATTTATGAAAACAAAATATCCAGAATATTACTCAATGTACACGGGGTATGATATGAATATAAAGCGTATCGATGCTGCTCGATACTTTATTATGAAAGAGTACGGCGGTATTTATGCAGACATGGATTTTGAATGCATAAAGAACTTTGAGGATGCTATTCCACCCGACAAGGTATCTGTTGCCGAGTCGGCATTTCAGGGAGAGGGGTTTCAGAACGCCCTAATGATTAGCCCAAAGGGGCACAAGTTCTGGGATGCGGTTCTTGTTGATCTGGATATTCATCAAAATGATCCTCACCCCCACAACACGACCGGCCCTCAAGTAATTGTAAGGGTTAATTCTTCACATCCGGGAATGGTAAATTCTCTACCATCCTCTCAGTTTTCTGTAGTAACAGATCCTTATTACAAGGCTAAGAAGGAGACGTTTGATAGGACCGACTCTAAAGTATATACAGTCCATCATGGAACGTGTTCTTGGTGTAGTCTTTAAATTTTTTCCACATATATAGTAAGATGTGGTTCTTAGCCCTTGCCATAGTAGTTGTTTTGTTAATATTAAAATCACAAATTAAAGAAATTTCAATTATACCAATAGAAATTGCAAAAAATAATAGTAAAGGTCCAGTATCAAGAATAATACATCAGACAGCCCCTTCAGACGAAAGTAAATGGAACCCAGTATGGAAACCGTGTCAAGAATCATGGAAACGTAATTTTCCAGATTGGGAATACAGAATGTGGACGGACGAAGACCTTGATGAATTTATTAAAACAAAGTATAATTGGTTTTATCCAACGTATATAGGTTATCCCCAGAATATTATGCGGTTCGATTCGGCGCGTTATTTCATTCTATACGAATACGGGGGTATTTATGCTGATATGGACTTTGAGTGCGTTAAAAACTTTGAAAATTTACTCCCTTCCGGTTTGGCTTTTGCCGCAGAGACTCCATGGGATACACCGGGCGAGGTGTATCAGAATGCTCTTATGGGTTCTCCCCCAAAGCATGAATATTGGATTCATGTTTTTGAAGATTTGAAAGCTCATCAGAATGTAGCCAGTGTATTGAATGCCACCGGTCCAGAGGTTATACACCGGGTGGCAGATGCGTATCCCGATTTATTTTATTCATTAAAAAGTAAAAATTTTGCACCCCCTTTTGAAGATTCAGAAAATAGTGCAAAACTTGCCGCAACAACTCTAGAGGATAAGAATTCCCTAGTAATGAAAAGATTTTATAGTAAACCAGGACCAGAAGTATATACGCGACACCACGGCAGTTGTGAGTGGTGTAGCCTACCCGCGGCAATAGGCAAGTCATCCATTAAGGGACAGGCACTTATAATTGATAATAACAACCCTTCTTAAATTTTCATTTGCATTCATATAGATTAAAGTAAGAAAAGAATTTACATAATTTATAATTGTAAATTATCTTTCATCCGATTCATTATAATTTACAATTTTTATAATTA